CGCTGAACTCGTTTTGCGTACCGATTTGGCCACCGAGGCAACTACCGCCAGAGCCGCTGAACTCGTTTTGCGTACCGATTTGGCCACCGAGGTTAGTGCCGCCAGAGCCGCTGAACTCGTTTTGCGTAACGATTTGGCCACCGAGTCAACTACCGCCAGAGCCGCTGAACTCGTTTTGAGTACCGATTTGGCCACCGAGGCAACTACCGCCAGAGCCGCTGAACTCGTTTTGCGTACCGATTTGGCCACCGAGGTTAGTGCCGCCAGAGCCGCTGAACTCGTTTTGCGTACCGATTTGGCCACCGAGTCAACTACCGCCAGAGCCGCTGAACTCGTTTTGCGTACCGATTTGGCCACCGAGGTTAGTGCCGCCAGAGCCGCTGAACTCGTTTTGCGTAACGATTTGTCCGCTGAGGTTAGTGCCGCCAGAGCCGCTGAACTCGTTTTGCGTACCGATTTGGCCACCGAGGTTAGTGCCGCCAGAGCCGCTGAACTCGTTTTGCGTGACGCTTTGACCGAACTCGACGGTCGTACTCCAACTGCCACAGGTTTTGGTAAAGTGGCAACATATATTAATGCACTTCACGCCTATTTTTTTCAGAATAGTACTGTACCAGGACAAGAAAAACCAAAACCTGACCTTCCCGCAAATTTCGCATAGTAAAAATAACCAAGAATGTAAAATCAATAGTATATAATAAAAAATATTTATATAATTTTTATTATAATTGTTCATATACCAATAAAGTTATTTACATTCATTCATTACATTATGTTATTTTTTTAGTCAGTGAGTTTCTGCACATGGGGCATGTTGTCTTATGTATGACCCATTTCGCCAAACATTTAGAGTGGAAAATATGAGCGCATTTTGTTTTTACCATTTCTTCTTCTTCTTGTTTTTCTTGTTTTTCTGCTTCTTGTTTTTCTTCTTCTTCTTCTTCTTGTTCAGCATTTAAACATTTTAAACATATTGAACAACAAGCGTTGCTGTCGTCACCATCACCATGACAATTCTGAGAAGATGCTTGAGATTGACACGGTGATACAACCACAACCACATGGTGTTCAACGTCAATATTGAACCTTTCAAACGTCGACGAAGCTGAAGCGACTACGACGGGTTCAACAGCTTCTGCTGCTGCAATAACGCCTAGAAGGTAGTCTCTATTATGAACTGGAACAATCATTTCGTTCAGGTTCCTTTCATGAATCATATAAATAATTTCATTCCAGTAATTTCTATTGATACTATAATGGTTATAACCGTTTTCATGATTTACGACGTTGTTGATATTATTGAAGTTGATAAAACTGTTGTTGTTTATATAGGAGAAGGAGGAGGAGGACATTTTTACAGCGCCGCGATTAATAACAATAATTTGTATTTGAGAAATTATCAATTTTATTAAAAAAAATAAAATAAATAAATGTGAAATATTCAAATAAATAATTATTATTATCTTTCAATAACATAATCATGTGCAGTTTTCTCTATACATTCGTCGAAACTGCCTGCTATCTCGAGACAAATCTTGATTGTGCGCCAATTTGAAATAACAACGAATACAAATCAAAACGTCGACTTTGGAATTGTGCGCATTTTTTGGGATAATATTAAAGAAATGGTTATGCAGTTCCAAAAGCGTCGGATATTTGAAATATACTGTTCCGTCTCCGCGTAATTTTTCAATTCTACATATTTCAGTGGACTTTAGCATTGTACAAAATTCATTTTTAAACTGAAATTGCACATACGAATTGTCAGATGAATCAAACCCCTTGTTTCGAATCGCTTCAACAATGAGAACTCGTTTGTCGAATGAAATATTGTGCCCAACGCAGCGGTCGCACGAGTTTAATGCACGCTTGAACGCAAGCAGCGCATCAACTATTGGCACACCGCGCTCGGAAATAACATCTCTAGATATTCCGTGTATTTCAACACTTTTAGGAGTTAAAACTACATCCTCATCAATTTTTATAATTTCATCGTATTCTTCGACTATTTCACCCGCTTCATCATCATACACCATGAAACTTAACTGAACAATGTGCGGCCACTTTGACGTTTCATAAATGGATGTATTCCATCTTTCAGGCAGTCCAGTTGTCTCGGTATCAAAACAAATTACGCGCATTTATGTTGTTTGTTTCTTTTACGTGTTGGTTCAATTTATATATGAATAATTATTATCAAAAAATATCAATTTTTATTTATTCATATTTTCAAATAAATAAAAATAATAATAATTTTTTTTTACAATAAATATATATTTATATATTTTATATATACATATACCATAATTATAATTAATCTCTCGAAATGAACCTTGATAGAATTCATATATTTATAATATTAATGCTGGCGTTGATATGTTCTTCGTGTTTAGGAAGTTTTATGCGCGAAGGTTATGAAAATGAAAATGATGATAGTAATAACAATAACAACAATAACCCAAATGTTGACAATGTAAATCCAGACCCCGAAGACCCTTCAAAAATGGCAAATGCTCAATATTCAAGTTATGACAACATGTACAACAATTTAGATAGAGAGACGGTTGCATATTCTAATTCACAACTTTCCAAAGATAAAAAAATACGTCCGCATAGAAGCAAAGGTAATGACAATAATTACAATAATGACGACAACGACAACGACGATAATAATATCAATAGCTACGGAAATGTAAATAAGTATCCGAATGTTGAAAATGACAACATGTTAATGGCTGGTCGAAGGGGTCACGGGGGTCACAGGGGTGGGAATGGGAATGGTAATGGGTCTTCTATTTCAGGTTCTCAAATTCCGCCAGGAAGCGAAGACTTGTACATATTGAAATCTAACATTGTTCCTCCCGTTTGTCCTGCATGTCCTGCCGTAACAACTTGTCCCAGTACAAAGGAAAAATGCCCGCCGTGCCCACCGTGCGCAAGATGTCCGGAGCCGGCATTTGAATGCAAAAAGGTTCCAAATTATTCTGGACAAAATGACTCTTACTTGCCTCAACCCGTCATGTCTGATTTCAGCCAGTTTGGATTGTAGTTGATTAGAGTTGATTTTATTTTACTGATTACGCGTACAATATATTTATTTATCAATAATAAATAAATATATTGTGGTATACATATAAATACACGAACGTAATAATAACATACAACACAATACAACACATATAAAATACTTACAACACTTGCGATATAAAATGATTGGACTTGGATGGGCAATGCTATATAATTCAATTATTGAAAAATATGTTGATAATAGTTATGTTAATAATAAGAATGAAATGAAAAAAACTAATAATATTATAATTGTTAATAAGATATAAAAACTAACAATCAATAACTTATAATTATAATATAATAAATTAATTAATTTAAAATGCAAATGCAAATTGAAGTAGAACAGTCAACGGGACAACAACAACAGCAGCAACAGCATCAACAGCAACAGCAACAACAGCAACAACAGCAAAATGTGAACATTGACTCATTAAAATATTTGAGAGATAAAGTGGAGTCACTAACGGTGTTTCATCAGACTGAAATATTGAGAATTTTACACACGAATAAAGTTACATTCAGTGAAAATAAAAATGGCATTTTTGTAAATTTGACCTATGTTAGTACAGACGTAATTGACGCAATTAATGAGTACATTATTTATGTATACAAACAAGAATCGCAGCTCAATGAAATCGAAGAGAAAAAAATAATTTTATCAAATCAATATTTTAAATAAAATTTTAAATAAGGTTTAAACGTAACCTCATTTAATATAATAATATAGTAACAAAAATAAATAAATCGAAACAAATGCAAGAAAACAAATTGACAACATCAGTAAACGCGACAACAGTAACTTTGGAAAACTTGGAAGAGTTGATTTCTTCTTTGCAAATGCATGTAGTTGGGACTGAAACCAATGTGGAAATTTATAAAGAAAAAGAAAAAGAAAAAGAGAAATCATATTTATTCAACATCAATATTAAAGAAAAAGACAAGTTGCTTTGGGCGTTTTACATCATGTTGAACGGTGAAGATGCTTATAAGTATTTGAAAGCGAAATTTGTTGCAGATAAGGATATTCGAATCAAGTCGGTTGAGAAATTACATAAAATGTCGAATGTATTCAAACAGCACAAGTTAAACAAGGGGCGAATTGAAGCAGAATTATCGAGCGACGCTTTATTAACGTTGGAAGGATTTTTTGGATTATGCATTATTCATAATCTCTCTGCACTATTTATAAAAAGAAATTGTTATTGCGAACTGTATGGTGTTGGAGATTCAGATAATCCATACTTGATTGAAGAATTTGAAAATGGAATCGGCATACACATATTTAAAAACAAAGAATCATCAGCTGAAATGGCGAGAGATATTAGAAAAACAAAATGGAAAATGGAGAATGTCCTTGCGCCAATTAAATCTATATCATCATATACTCTCTCTGACCTACTTGAAATATATAATAAAGTAATGTCAATGTCAAAAGAGTCCAAAGAGTCGCAGCATCATGGTAAGGACAAGAAAACCAAACAATATTTATATGATTACATATGCAAGCAATTTACATAAGTTTTGCATTTTGTTTTGTTTGTTTGTTTGTTTGTTTTATTATTATTTTATTATTTCAGTGTCGGTATTAATTCGTGTTGAAATTTATGTTGAATTTTATAATAATATTATTTTTAATATTTTAATTATTATAAAATTGAACAAATATAGAATTATATATATAAATTATATAACAATGTCTGCTTCCCATGATTCCGGAACAAAATCTAAATCACAAGAAAAAACAAATGAGGACAAAGAGAAGTTCGATAAAATTGTAAAGCTCTATTTAGATGCAGTTAAAAAGGAACAAAAAAAAGATGCTGATTCGGCAATTTCTCCAGAATTGGAAGTGCGTTTTGGAACAATGAAACAGTCTGCACCTTTAACAAAAGATAATGTTACAAATATTATTAAAAAATTAAAATCGTTGCAATTTACACAGTCTTCTGAAGAGTATAGTTTAAGAATATTTTTGAATGACTCCGATGTGCGAATTCAAATTGACGGGTTTTCAATCATACAGAATTTTTGCATTGACAACACAATTGATGAAAAGAAAAACGCAAAAATGATTACCAAAAAGAATATGGAACACAGTGTTGCGCGGGAAGATGGCTCAGAATATAAAACAGACATTAAACCTGTTGATAATTTAGATTTTGATTTTAGGGTTAGTTTGCAGTCGGAACGAAATATTGGAAAGGACGAGCGCGACAAGATTATTTCCAACTGGAAATCAACAGGGAAAAATTTCAGGTACATTAGGCGAACTACATTTACACACCCTGATAGTCCGATAAAAATCGACGTTAGTGTCGTAAAGGATACATTTTCGTCGTCGTCATCATCTAGGAAGTCATACGGTGATTTCAAGACGTCGAATATTATGAAGGGGGAAGAAAAGTATGAAGTTGAGATTGAGGTGGACAATGGGGGTGTTACGGATTCAGGACTTTCGCTGGAAGTTTTATTGAAACGGTTGAGAGAGTGCATTAAATTGATTCTCTCTGGAATACAATCAAGTAACTTTCCAATATCAAATGATGAGAAACGCCAAGTGCTTGACGAGTATTCAAAATTGATTTACAGGGGAGATGTTAAGCCGCCGTCGCGCCTGGCGTTTATCGGACCGTCGTCTGTTACACTTCAAATAAAAAATATAGCACCCGCCGGCATGTATAAAATGCCAAGTATTCGCACAAATTATTCTGTAACAGACAAAGCAGATGGACTTCGAAAGTTGTTGTATGTTTCAAACAAGGGCAGAATATATTTAATTGACCCGTTAATGAATGTTCAATTTACCGGTCTTGAAGCAGAAATAAAGGCGTTTCACAATACGCTCATTGACGGAGAGCATGTTTTACATGACAAGGATGGAAATTTTATCAACTTGTACTTGGCATTTGATATTTATTTTATGAAGGGTGAGAGCGTTCGCGAGCGAAGTTTTTATACGAGCAGTAAAGAACACGCAGATAAATCGCGATATTCAGAAATGGTCAGATACATTGGAAGTGTAGATGCAAAGCCGATTATAAAAGTGGTTCAAAATCCGTTTGCAATTCAAGCAAAGCGATTCTATTTTGATGACGGAGGAGTATTTGGCGCACAAGAAGAAAGCGACGCTTCTTCGGATAAAATATTCATGCTGTGCAAACAGTGTTTAGAAGCCGACTACAAGTATGTGACGGATGGTTTGATTTTTACACCGTACAATACTGGCGTTGGAGGGTCTGCGCCCGGGCAAGTTGGACCTCTTGACCGAAAATTTACGTGGGCGCTTTCATTCAAGTGGAAGCCGCCGCATTTCAACACTGTTGATTTTCTGGTAAACACGGTGAAAGACGATAAAACCAACCGAGATAAAGTGGTTGATAAATTTGGAAGGGGGGGAATCAATGCGACAAACATGCTGGCGCAAAAACAGGTGGAGTCTTATAAAGAGCTTATTTTGAAAGTTGGGTTTGACCCGTCCAATCGTTCAAATAAAATAATTCCAAATGCGTGCGCGCTAATTTATGAGGGCGTGATTGAAAAAATGTTTGGAGGGTCGGGTGAGTACAAGCCCATACAGTTTTTGCCATCAAACCCGTATGATGTAAATGCGGGAACGATGGAAATAAAATTAAATAATGAGGGCGACATGGTCACTGAAGAAGGAGCCGAAGTATTTGAAGATTTGACAATTGTTGAATTCAGGTATGATTTGCAAAACAAGAAATGGGTTCCATTAAGGATTCGTTATGATAAAACAGCCGACCTTAGAAAAACGGGCAAAAATTTCGGTAATGATTATAAAACGGCAGACAGTGTTTGGTACTCCATTCATTATCCCGTGACTGACGGTATTATTAAAGGGGTCGATAAAATAATAACATATGAGGAGCTTGCTGCAGAAGCGTCGGATATAACAGAAGTATACTATAAATCTAGTGACGGCAGAAAAGAGGAACTTACGAGCGGGTTGCGCGATTTTCATAATAAATTTGTAAAGTCTGCTCTTATTTATGAACTGTCTAAATCAGGCGACACGCTCATTGATTTTGCTGTTGGCAAGGGTGGTGACTTGCCAAAATGGAAAGAATCTCGACTATCGTTTGTATATGGTATTGACGTGTCAAGAGACAATGTCGAAAATCCGGTCAACGGAGCATGCGCAAGGTATGTCAATTTTGTTCGAGATAATTCTGGAAAAATGGATGCAATGTTTGTTGTCGGAAATAGCAGTAGAAACATAAAAGACGGAAGCGCATTTTTAAATTCGAGCCAACTGACTCGAGAAATATCTAATTCAGTTTTTGGAAAGGGGAGCGTTGATTCATTGAAAAAGGCAGGATTAACTGGCGTCGTGGCAAATTATGGAAAAGGGGAACAAGGATTCGACATCTCATCCATACAGTTTGCAGTTCATTACATGTTTGAAAATGAAGAAACGCTCGAAGGATTCGCAAGAAATGTATGCGAATGCACAAAAAAAGGGGGAATGTTCATCGGCACAACTTTCAATGGTAAAAAAGTATTTGAACTTTTAAAAAAGAATGACATAAAAAAAGGGGAAAGTTTTGCAATTTTCAAGGGTGGAGACAAGTCAAAAAAAATTGTTGAAATTGTTAAAAAATATGACGACGACTTGCGATTTCCTCCGGATGAAAACAGTCTTGGATATGAAATAGGGGTGTGGCAGGAGTCAATCAATCAATACATTTCAGAATTTCTGGTGAATTTTGAATACTTTGACGGCATCATGTCAAAGTATGGGTTTGAACCCTTCTTCTTCGAAAATAGGGATGGTGGTATTTTCAGTAAAAGCAGGGCATCATTCGAAGAGTTATTCAGAATAATGAAACAGAACCATTCTAAGAACTTTGCATACTCAAAGGCACTGACCATGTCGAATGAAGAAAAATCACTTTCATTTTTGAACGACTATTTTATATATAAAAAAGTGAGGGATGTTGACTGCGCGCATTTGAAACATGGGGCGGCTTCTGGTTTGTCTGGTTTGGGTTTGTCTGGTTTGTCTGAAAAACAAAAAACATTTGCGCTCCATGATAATCAGGGTTTGATATTGACTCGCCTCGCGGATATTTTGGTTGACCACAAGTGGAAACAGGTTGACATCAACAGTCCGACTGCCGATTTTGCATGGGTTGGCGCAACAAGCGATGAAAAAAAAACGGGATTTCTAAGATACGAAGAAAGCATATACAATATTAAAACAACAGTGAAGAGTTTACTCAAAGGAAATGGCGTAAAAGGGTACAGTACGTCTGACCCTGACTATCCTTATAGCAAAAATGTCATTACAGACAAGGCGCAACTTTATATTGAATTAAATAAAAAATGCCCCGAAATTTGTAAAAAATATATGGCAGAATCTTGGTTGTTGAGCGACGAAAAACGCATGTCCGAATATCGAGAAGGCGAAGGTGTTTTGATAATAAAACCGCTGGGTGTTGGTGGTGGAGGCGGAGAAGGAATTGAATACATTACGAGCAAAGAAGACTTGAAGGAATTTATAGCGACGCATAAAAAGAAACAATATCTGGTTTCAAAATATATTAGAAATCCAATGCTAATCGAAGGTAAAAAATTCCATCTGCGCATGTATTTTATGGTTTGCATGAGACCAAATAAAAAATCAGACTGGTTTATGTTTGATGAGGGGAAAATTATTACAGCGGAGATGCCGTATAAAGACGCAGATTATAAGAATAAAAAAATTCACGATACGCATTTCAAGTCAACGAAAAAAAATCGATTGTTTCCGGATTCTAGCGAACTGGGATTAGATGATAAGGAATCGAAAAAAATAATGCAACAAATGCGCGAAGTGCTGCGGTGTGCTTATGATGTTTATAAACCCCACATTGCAACTACGACCGAGTCGAAATATGGTTTTGAAGTGTTTGGGTGCGATTTTATGGTTACGAGCGATGGCGGCGTTAAACTCTTGGAAATCAATGCAAGACACGATTACGGCGTAAATGACATTGAAAAGGAAAATCCGGAAATTTATGAGCGATTCTGTGAGGATTTTTGGGATTGGGTTTATAAAAATGCGATTGAACCCATGTTTTTGACCAATGTTGAAGAGTCTGAAAAATATGAATCCGAACACGAGCGCGTGGTTGCAGTAATTGAAAAGGGATTTCCTTTTGTAGAGCGTTTTTGGACGAAAGATGATGTTGAAGCGGCGTACGCGCTTATTAAAACAAAAGTGGCCGATGTTCCCTTATCAGCTCTTAAGAAAGAAAATTACATTGATGAAACTTCTTATAACATTTTAACAGGCAACAAAGAAACGGAAGAAGTAAATAAATTTATTAGAGAATATGTGGGTGCAAACGATAACCTTAAATTTAAAGGTGGCGAATTTATATCAATAAAGTCACCTGATGAAACCATATTAGATAAGGATTATTTACTGGTTGATTATTTTACAGAACCTTCGAAAATAACGGTTCGATTGGCAAAAGGCGAGCCGTCGTTGGAAGACCATTTTAAAAACGGCACGCTTGTTGAAAAGGCGCTGCGTTTATTGAAACGAAAGTCAATAGAAGCAACAGATGAATCGCTGCACGACATGATTGTTCACCAGTCGGATGAGCGCGCTGAAAGCCAAGAATCAAGAATAAATATGAAAATGTCAATGATTGACGGTAAAGATAAAAAAGTGTACTTGTCAAGTGCAGAGAATGCGTATGTATATATTGTAATGTGGAAATTATTATTCCCCGAAATGTCATCCGATGATTTTTCCGGTGTGAAGATTTTGGATGGAGCCGGAGGATACGGCAGTCGTTTGATGGCGGCAATCATGCTGAATGCCAGTTATGTTGGTGTGGAACCGAATCCGCTTTCTACTCCGGGATTTTCTAAAATGATTGAAATGTTTGGTTCATCAGAAAAACAGAAAATGTTGGAAGACGGACTTCCGAGTGCGGTTGGTGTAGAAAATTTACCTTTTGGCTGGGCAGACATTGTAATGTTTAGTCCTCCTATGTGGGGGAAAGAAGTGTACAATGATGACACGGTGAAAAATCAGTCTATAAACATGTTCAATAATGAAAAGGTGTGGCTGAAAGAGTTTTTACACGCGTCCATTGAAGTTCTTTGGAGCCGTCTTCGTGTTGGAGGATTTATTGTGTTTCAGAGTGTAAGATACGACTACATTGGTCAACACATGATAAAAGAACATGTGGAAAAACAAAAGGATGCCGAATTTAAAGGTATCTTGTCGCGCGTGACCACAGGCGGAAGATATAAACCGAATTGGGTTTGGCAAAAAACAAATGGTGCATCGGCATCATTAGAAACCAAAGAAGTCGTAGAAAAGGTTGAAAAGGTTGCCGCCGATGAAAAAAAAGTTCCAGAAAAAAGTAAAATTTCAATTCCAAGAAAGAAAATAGTATTTGAAAAAAATAAAACAGTTAAAAAAAAACCAGCTCCTGAAGATGCATAATAATTATGATTATGGATAAAACATCTGATAAGAAAAAAGGAGGGTTCCTAAGGGAACCATTGGTTCCCTTATTTATTACAAATTTATGAAAACAATTTAGATATTTATTTTGATATAAATTAGTGTCAATAAATAGATTATATTAGATAAACAAATAATTAAAACATGAGTATTTTTTTGTTGCCAAAAATTGCATATATAATTCAAGGTGAAGACATTGGGTTCAAGATGATTGACTCGACTCCAGATGCATTCATCTCAAATTCATTATGTGAAATGTTGAGTAAAACGAAACTTCAAATTGAGCCGATGGAGAATAGTTGGGACAATTATAAAAAACTAACAAATCCATATGAGTTTATTCACACGGTTGTTCCTGGTTGTAAAACTCAGGTGAGTCGAATGAAACCACTTTCACGTTCGTTTTATAAAATGATTGAAATTTGTACACACTTCAACTTGTGTAGTCGTGAAAAATGCAGGAATGGCAGCAATGGCAGCAATGACAACGATAATGATGTTTTTAGAATTGGAAATTCTGGAAATTCTGGAAATTGTCACAATCATAATGCATTTATGCAGTCTGTTGTAATTCCCGAAGCATCATTTCCTATGCATTCTGAACCAACAATGTCATCATTTCATCTTGCTGAAGGTCCAGGTGGGTTTATTGAAGCGGTTTGTCACCTGAGAAAAAATCCCAATGACGTGTACTATGGAATGACGCTTGTTAATAATGATTCAAAATGTCCTGGATGGAAAAAGAGTAAGAATTTTTTAGAAGAAAATCGAAATGTAGTTATTGAAAAAGGAATCGATGATACTGGAAATTTATTGTCAGTGGAAAATTTTGAATATTGTTACAAAAAATATGGAGGAAAAATGGATTTGATTACAGCAGATGGAGGAGTTGATTTTTCTGAAAATTTTAATGACCAAGAATACACTGCAACAAAATTAATTATTGCTCAAGTTATTTATGCAATTTCAATGCAGTCTAGTGGTGGAAATTTTGTATTGAAGGTTTTTGACATTTTCTCTAATGCGACAGTCGATGCATTGTATTTGCTTTCGTCTCTCTACAAGGAAGTATACATTATGAAACCTAAAACAAGCCGATATGCTAATTCGGAAAAATATGTTGTATGCAAAGATTTCAATGGTAATAAGAATGAAAATAACATTAAAAATTTGATTCAGAAATTTCATGAAAATTTTCACAATTTGGTTTCAGATTTAAATATTGAATCATTTTTTAGATTCAAACATGACCGCGTATATTTAACAAGAATTGAAGAAATGAATGCAATATTTGGAGAGAATCAAATAGAAAATATTACAAATACATTAAATTTAATTATGAATAAAAATACAGAAAAAACTGAAATTTTAAAAAAATCAAATGTACAAAAGTGTATACAATGGTGCGACAAGCATGACATTCCACATCATAAAGTCATTCAAGCGGTTAATATTTTTTTACCATTTGGTTGATTTGGTTGATTTGGTTGATTTTTGTAGAGAGAATAATATCTGCTGACATTATATAGATTGTTGTAAAATCTATATAATTATAATTTAAATATATATGATGAATATACTTAGCATGCAAACAACAATACAATTATTATATAAAACAATAAGTGGGAGTAAAAAGAAAGAAAGATTTGAAACAATTCTTGAACCTTTACAAGCACTCATTCAAATCGGATTTCTCTCGTATTATCCCATTGGAACGAAATTAACAATACAAAATAATATTTTATATATACAGGCGCCCACATATAGCCAATCTGTGACGCGATGGTACAATAATGATACACAAGAAGATTTATTTTATTTATTCAATATTTTTTGTAGATTTAAAAAGTTTTATACGGATGAAAAAACAGAGTATAGCGAATTATTTTTATTATTGATTGAGCTAGCAAAAAATGGAATAAATAATTTAATTCGCACATATAACCAGACGGAAAAGACGCACGTTTTACACACGCTTCAAATGTATAAAAATATGTTGGATGGAAATAACCATCATCATGTTGTTCCACTAAATGCGCCAATTCATTTAACAGCCAGCACCAGCAGCAATACTACTACTGCATCATCTGAAATCGATATGGATGATATATTCATTAAAATTTCTGAACTATACACGGATGAAATATTCAAAATAATCCATCACACACTTCTTGCAATGAAGAATGATGAAAATAATTACATGCACTATGCAGACGGATTGAATATGATATTACAACCGGTCAATATACGAATAAAAAAATGGATTGATGAAAATATTGTTTTCTAACGTGTTTTCGTTCGGTCAAATTATAAATTTTTGATATCGTTTCGAGTAGAATTATTGAAAAAATTATTTGCAATGTTGTGTTCATTTGGATTGTGCGGACAAAACTGCTGACGATTGAAAAGGTCAGGGTACGGCTGTTGCACATAATTTTCTGGAACGCGCACATTGAACAGGTCGCTTTTTGAAGATGGCACATATTCGGCTTGTTCACATTTTTGTAGAGCAAAAAACTGGTTGCGCAAAGTGGATTCCGTGTTGATATTTGAAGAAAAGCCGGACCACGGCGCTTGTGCAGTTCCCGGATTGAATGTGGTCTCAGGGCTGAACTGCGGATATTCACCCATGGAGACAGTGGGAGTCGCGCGCTGGTCTAAAATGGGCATAATTGAATACTTGGTTAAAACTGGCCGCATACTGTACTGCGGCTGCAGCGGTGCAGACGGCGTGTTTCGAATACTTATTCGGTCATTCAGTTCTCTAGACCTTTCTTGATTACATATATATAATTGATTTACAACGCCGAACATTTAAAAGATATAAGATATATAAAATATAAGATATGCGTATATTTATATATGTATTAGAAAATATAAATTAAATAATACATATATAAAATAAAATTGAAAATAAAATGTATAATAACAAATCATACAGACACACAGACAGACACAACAGACACAACAACGCATTCATTCAATGTTCCACATTCGCCGCCACCTTTGCAGTTTTACTAAATCGGCCAATCCGGTCAATAGTCTCAAGAATGCGCTTGTCCTTGTGAAACATCAGTTGCGCAGTTCTCACCGTGATAATGATAATGCAGATGCATCACATGCTGACATGGCAAACATTGCAACTGCTAGGCGATTTATTGATGATTACATGAGACGAATTGAAAGCAGCAATAAGAAAGAAGAGGATTGTGCCGGAAATTTCAAATGCGAAATCACAAGGAATTATAAGCGAGGTGGCGAAGTAGATTGCAACTGCGAACTGGTCTGCATGGCAAAGGTTTCGGAAACAATGCTGATTCACCAAGAAGCAAAAATGTAGAATGAATATTGAAATATTGATGAATAATAATTTATTAAACCAACATAGATATAACTTGACATATATAGTTATGATTCGACGACTAGACCTAGACTATAACAATTTATAAAAATGTGCGGAATTTATTACTATGAGAACCGGTTGACGAGGTATATGGAAATGAAAAAACTTAAATCAATACAAAACTCGTTTTATAATACGAGTCATCGCGGACCCGACAATTCTATTTTTTTGAATGAAAAAACGAAGAATAATTCACACAGATGTTTTGGGTTTCATCGTTTGGCAATTAATGGTTTGAGCAGTGCTGGGAATCAGCCATTAAAGTTGAAAAAATGCACGCTAGTATGCAACGGCGAGATTTACAATTACAAACAACTCATTGAAGAATTTGGGTTTCAAAATGAATACAGTGTCGGAGGGTCAGACTGCGAGATTGTTATTCATTTGTTTCGGAAAATCGGAATGGCAGAAACGTTGAAACAGCTTGACGGAGTGTTTGCGCTGGTTTTAGTGGACCACGACAGTGAAAAGTTGTACATTGGCAGAGACCCGTTTGGAATTCGGTCTTTATTTTATGGGTCAACACAGGGATATGCGGCGGACATTACGGTGTCAAGCGAAATAAAATCAATGGAGCATTGTTTGGGTACATACATAAAACAGTTTCCATCAGGATGCTGGGGAGAATATGAATTAGGACATTTATCCATTCAATCTTATTACAGCGCGCTAACCGTTCGCACCGTGTGTGATGTTGATTTGGAGCACTACTCTCCGTACGACTACGTGTTTAAAACGGTGCAAGACACTGAATCAAACATTTGCGCAAATATTAAAACATTGTTGGAAACGGCGGTGAAAAAACGACTAATGTCGGAGCGCGCCGTCGGGTCACTGCTTTCCGGCGGTTTGGATAGCACGCTCGTAACCGCAATTCTGTGTAAAAATATGGACCCGTCAAAATTGAACACGTACAGCATTGGGCTGAGCGGGTCGGTGGATTTAATGTGGGCAAAGCGCGCGGCAAAATTCTTGGGAACGCGCCACCATGAAGTGTGTTTGACCGAAAGTGAATTTCTGGATGCAATTGAAGACACAATTTATCAGATTGAGAGTTACGACACAACTTCAGTGCGCGCGTCTCTGCCGAATTTTTTGATTAGCAAATACATATCGCGAATGTCAAATGATGTCGTTATATTTTGCGGCGACATGTCGGATGAAATGTTTGGGTCGTATCGCGGATTTACAAAAGCACCCACAGACGAAGCATTCAAACTGGAAAATGAGCGAATGATTCGAGACGTGCGTTATTTCGATTTGTTGCGGTCAGATAAGACGATTTCTGGAGCCGGTTTGGAAGCTCGCGTTCCCTTTGCAGACAAGGCGCTCTTGAAATATGTTATGGAAATTCCGCCGAGGTACAAGCGGTTTAACGACAAGAGAATTGAGAAATACTTGCTTAGGAAGGCATTTGACGGGTGTGGGTATTTGCCGGATGACTTACTTTGGAGACGTAAAGAAGCGTTTAGCGATGGCGTTTCGGGGAGCACGGGAAGAACGTGGGTTCAGATGATGAAAGAATACGTTGATACCAAAGTGTCGGATTTGGAATATGACGCATATGTAAAAACCATTGCCAATTTAAAACATTCCGCACAAAACGAGCTGAATCTGCCATATGACAAAGAAAGCTACTATTATCGAAAAGTATTTGAGAACTTTTTCCCAGAGAAGAGTGACAATGCAATTCCGTATTATTGGCGTCATCCTTTCTGTTCAAACTTGGACCCGTCTGCAAGACTATTGGAATGTTATAAACATTGAAATGTTGGGGATGTTGGGGGGAAACTATTTGTAAATATAATTAACTTAAACGTAATATTACATTGTTAATTATATTTAATAACTACTTACTCAACGATAAAAATTCAAATTATGAATGTAAATAAGCGCAACTACAGGGTACATATGGATTTAGAAAAAGAGCCATTATTGCCACCACCAGAAAATGACTCCGAAGACGACCCCCCGAAAGATGACAAGGTGGACACTGAACATGTTTTGTCTGTGCCTGTGATTGTCGACACAATAATAAAAGCATCACATGATATATCGTTGGGTTGTATAAATAGAGACGAATTAACAAGAGTTGTTTCAAACCTTCACAATAATAAACAATATGCGTTTTCGTCCAATGATTTTATCATGATGAAAAAATACGAAGATTATAGTGAAGAAAATAAAGACGGTGAAGAATATGAAGAAAGGAAATCAATTCGCGAATGTAATAAGGATTATGGCGTATTTAAAAACAGGCGCATGGATTTGATTTTTAGAATTGATAGCGTAGATGGTCAGGTGGATTATGAAAATAACACAACACGAATACTTTTAAAGAAATACAATAATAATTATAAGAATGTTTTGCAAATGGGAATTGTGTTGCCTTTTTACAATCACATTCAAAAATCATCAAAATCGCCTCTTTTCCCCCTCTACTATAGCATTCAACCATACATAGATGGCGTCACATTAGATGTATGGATTGAAATAAATAAATATAAAAGAAATTTTATTGAAATTGTTTATGATTTATTCATACAGTTGTGCGCAATAATAAAAGAATTACACGATGTAGATTGCGTTCACGGCGATTTGAAACCGGGAAATGTGTTGGTCGTGTCAAATGTGCAAACCTCGCAAAATTGTGTATATTTAATTGATTTTGGGTTGTCTGGAAGACATTTGAAAACAACGCACGCAAGCGGAGGAACATTGCCTTATTGCGCACCAGAAACCCAAAACACATGCGCGCTGAATGCTCACAACAAACACTATAAAAATAGTGCAATTTTCAACGCGACCAACTACAAATACAATTGGACTCTTCATAATAAATCCCACGACATTTGGTCAATTGGATTGATTTTCATGTCGATATATATTTTCAAGGAAATGTACCACTATTACAAAAACTATCCGTATGACTTCTTCACCAATGGTGGCTATGTTTCTCCAAAATATTTTCAAGAAATTGAACACGAATACATTCGCGAAGTTTTGAGTAAACACGTGCTCGTTGACCCGGAGCGTCGATGCGACATTCGAAAATTAAGCGAACTGCTTTCAAATATGGCATTCATGTAGGCATGTAGGCATTCTGTTACGTTACTCTGTTATTCTGTTAAAGAAAGCGTTATGGCATTTTCATGCTGGTTACTGTTTGCCACCGGCCCTGAAACATCTTCATTGGTATGTGCGCCGGTATGTGCGCCTGCGGCGGCGGCGTCTGCATCAGGTAAAACGGATGTTGTTTCTAATGATGAGTGTGCGTCGGTGGCAGCAGGCGCATCTTTTATTTCTTTTATTATTCCTTTCACTTTTGAGCCGCCGTTGATACTGTTATTAGGTTTCTGTATGTATTTTTTTGATGCATCGGCATCGGCGGCAAGGTTCTTAGAAAATCGGACCTTTTTTACAATTTCTCTCTTTGTATTCTGGCGCTGAAGCGTTTTCATGCACAGCTTTGGAAGTATGGCTACCGTGTTCATGTATGTGCGATATTTAAACACGCAAACAGACGTCAACGGTTCCATAAATTTGACACTGTACCACCAGTATGCAGGAATATAAACAATTTTACCCGGAGTCAATTCGATTTCAAGCGTTTTTATTTTATCGAAATCTGCTTTGTACTGGCGCTGTATTTCCCACGGATTCAAAGGCGACCTGAATTCAAAATTTTCGTAATCGTCTGTCGGGTACAAGTAACGAGCCGACTTGGGAGGAATTAATTTAATTTTAATTTTTCCATGGGTTACCAAGTAGAAATTTCTATAATTGACATTGTATTGAAGGGGTGTTTCTGTGTTTTGTGATGCAGACACCAGGTCATAAAAACAATTTGAAACCATTGGTGGTCGTAAAAAAGCATCATTATATTTAAAATTCTTGATTAAACCGGTTTCTTCTAAAAAATCATTATTTTTCTCAATTATATATTTAGAATCTTTATCGCTGTTGAATAGTGATAACGCAACCTTCAACGTGATTGGAATGTGCAAGTCCGTGTTTTCATCGAGCTCTTTCACATTGCGCAATTTCACATCAAAAGCGCTATAATGTTCTGCAACCGTGTTGATTTTGCAACTTTCGAGCAAGGAATCATTTTGGTAGTCAAATATTACAGGCTGTCTTAAATCGCATATTTCTTCCAGTTTGTCCTTTGAAGGCTGTTCTATTTCATATACTTCTAAATCATTTGATGTTTTCAATTGAAAATAAATGTGCAAATATAAAAAAAGAACGATGCAAAAAATAAGTATGGCAATAAATTGTTGCATTTTTTATGTTATTTATTATTTGTATTTTGTAACCTATTATTAAAAAATACAAATAATGTCAAGTTTTTACTCATATTTTAATATTATTAAAATATTATTAAAATATATTTATAAAGTCTAAAAAGGTAAATATGGAAAATATGGAAAATATGGAAAATATGGAAAACAATGACAATGATAAAAAATATTATGTCTACATTTTAGAATCTAGCGATAAAACATCAACATATGTCGGCGCAACCATAAATTTAGACCATCGACTGAGACAGCACAATAAAGAGTTGGTCGGTGGTGCACATGCAACAAGCATTAAAGTGGCACAGGGACACACTTGGCGCCGCGTCTGTCACGTTGAAGGATTTCCGGATTGGTCGGCTGCACTTCAATTTGAATGGCGACTTAAACAGCTTTCTCGAAAACTTTTTCAAACAAAAAATAAAGATAAAGATGCCAATCAAAATGCCAATGTCAAATCAGTCAAATCAATCGATAGACGAATTCAGGCACTGCATCAACTGTTGGCTTTAGAGCGTCCAACAAGTAAAGCAAAAGCATACTCGGAATGGTGCACCCCCCCCAAAATTGTGTGGGATTGAATTTCATTCGTTATTTTCTCAAATAAGTATTTGATAAATTAAAACACGTATAAAGTATATAAAAATAAAATATATAATTAAATATATTATTGTTATTTCAAGTAAATAAGCAATGACTACTAACGCGACAATAAAGTGGTTACCGGCATATGGCACCTCAACTTACTCGATTACTTCATATGAGTTGCAGCAGAATTCGTGCAACTATCAAATGTGTTCAAATACATGGGAACCGTGTCTTGATATTAATGGAGATACCGGACCTTCTGCAATTATTCCGGCAACAAGCACACCACATTTCACTGCATACAGTCTTGCACCTGTTACACAATATTTTTTCAGGGTTCGTGCAAAAAATTTAGCGGGACATTATGGACCGTGGTCGGCAGTTAAATCATCTACAATTTGGGGGGCGACGGGACAAACAGGACCAACAGGAGCTCAGGGTGCTACTGGTGCTCAAGGTGCACAGGGAGCAACAGGAGCCCAAGGTGCACAAGGTGCACAAGGTGCTACAGGTGCTCAAGGCGCTCAAGGCGCTCAAGGTGCTCAAGGTGCTACAGGCGCAGGAGTACAAGGTGCACAGGGTCCTCAGGGTGCTACTGGTGCTACAGGCGCTCAAGGTGCTACAGGCGCAGGAGTACAAGGTGCACAGGGTCCTCAGGGTGCTACTGGTGCTCAGGGTGATACAGCCGTTGCTCTTGCTGCTTTGGCTGCTGCTGGTGTTGCTGAGGCTACTGCTAGTGATGCTCTTTCAAAAACTATTATTCACGAAGTAAATAATAATGCGACATATTTTCCTGTTTTTGTAGATGGTTTTGGTAGTTCTACACCATTTAATATCAGTACGTCATCTCCTTTTTCTGTAAATGTAAGTACCGGAACTTTAGTTCTTGATTCAACGATAAAAGTTGAGGGTGATAATCAACAAAGAATTGCTATTGGAACTGTTGCGGGTCAAATTAATCAGGGTTACCAAGCAATTGCTATTGGAACTGACGCGGGGAATCAGAATCAAGGCGTTGGTGCAATTGCGATAGGTTACCAAGCATGTAAACCAGGACAAGGAGACCATTCAATTTACATAGGTTACCAAGGTTACCAAGATCCGCAATTAGTTGCACAACCTTCAAGTAGTATCGTTTTAAATGGAACTGGTGGTAGTAGCGCTAATGTTATTGGCATATCAGGGGGTTTTTGCGTAGCACCGGTAAACTCCACCACTGTCACCAGTGGCGGCACAAACATGCTTTTTTATAACACGAGTACTTTTGAAATTACTTATGGCCTCAAATCATTCATTATCGACCATCCTATTGACGCCGCCAATAAATATCTTGTTCATGTTTGTTTAGAAGGACCGGAAGCCGGTGTGTATTATCGAGGCAAGGGCGAAATTATAAATGGAGCATCTGTTGTAATACACCTTCCTCACTATTTTGGTGCATTATGTACTGGCAGCGATGATGCAACCATTCAAATCACCCACATTTACGACGGTAAAGTGAAAGTGTTTAGTGCAGGGGAAGTGGATCTTAAAAGTAATACATTCACTGTTTACGGGGAAAAAGGTAGATTCAATTGGTTGGTCCATGGCAAACGCAGTGATATTCGCGTTGAATGTGATAAGAGCACAACTAATGTAAAAGGAGACGGCCCTTATAAATACATAGTATAAGTATGGTTATTTACTGTATTATTATGATATAATAATAATGTATTGTTATTATTATATATTTTAACCTATTTACATTTAGAGTTATTTTACATATTTTTTTTCTTACTTGAACATAATGCCCCCTGTTCCGTCGCGCAAAATTTTCAAATACGACTCGAGTTCGCGCGTGGAAGGGTGACAGTTGTCATATCCGAAAAGTTCTGACCGGAATTTAGACCGGCAGTTGTGAATGCTGTGGAAATTCGGGATTGCATTGGGCGTTGAAAGAATGTGAAGCACGTTGCGAGAAATGGAATACATTGTAATGCTCAAATCATGTCGCCGCGCACACATGGACTTTCGCAAATAAAATGCTAGCGAGCTTTTCGACGCGAATGTCATGTGAATGTCGGGATGAAATGTCTTTGATTCATTTTTGCGCCTCCGCGTTCCATTAAAAACATAACATTCTCTGGTCGCATCATAAAAAATGTATGCTCGCCAGTCTGTCGTTGTGTATTGAGACTGAGACCACTGTTCCGGTGGAACAAACTCTTCAATAAATAACACGGGCAGCGTGGCCGTTGGTGGTTCAACACCATAAGGATACAGATATTTATTTGCAGTTTTGTCAGCATTTACAACACTAAACCAAGTGTCGCTTGCTTGCTTTGCTTGGGTCTCTACCTCTTTTAATTCAGCTAGTGCCTTTTCTTCTGCCAGCGCCTTTTGCGATTGTGCCTGTATCGATTGTGCTAGCGCATAATTCTTCTCGTATAACTCCTCATCAAAATAAAACTGAGCGTCGTATGATTGTTGCTTGGGTTGTTGCTTGGGCTTTGCTTGTTCGTCAACAACACCGTCTGTGTCTTGTGCATCTTCTTGTTGAATATTTGAAATGATTACTTCCTCATCGTCATTGCTGTTGTCACAGTAATTGTAATTATATTCATTCGTCGGAGTTTTCATAGTCGTGATAATATTTATATATAATAGTTGAAAATCTCTCTAAATATTATTATTATTATTATTATATTATTTATTTATGGCATTTATATATTTTTTGATTTCAACAATAAATATATAAAATAAAAATTGATTAAATAATATTAAATAATATACTTAGAAGCATTGGTTTGTAATCAAGTAACCAAACTTTATTTTTGTTTATTCCTTTAAATGAAAATCGAACGACAGCAGTTGAAACAAATACAAACGACAATGGTTCCAAAACCGGCATTGTCCAAGCATATGAGCGACATTGATAATGATTGGAATGATTTTTTAATGGTTCGAGGTTGCAACTGGGAATCGTCAACAGAAGATGATGCCAATGCAAATAAGCGTTGTAAGCAAAAAAAAAATAATGGAAGTAATTCTAGTAATGATAAAAATAACGAAATAAATGGAGGAAATGGAGGAAATGAAAGTGGAGATTCAGATTCAGACAAAGTGCAGCTAGGACTATTTGAAGGGCAGCAACATAATCTCTTGCATTCTCATGATGGTGATGGTGCGAATGGCGCAAATAAGCAAATTCCGGTGTGTTCTCCGATTTACATTTCAACCAAAACAAAAATATCATATTTGAATACTGAAATCGATATAAAAAAGGTATTTTGGGATATTCCGGTAATGCCATATTCAAGCCAGACAAAAGGAATTGTAAAAAAACAGATTAAATTTTCATCCATAACAAAAGAGGAACTTGCTGAAATTGAGGGACACGTTCAAACCGAGGTTGAAAAAAAAACGGGGTTTGTCGAAACACAAATTATTGAACATATTGACAACCCTGACGGCAGAATAAAATTCAAAGACCAACGTAAAATAAATGTCGGTCTTTGTAAAAAGGACATATTAAATTGCAGATGCAAGAAGAAGCGCGCATTTTTCAACTGTTTTGTTCTTATAGTGAGAGTTGAAGATGAAATGTCGCCACCAGGTGCGCGCACATTCAAAGAAATGCACATTAAAGTTTTCAACACGGGAAAGTTGGAAGTTCCGGGAATACAAAATGATGCATCGCTTCAAAACGTAATTGACATTCTGATAAGTATATTAAAAAATATAATTGGAGAACACGTTGATTATCAGAGAAATAAATGTGAAACCGTGTTGATTAATTCCAACTTCAATTGCGGGTACTACATTGACCGGGACAAATTATACGATATACTTAAATATAAATATAGGATTAATAGCAATTATGACTCTTGTTCTTATCCAGGAATTCAATGTAAGTTCTTCTACTGCGTCGATTGCGTCGATTGTGTCGGAGGACCAGAAACGGCAGCAGACACAGTCATTCAAACCATTCAAACAGGACAACAGCCCACGCCAACTATAATCACAACCAAATCAGAACATCATGTTGATTCAAAAAAATACATTGAAATATCATTCATGGTATTTCGAACTGGAAGTGTTCTCATTGTTGGAAAATGCGAAGACTATGTTTTACACGACATTTATGCATTTATCAAAGAGTTGTTACGCGTTGAATATTCAAACGTGGGTTCTCACATTATTAATAATGAAGATGTCGTTAAAAAACACGTTCCAAAATTGAGAACACGAATCATTGTAAATGACATATAAAATATAAAATAGTAAACTAATGAACACAATATTTTTATTCATTTTGTGGAGAAAAAATCCAATTTATAAATTTTAATGCATTGCACATTTTCATTTTTTCTTCAAAATCATGTGAAAAATACTTTGTTAAAAATAATGAATTCAATTCTTCAAGTCTATTCATGTCAACGTGTCCAATCTTCCGGATTTTTTTTATAAAATATTCTATTACTTTCATATAGTCTTTATAATAATAATCACAGTCAGTCGCACTTGCCGCATTAGCCCCATTTTCTGCATTTACATTTACACCAATGTGCATGTTTTTTTTTGAAATGATAACATCACAAAATTGTTTTATGAAAATTAATTTCTTATACAAAAGTTCACGGTTATCTATTATATCAAAATTCACTGAATGCTGTTGTTGTTGATGTTGTTGATGTTGTTGTTGATGTTCACCATCAACAAGTAAAGACAAAGAAGACGAATAATATAATTTGTACAATTTATCATTTACATGTCCAATAATAGTATGAATTTTATTTATAATGGTACCATTTTTTAGTTGCAGTTGTTCAGATGTTAAATATGTTAATTCTGTTTCAATTAATTTATTGTACGTTTCTATGAAAATTAAAATAATTTTATTTTTTTTTTCTTCAGATTTTGTTTCATAATAATTTTTTTTGTGGTCGTTATTAATGTCAAATAATGTTTTTTTATATACAAAAAGGACTGCATCTTTGGAGTTTAATTGCAAGTATGTAACTGCATCATCTCCAATTTGTCCAATAAACTCAATGTAGTAAGAATAAGATTTTTGACAATGGTAATACGTCAACTCCAAATTACGTGTGAACAGTAACAACATTTTAAAAACATGTGAAATCGTAAATAATCCCTTTATCAAAATGTATTTTAAATATTCCGAATTTTGATTTTTTATTGTTTCGATTCCAAATAGTAAATATTGATTAATTACATTTACATATTTCATGTATATGTCCATTTCATTGTGATTTTCAATTATTTCATTATTATTGTTGGTATAAATATCTTTTTTATAATTTTCAACATTTTGTAATGAATTATCCTTCATATTTGCCAAGTTTCTAAATTGATAAATTGCTAAATAAATAAATGGTGTAAAGTTACAACAACAATATAATAATTATATAATTTAATAATTATATAATTTAGTAATGATTAATTGATATATTATATAAATTATATCAAATAAATTGAAATGGAATTCAAAAATAAATTTATCCGAGAGCATTATTAATGCCGGGCTGAGTATACATTCTACCCACACCACCAGAACTCGACTGGTTAACCTGAAAGAGACTATTCTGTTTCATATAAAGCAAACCAGAAGTAAATCCATAAGGAATGCAACCGCAATAACCGGCGCGCTGCTGAATTGCAATGTTTGCAAATTGACCTCTACCGACAAGCGGAGTTAAACCGCCCATTTTCAAACCATAACTTTTAGCATTATTATTCATTATGCTTTGTTGGTACCTTGCGGACTTTCCTGCATTCATTAGAACCATTTTATTTGTTTATACATTGTCTAAATATTTTATTTTATATTTCAGTTTATTAATTAAATATAAATAAATTAATCATTTGTTTATTTTTTAATTTATGATTATAAGTTATTCAAATACTTTATTTGTTTGCGTATAATATTTACTAAAACAACTTAGACTTATCTTGCCATTTACATTTAACTGCCTGGAAAAATGAACTCTAAACACGACGAAGATATAATGTACAGTGAAAATGGCGGATTGGTATTCAATCCCTATAATGAAAATAATGTGGAGATTACATTGAGCGACGTTCAATTTATTCTCCAAAAGTATGGTGTTCCAATTCCCACCGTGTTCAACATGGAACTTTATAAGCGGGCATTCATCCACAAGTCTTATACAAAACGTCCGGCTGCTGAAAATGCTAGAGACAATATTACCATCGCCGAAAAACCCGATAATTGTTTGTCTCTAAAGACAAAATCGAATGAACGTCTAGAATTTCTGGGAGACGGAGTTTTGGAATGTACAACAAAATACGTTTTGTATCGTCGTTTTCCTAAAGAGAATGAGGGATTCATGACGGAAAAAAAAATAGCAATTGTAAAAAATGAATCCATTGGAAGAATCGCTTATGAAATGGGACTTCACAAATGGTTGGTTATTTCAAAACACGCGGAAGAAAAACATACACGAACTAATTTGAAAAAATTGGGTTGTTTGTTTGAAGCATTCATTGGTGCGCTTTTTTTAGACTTTAATAAGATTTCCGTCAAAGATGAAGACGATTGGTTCAAGAATATTTTTGTTACTGGACCTGGGTTTCAAATGGCGCAACTATTCATTGAAAGCGTATTTGATACTCACATTGATTGGGTGAGTTTGATAAAGAATGATGACAATTACAAGAATATTCTTCAAGTAAAAATTCAGAAGGAATTCAAGACGACGCCGGATTATTTTGAGATTTCTCACACGTTGGAAACAGGATACACTATGGGTGTGTACTTGTGTCTAGGACAGCAATTTTATGAAGCTGATTACAAACATGCGTACTTGTATTCTGATTTGCAGTCTTTTTCAAAAATAAGGTCCGTCGTTGAAACCGAGTCGAAAATTGTGGTATTTTTTGCGCAGGGAACACACAAGATTAAGAAAAAGGCGGAACAAATTGCGTGCGAGTTGGCTCTAACCGAACTTTTGAAATATAATTAATAATAATAATTATAATTAATATTTATTTTGTTATTTGGTAAAAAAAAAATATGATAATATTATAAATAAAAAATGAGTTCCGAAAAATCTTTTCGACCTATAACAACAAGAGAATTTGAAACAGATGAAGCAGCAAACAATGAAGTTAAAGGTATTATCAGTACGTATGAAGATGAAGCACGTCAAGCGCGTCAAGCACGTCAAGCACGTGAACAACGTCTGCGCGCGGAAGCCGATGATGCCGCTCGCATAGTGCGCGAATATCACCAAAGAGAAAAAAAAAAAGAAAGATTCTGCGTAACAATGGGAGGAAGAATCAAAACTAAATCAAAAAGAGGTAATAAACGAATCAAAAAAAATAAAAGACATTCAAGGAAATATTCAAGGAAATATTCAAGGAAAACAAGGAAATGATTAAAAAATTAAATTAAAATAATGAATAAGCAGAAATTGATTTAGCAAAATGTATAACTAATAATATATATAGTATTTAATATTATTAATTATTAATATTTATTAGTTATAGTTAGTAATGGAACCAGAATCATTCAATATTGACGATTATATAAAAGATGGAAAATTAAATTTAACAGAAAAAACATACCGAAAATACGACAAGGAATTTATTGCGGCAAAAATTATTGATAAAATACAGAGTGGCGAGCTGAAATTCCCACATCCACCCGAATATTGCACTCCAAAGTTTAAAGAGGATGCTTTTCAAATACTTAAAAAATATGAACCGGAAGTAGTCAACTCGCGACATTCGAACTATCAACAAAAACTCGGGCGTGAAGTGTGGCAAAAAATGAATTTACCTGTCGACGGTTACAAATTAGGATACACGTATATCAATACACAGCCCGGTGACTACGAAGCGGATAAACTGATTGATTGTTTTACGGGGCTGCAACGAATGAAATGCAAGCGCGAAGGCAAAGAGTTCTCTCCATTTGCCGCGTGGAACAACAAGGACTACATGAAGCTGGTCATTGAGAAATATATGGAAGATAAAGAAGATTTGACAAGTTTTAATTTGAGAGAATCATTTTATAAATTAAGCAGTAAACTCCCTGAAAAATATAAAAATATGGAATGTAATTTTTTCAAAGCAACCCTTGCAGCATCCGTGTATCATGCATTTTTAAAAGATAGCACAAAAACGCGCGTGTTGGACATTAGCGCTGGCTGGGGCGACCGTTTGCTCGCAGCTTTAGCAAAAAACCTGGATTCTTATTTGGCGTATGACCCTAATGCGTCACTGCAACCGGGATACAGGGCCATGATTGACGAGTTCATGGAGTCAAAGAAAGACCAGTATAAAGTGATTGATGCGCCGTTTGAAAGCGCAGAGGCAAACTTAGAAGGACGCGAATTTGATTTAATTTTTACCAGTCCACCTTATTTCGACTTGGAAGTATTTACCACAGAAGGTGAGCAATCCATTATTAGCCATTCCACGTTTGATAAATGGATGGTGAATTTTTTATTCAAATCTCTCTATATTGCGTGGAAATCATTGGCATCCGACGGAAACATGGTAATACATATTGACGACTTCAGTAAGGGCGCTGAAAAACATCGAATTATTGAACCAATGGTGCTATTTGTTTGTGGCTGGTGCTCAAGTGCTCGTTTTGACGGAGTGGTCGGTGCAAGCGGGTATAATAAGAAAAAGGACTACAAGTCGCCAATGTGGGTTTTTAAAAAAAAGTCGTCAGGACAAGATGATATTCGTTTTTGTAAAGAAATGATGAGAGAGAAATACCCGGAACTAAATGATTTAATTGCAAGAAATAAAGATTCCTTTGTTGCATCGGCGGCAGCAGCAGCGGCATCATCAGCAGCAGCATTCGGAGAGGAGCTTGACATAAATGTTCCCAATTTTGATGCAAAGGGAAAATTGTGCGTTATTCAAAATAACAAGTACAACATAAAAACGAAAAAAGGACTGACTCCGTTTTATATAAATTTGGAACATGTTTTAAAACGCGCGGGGTTTACTGTAAAGTTGCTTGAAGATGACTACATTTCAAACATTGAAAAAATTCAAGGGGAAAAACATCAAGCAGAAATGGACGGAGGAGGAAAGAAAGACAAAGAAGAACGCGCACTGTTGATAAAAAAACGACTTGAAAAAGCGCGTTTGAAAGTTGCACAGCCGGTTGAGCGAGACATCTTGGGCGCAGAACCACAGGAGGAGCAGGAGGAGGAGGGTGAAGGCGATGAGTTGCCTCGAGTCTCATTTGCAGAAGCTGTTAAACAACAAAGAGAGAGAGAAGTAAAAGAACTCGAAGAAATCGAAAAACAAATTGAAAGTTCTGGAAAAGAAGAATTGGAAAATTTGAGTCCAAACACTGATGAATCCCGCCAAACAATTCAAAGCGAACAGAGTGAACCGGGCGAAGAAATAACACCACCACAATCAGGACCACAATTAGAAATAAAAACAAATAAAACACACGAAAAACAAAAGGTCGACCTTTTATTAAATTTTGAAGATTTGTTTATCGACAAGTCCGTCCCGCGTTTTTTTTCAGGAATGAACATTGCAAATGCATACGCATTCTACAAAAAAATGCAATCAGAGGGAACAGTAATATATCCTCCGCCTGAATTTAGCTATTATACGAATTCAAAAACTTATTCTGTCGACTTGCACGCGCCTGAAAATGAGGAATTTGTCTTGCCGAATAGTAAAACATTCTTATTTTCATATTCCGGCAACCCTAGTATCAACCAAACGCGGAAAGAAATGCTTGCATATTTTAAAGATGTGCAAGAAAAAACGGATTACGTCATTGTTAAAAATGGATTTTCAGCAGACATGACAGATGTGTACTTGGTCATGACGCAAAAAGCGGCAAGCGAAAAAGAGTTGCCAAAAGAAATTGAAAAGGCATTTCCTCAAGATAAACGCTTTGTTATGAATGAAAATGTTTCCGAATTGATGGACATTTATACTGATTTTATTCGCGAAAATAACGTTGACCTTGTTGTTATTGCTGAACCATACAATAAAATTGTTTCAAATAGAAAAAATGAATACAGAATGTGGTACTTGGGTGGAAAATTTGTAGACTATTTCTGTTTTGGAATAGAGAGAGATGATAAAAATAAGATTAAAATGATTGATAACCTTGTATATAATTCTAAGAATGAAACTCATTTTCAATTAAAAAAACTCACAGATAAATTGTATCAGGTGGTTTTGAAAAATGTTCGGGCCATTCTGAAAGATGACGAGTTTGTTCCGGTTGCAATGCGGTTTGACATGTCATATGCAACGGATGCAATGTTTATTGACAAGTATGCAGTGGAAATAAATCAAAAAGGACAAAAAGGAAAGGTTCGATTTTATTGTAACGAGGTTGAAAACATGGATGGAACTTTTTATACAAATATTTCTGTTTTAAGCGAGGGTGGTAATAAAACATCTCTCGGGGATAAATTTGAGAAAGATTTAATAAAACTTCTTACGTCTACAGCGTTTTTGAAAATGTCATCGTCTAAGCAAGTTCAAACTGCAGCTCAATTTAAAAAAATAATTGACATTATTCGAAAATACACAATGAAATCTCGTCCGTCAGTGTGCAACGGAATAACGCTGAAAAATGTGCAAATACAATTTGGTGACCAAAAGAAACCAACTTCGCCCATTCTCTCCACAACAACAGATGAGAAAGATAAAGAGGAAGAGGAAGAGGAAGAGAAAGATAAAGAGGAAGAGGAACAGCCGACACCGGTTGTTGTCGTAACTCCGCCAGTGGAAGAGGAAGAAAAAGAAAAAGAGGAAGAAAAAGATGAAGAAAAAGAAAAAGAAAAAGAAAAACCCGCCAAGAAAATAAGAGTGAAAATATTAAAACCCAAACCCGCATCAGACAAAGATGAAGGTGAAGTTACAAAGGAAAAGGGCGAAAGCGGTAAAGTTGACCCCGATACAATTATCGGGTCAGTCGCGTTGAGAGAAAGAATGCGCCCTCCGTCTGAAAAAATTGTAGCATCTCCTTACTTTATGAACAATCGTAAAATTTTCGTTGACTTTATCAACAAGTTTTTTGAGACTAGGTATAAGGATGTACTTGGAAAAGAAGGCCAAATCACATGCAAACAAATAAGTAATGCAAAAACAGATAGCGCCGCAATGTCGCTGTTTCCGCATCAACAAATTGTAAAAGATTATTTAAATTTGTACACTCCGTATCGCGGCTTGCTGTTGTTTCACGGACTTGGAAGCGGAAAAACGTGCTCGTCAATTGCAATCGCAGAAGGAATAAAAACGGAAAAACAAATCATTATTATGACTCCGGCATCTCTCCAGGCAAACTATAGAAATGACCTTAAAAAATGCGGCGATGAGTTTTACAAGAGAAATCAACACTGGGATTTTATTTCCATTAAAGATGCAAACATGAAAGATAAAGAAGAAAAAATTGAACAGTTATCGAAAATATTGAATATTGATGTAAGTATGATTAAAGAAAATGGTGGCGCTTGGATGATTAACGTGAGTAATCCGAAAAATAACTATCCTGATTTGACAACTGAAGAACAACAGCAACTGGAAGCACAATTAGATAAAATGATAGAATCAAAATATAAATTTATTAACTACAATGGTCTAAATAAAAATAAAATTGCAGAACTCACAAGCAACGGGAAAGTAAACCCGTTTGACAACGCCGTGGTAATTATTGACGAAGCGCACAGAATTGTCAACTCGATAAGCAATCAACTAAAAAACATGAAGCCAACTAAAACGGATGAAAAAAAAGCAAAGGCGCTTATTTCAATACAATTGTACAAGTATTTGCAAAATGCGGATAATTCGAAAATCATATTACTCACAGGAACGCCGATTATTAATTATCCAAATGAGTTGGCCGTTTTATTCAATATATTGCGCGGTTACATTAAAACGTGGTCATTTAAATTGACAATTGATAAGGACCAGAAGTTTGACGAGTCATCCATTATTGAAATGTTGAAAAAGTATAATGTGGCAAATTATGATTATGTAAAATATACGCCGTCGTCTCAAACTGTTACTATAACTCGAAATCCATTCGGGTTTTCTCCTGTATTAAAAGGAAAGGGCAACGGCAAGGCCAGCGGCAAAAATGACGAATACGCCGGAGTCATCAAAAATGTCGCCGGAGATGAATCCAACGAACAATTTCTTCGAAAAATAAATCAAATGTTTGCATCTGAACACATCAGAACAGAAGACCCCATTATTACAAACTTCACCGCACTACCGGATAAATTTGAAGATTTCAAGAATAAGTTTTTGAAAGTTAATCCAGACACATTTGAAATCATCGGTGTAAAAGAGTTGCCAATTTTTCAGCGCAGAATCCTCGGTCTAGCATCATATTTCAAAAGTGCGCAAGAACAGCTCATGCCGCGGCTTTTAGCTATCAAACTCGAGACGGTTCCAATGAGTAACATGCAATATAGCGAATATGTCGATGTTAGAACTGAAGAAATAACAAAAACAAAACGGTCTCAAAAAAATAAAAACATGTATGAAGTTTCTTCTAATTCTTATCGTATCTTCTCTCGACTGTGTTGCAATTTTGTTTTTCCTCCTGCAGATGAAACCACCGGAAGACCCGCAAGACCGAAAAAGGAGAAATCAAATGAACAAAATGTGGATGCCTTTATGCTCTCGGATGAAGGTACCAGCGGTCGCCAGAGAGAAGCGCAAACATTTGTTGAAGGTGGCGAAGAAGAAGCGCCGGAACCAGAATCGGCAGTCGACGGCTCTTATAACGACAAAATACGCCAGCTGTTTCAATATTATGAAACACACGGCGATGATTTGAAAGCTGTAGACGAAGGAGGTCGTTTGAATGAATACAGTCCAAAGTTTTTGAAAATGCTTGAAAATATTAAAAATCCGGAAAATAAAGGACTCAATCTTATTTATAGCCAATTTCGGTCTCTCGAGGGAATTGGAATGATGTCGCTCGTTTTGAATGCAAACGGATTTGCGCAGTTCAAAATAAAAAAAGATAAAGATGGTGAAGGATGGTTTGTAGACATTGCGCCAGACGACCAGGAAAAACCCATGTATGCGCTTTATACAGGAACGGAAGACACGGATGAAAAGGAAATTATTAGAAACATATTCAACAGCGATTTCGCATCTACACCGCAAAACATAAAAGGTTACCTGGAGAGAAGGAAAAAATCATCAGGAAACTTGGAGAATAAATATGGAGAAATAATTAAAGTTTTTATGATTACGGCATCAGGGTCAGAGGGAATTAATTTGCGAAATGTGCGATTTGTTCACGTAACCGAACCATATTGGAATGCCGTTCGCGTTGAACAAGTTGTTGGGCGAGCGCGCCGCATTTGCAGTCACGAAGATTTGCCCGAAGATGAAAAAACGGTGCAAGTGTTTGAGTATTTAACCGTCTTCTCTCCAGCACAAAAAGAAACGTTGAATAAAGAACTCAAGTCGACCGACAGCGGCAAGACAACCGACCAGTCACTATTTGACATTTCTAAGAAGAAGGAACAAATAAATAGAGAACTGTTGGATGCAGTAAAAAATACATCCGTTGACTGTAAAATACACAAGGGAACCAAATGTTTCGAGTTTTTGGGAACGCCAGATTCAAGTTCATTTTCATATGTTCCAAATATTGAACTGGATGAAACCGAAAAAGAACTCGTCGCAAACGTTGCAGTGGAAGAAGAAGAGTTTAAGCTGCTTCCTGCAGCGTATAAGGGCGAAAAGGGAGAAAGGTTGATTCGTTCGCTTAAAACAAACAAGGTTTACTACAAGGATGATACATTTGAAACTCTTTCTTCAAGCGGAAAACCATTTGACGTGAAAGAGCTCAACCAGTATGGTCGGATTGAACAAGTTGGAGAGAAATTGAAAATGTTTAAAAATTAAATTATATATAATTTATTCAATATAAGAATAATGAGAATAAAATAAAAATTGATTTTTTTTATGGTACTATCTCAATATGGTAGACAAATACAAAGAGACAAGACAAGTCAATTATTACTATTACAACAATGGTCTGGACAATGTGGCAAGGGTGGAATGACGAAAAAAATGAAAGGATGCGTGTTGAAAGGGAACTCAAAAATTTGACAAATCTATTCCGCAGGGTTGTGAGTGAACGCGACAGTCTCAAAATAGAACGCGATGAACTCGAAGAAGAAAATAAAAGATTGCGAAATAGTTGACAATATACAAGTAGATAATAAGGAACACAATTTTTGAATACATTAACAAAACCATTTTTATTTTTTTTGTTAGTTTTTTTTGTTAATGAGAATCATCATCTGCATCATGGCCATCATGTTAGTATATCAAAAAACAACAAACTGTTATAAGCACGTGCTAGCGAGCGCATGGCTTAGTGGGAAAACATTCAGTGCAAGAAATCATCAACTCATACATCAATGAGAACATGGGTTCGAATCTTGACAAGTCCCAAAAAAAAAGGCTTTGAAATAAGAGAATTGAAAAGAAAGAAAAAATTAGGGGTAGTTCCAAAAAAAACCTCCTGTAGCTCAGCGGCAGAGCGTCTACAACACCGTCATCTATCCACCAAGACTTGCAAAAGTCCGAATTTGAAGATGGTTATCGCCTTATAAGCGGAAGGTCACAGGATCGAAACCTGTCGGGAGGATTAATTCACAGATTCGCACCGGTGCATCAAGGCACTAGAGCACCCTTTAAACCGGCATGGCGCAGCGGCTAGCGCGCGGGGCTCATAACTCCGAGGTCACTCGATCGAAACGAGTTGCCGGTATTCATCTCATCACATTCGCACCGGTGCATCAAGGCACTAGAGCAACTTTCATCCCCTGTAGCGCAGCGGAAGCGCGCCGTAAAACACCGTCAGTTACCAACAAGATTTGAAAAAATCCGACAGACAGATGGTTATCGCCTTATGAGCCGGAGGACACACGATCGAAACGTGTCAGGGGAATATCACATCAGATTCGCACCGGTGCATCAAGGCACTAGCAAAGGGAACCTACGGTTCCCCTCGACCCCTCCCTTCAAATATGAGTAAGGGGTCAGAGGGGACAGCATGTCCCCTGCAACATTTAACCGGTATAGCTCAGCGGCAGAGCATCTCAACACCGTCATCTATCACCTTGACTCGCAAGAGTCCGAATTGAAGATGGTTATCGCCTCATAAGCGGAAGGTCACAGGATCGAAACCTGTTGCCGGTATCCATCCCATCACATCGCACCGGTGCATCAAGGCACTAGAGCAGTTTAGCACCTGTAGCTCAGCGGAAGAGCATTACGTCGTTCGTCTTTACACATGACTGAATAAGTCCGACTTGACGAATGGTTATCGCCTCATAAGTGAAAGGTCGTAGGATCGAAACCTACCAGGTGCAATTTCTACTTTTTATTTATTCACAGAAACAACTCGTCATTGTCGCATCATTGTCACATGATTTTCACATGTTACCCCTCTTAGCTCATCAGCAGCAGCGCAGGGCTCATAACTCTGAGGTAACAGTATCAACACATGTAGGGGTATTTCATTTTTTGCGATGATTTTTTTATGAAAAATATTCCATAGAATCATCGCAAAAAAACTCTAATTTCTGCGCGATTTATTTTTACGACGCACCCTTTTTGATTTTGATTTTGAACGGCGAGCCTTTTTCTTTTTTGATTGTCGTGTCCTTTTTATTTTTTTAGCTCCACCTTGTTGATTACAGAACGTGATACCACAACAAGAATTTTGCTCCTGTGCTAAATGGTCATTTTCCCCAGCAGTTGCACACTGTTTTGGCTGTAACGCAGTAATTAATAGACCATGAGTTTCAACATCAGGTGCCCCTCTTAACTGCTCTCTGAACTGATTAAATAATGCATTTTTTACATCCTCTTTAATTTCTCTTGCACGACTTACATCATTTTGATAATACTGATCAAACGGTAAATAGTCATCTTTTTCTGGTGAGGAGAATTTACAAAACCTTGTTAAAAGTACACTTGTTGTATCTGAGTTTGAGCCGTTCCCCGAAATTACTAATTCAAACTTAATCTTATCAGGTACTGGAATCTTGATGATTACCCCTATCGCTACATCGTCATGTGTGATAGTCGCCCTTCCACAGAATTCATTTTGATTTGGATTTGGATATGTATCACGACAAAACTTTACAAATGCACATTCACGCGCGTCATTTGCATTAAATTTTGATAAAAGAGAATTAGCCATAAGCCGTGGTTTAAGTTGTTCACAATAAGGAATTCGCCGTTGTAATAAGCCAGTTTCGTGCCGTCTATCTTCACTACGCCTTATTTGTTTTGCTTCTTCTGCTTCTCTGTTCATTTTTTCTTCTGTTGATTCCTTAAATGTTCTCTTGACTTTATGATGCCATTTAAGTTTTGCTTCTTCTGAAGCTAAAGCAGCAGTTTCTTGTTCTAAAAGAGCAAGTTTACTTATATGCGTATTTACTTGAAATTCACTACACCCTTGAGTGTAAAAAAATATTTCATCTAACACACGAACAATCGACCTTTTCAATTCTTTCACACTTTTGTCAGGATATAAAGTTTTTAAAGGAATTTCTAATCTTTCATAAATTACTTCAGGGTCAGGACTCGTGTTCGGTTGAGTACTCTTGGCGATTAAATATTGACTCACAACTTCTCGTTCAATATCAGGATGAACGTCATGTACATTTAATTGAATATGTTGACTAAAATCCACAGGAAATGTATCAAAACCACTAATATCATCAGGAGGAACAACAGGAGATTCAGAACGAAGACTGAAAAATGACAAAGGAGAAGAATTAGGTCTAGGGGGCCTAGGAACAGTCGCGGGAGTTCTAGTTTCACTTAATAATGGCTGCCTCGCCGCCGCTTGAGCGGCAGAGGCAGAGGCGCCAGAGCTACCAAATCCAAAAGACATCACTAAATAAGTTATATATATATATATATATATATTATTACTTAATTTTAAAATAACTATAATATTTCATATATTATATATATTACCAATATAAATATACGTTGATATATTTATATTAGTAGTGGAGTCAATCAGTCTGCCCATCATCATGCAACCTCAAAATCAAAATCAGACATTTTCTCAAGGAAAATTGACAAAATCAGAATGGAATAATATGGAAATTCCGGTTTCCTCTGATGAATTGGATATAATAAAATTAATCAAAGACAGTTATCATGATGTTCAAAAAAAATACAATAAAAATATTTCCATGATTGGAGTGCTAAAAACATCTTCCTATGAAGAAATGCACACACATTTGTATAAAAAATATTTTGAGGAAACTGTGAATGAAATGATTAAAAAACATAAAATATCAGCTGTATCCGCAGCCGCATGTCATTCGGCGACGACGACGGATACTGTGAAAAGTAAACATGTAAAACAAGGACAAGGTCAAGGGTCCATAAAAAAAATAGACGCAATTCGAATTCAAAATAATGAAGATGGAATCAATCTTAAAACAGTTTATGAATTTACAATTTTAAGAATATGCAAACTATTACTTGACAAAAAGGCAATTTGGAATAAATATAAACAAGAGAAAAGCGATAAAAATGAAAGCAGCAAAAGCAGCGACAGCAGTAATGGTGACAGCGACAGCGATGACGACGATGATGACGGAAATGACATTGCAAGCTGCAGCTGGATGTCTTATCATTATGCATTGATGGTGAATTTGAAAAATCATATTGACCACGTAAACACACACGTTGTTGCATTTGTAAAACACTTGCTTGAACTGTGTGAAGATGACTTGGACGTGTTTCATTTCATAAAATATTCCGAATACTATATTGAAAAAAACCACTTGTGCACAAAATATCAAGACGTTGGACTATACGAACATCAAAAACAAATATTTACGTATTGCAAAGTGCCAAATCCAAAGCTCATTTTATATATTGCGCCAACAGGAACCGGGAAAACGCTCACGCCAATCGGTCTATCAGAAAAACACAAAATAATCTTCGTGTGCGCAGCACGCCATGTCGGACTCGCGCTAGCCAAGTCGGCAATATCGATTCAGAAGCGCATTGCATTCGCATTTGGATGCAGAAGCGTTGATGATATACGACTGCATTATTTTGCAGTGAAGGAAGCAACAAGAGACTGGAAAACAGGCGGAATACGAAAAGTTGACAACAGTATTGGAGACAATGTTGAAATCATCATTAGCGACATTCAATCCTATTTGCACGCAATGTTTTACATGAAGGCGTTTAATAAGGCAGAAGACATTATATTGTTTTGGGATGAACCGACAATTACAATGGACAATCAAACGCACGAGTACCATGAACTTATTCATAAAAATTGGAAACAGAATATTATCCCCAATGTAATTCTTTCATCTGCAACACTTCCACACGAAAGAGAGCTGCAAACGACAATTGCAGATTTCAAAACCCGATTTGCAAATGGAGATGTTTTCAGTATTGTTAGCCACGACTGCTGCAAATCAATTCCAATTGTAAACAAGGGCGGCTGCGTTCAACTTCCGCACACGCTCTTTTCCGAATATTCTGACGCACTAAGCAGCGTTGCTCATTGTGAAAAAAATAAAACGTTGCTTCGATATTTCGGAATTAATAAAATAAGTGAATTCATTTCATTTGTGAATAAGAATGAACTATATTCAAATTCGCGATACAGTATTTCAAGATATTTTTCATCCTTTAATGAAATTACGTTGATTAATATTAAAATTTATTATTTAATTCTTCTAAAAAATATAAAACAAGACCCTGCCGTTTGGAAACAAATATATGAGCATTTTCATTCGGGAGAAGGTGCCGACAACCTCTATGAATCCACCGGATATGTAACCACATCGGATGCACACACGCTTACTGACGGACCCACAATTTTCTTGACAAATGATGTTGAAAAAATAGCGAGTTTTTGCCTTCAAACTGCGCAAATACCGGCGCAGCTCATTGACGACATTATGGGCACAATCCAACATAATAATAAATTGTGCGAACAAATTGAATGCGTCGAAAAACGCATGGAAGATTTGCTCAATGATGCAGAAAAAAAAACAGCTGGAGCGGCGGGTGGAGGAGGAGATGGGGCTTCAAAAAAAACAGAAAAGAAATCAACAAAGTTTTTTGATAAAAAAATGGATGCCGGCGAAATTAGAGAACTTAATAATAAGTTGCAAGCGCTAAATGAGCAAGTGAAGCGGGCGGCGCTCAATGATTTATTTGTGCCGAATCGACCCACTCATTTGAAAAGATGGCACAACGATGCAAGTGCAGCTCAAAACAAAAATAACAAACCGTGGTCGTGCGACATTGAAGATACATATGTGGAAAAAATCATGTTGCTATCAGTTGAACCTCACTGGAAAATTTTGCTTTTAATGGGCATTGGTGCAATTACAGACCACAAAAATGCAAAATACAATGAAATTATAAAGGAGCTCGCACAAGAGCAAAAACTGTTTTTAATTATTGCATCATCTGACTATATTTACGGGACAAATTATCAGTTTTGTCACGGATACATTAGCCGCGATTTACACGACATGACTCAGGAAAAAACAATTCAGGCAATGGGACGTGTGGGCAGAAACAGCATTCAGCAAGACTACACTATTCGATTTCGAGACGACGATTTGATTAAAAAATTGTTTTTACCTTCTACCAATAAACTTGAAGCAGATAACATGAACAAACTGTTCTCTTCTGCATAGCATAACAGGTGTGCAGCGTACCAACGTAAATAATAAATGCAAACCCATATAAAGAGTTGGAGCGAATTAATATAGCATAGAAACACAAAAACAAGTACTCCCCAACCCATACACAATGAGCTCTGCCGATTCCGAATCAAAACCATTGCTGGCTACTACTACTACTACTACTACGCCAGCTCAAAAAATTACAAAACGTGATGTTGTAAATAAATTCAAAGAATTGCATACAAAATATTTTGTTGGTAGAGGATACATGATTCACACTGTGAGTGATGCGTTTTCAAAACAATTTTGCGAGATGCACCTAACTACCGGACTTGAATGGAAGGTGGAATACAACCAATATGCAGAGACACGCGTCCGTGTCGTAGAAATAAAAACCTTTGTTTTTGGAAAGCCTATTCTTGTGGCGCTAGAGCGCCCAATTAAACAAGTACATCGTTCAGAATTTGAATATCATTTTGGATTTGGTGGACACTGTAAGGGTTACAGTGACACGAGACTGATTGCCCGATTTCTAGGTCAGTTTGATAAAGATTTGAACTATGAAGAACTTTTGAATCCCGCTGATGAAGAAAATGTAACACCGATTGATGAAACTTATGTGAAAAATGTGCTCAAGTTGTTTATTATGGGAGGCTACATTAAATACTGGAAAGCGTATTACGAGTTCAGAGACTGGTTCATGGAAAATATGGATGAAAGCATTCAAAAAGAGTTGTCGCTGACAATGTCTCGTTCCAATTTTGAGGAAGACTTTTCCACTGGTCCAGAAATCGACAGAATGACCAAGTCAATTTTTGAAGACTATGAAGTGCGTTTGAGTCATCCATTCTAGATTTTACATTGATTCGTTTGGTGGATGTGGATATTAAATAAAAAACAAATATAAAAATAAAAAAACAAACGATGTAAATGCCAAATCGTGTAATAGATGGAATATTTGTATGTGTTTGTATATCCTTTGTATTTTTAAAGATGCACTGTGTTTATCAAATACTTATAGCGTAAACTACATCAATTCAGCATTTTAATTTTTCACCTATTTCTTTGAAATAAAATCCATTATACTCAATATTTTTTGAAAGCGCTTTTGCAAGCGTTTTGTCGCTTATTTTAAGGGTTCTAATGCAATCGTATTTACACGCATGCACTCGAACCAGTTTCCCTTGTGCGTCGTACTGTCCAACGCCGTTTCTATACAATAAAGGACATTCGCCATCATTGAGCTCTAGTTCAAACGTCGTTCTTAGTTCTTCATCACAATCATCATATAGTTTATAATAAAATCCTCTTGATACTATTGATTTTTTTACAGGAATGTCTAATCCAGATGATTCATACCCATTACAATGTGCGGCTGTTTTTCGGTCGATGTACACATTCAATATTTTCGTCTTGTCGCCATTCAGTTGTGCAATGTATCCCACATTTTGAGGACGCGTTATCTTCGTGGGTAGTACAGTGTCGTGTACCACACTTGCATCCAACTCTCTATCAACAAGCAGCCACCGGTGTCCATGATACACGGTATTTTCCCTAACTGCCTTATTCATCGACGGTCTTTTGATGTCTGAATTTTCCTTCATGGCTTCAGACACACTGTCATATACTTTTACCAATTCAAGTGTATCGGGGTGAATCTTTTGTAACCTCGGACCCAACGTGACAAGAGTCGTATTGAATCCGGTTGTAGTTTTCATTTGAGATGCACTCATCTTTTCCATCATTTCTTTCGTTCGTTTTTCGTTGGCATCCAACTTTCCCGATAATTGTTTTACCAAATTAACCAATTCATGCAACAATCCATTTTCATTTTTATCTTCCTTCATTTGAATAAGTAGTTTTAATTTTTCGTTTTCGAGTTCCAAGCCGCTGTTATTAACTTCATTAAAATTCTTCATGTTGCTCGTTATAATCTGATGTAGCGTTTGATAAGAAAGATTTCTGCCAATCAAAAATAATTCATGCTCCTTTTCATGATTCTTCAAATCAGTCACTCTGTTCAATCGAACGCTTTCATGATTATGAATGAAATTTTCAAAATCTTTACTCCTGTGCACACAAAAACAATCCAGCAGCACGCACTCTTCATACTTGCTTTTATGTTCATTATATCTGCCCGATATTCCGCGCCGACTCTCGCCGATTTTTATAACATATTTTCCGACATGTTCGAGCGTTTTTACTTTAATAACGTAAACAACGGAACACGCTGTATCGTATTCTTTCAGTAATATTTTTTCCCTCTCGAGCACTCTTTCTTTTTCTAGTTTGGTTTCATACTCCTTCTTCTTGGTGTCGTCTTCGAGGGATGCCATTTCATCCTTTGTTTTTTCTAATTCTTCTTGTTTTTCTTCCAGTTCTTCTTGTTTTTTATCGATTTCTTTTTGCATATTGTAAATACCTGTGACTCGAATCTCCTTAATCACTTCGCAAACCCAATTTTGAAATTTTTGGGCAATCGGCTTCCTCGAACGAAACAGTACTTTATATAATCCTTTTTCTGTCAAAAATGTCACTTCTTGAGTGCCGCCAAGGGTGTGCATAGTATGCACTACCTTTTCAGATTCATTAAAATCTCTTATAACAGAACGAATTGTTGTAATATCTAATACAACTCCCACATCACTTGCTCGAAATAGTGGGTCATTTACTGTTCCTTTTATAACAATTTCGGTGTGCAAATCATTTGCATTGAATGCTTTTATTATGTCCATGTTGATTGAATGGGTGTTTATATATGATTAACAACCTTTTGTCTTTATATTGATTTTTCAATTTTTATTTTAATTATATTTCATAAAATGAAATAATTAAAATAAAATCATAACTGTAATGATTGTAACACACACAACCAGTGTTTAATTGCTGTAAGCAAGACCACCCATACCGCTCATCACACGGAGAACGTTGTAGTTGGTGGCATAGACACGAACTTTTGCGGTCTTGGTGCCTTCAACGGTAGCATTGGACAACACGAGCTGAAGAGTTGCATTGTCAATGCGGGAGAAGTTGCACGATCCTGAGGGTTGATGTTCCTCCGGCCTCAACGCGAATGAATACACGTTGATACCGGTGTCGGGAGTGCGGGTGTGGTGCTGGTAGGGCTGAACGAGGTCGAAGTAAGTTCCTTCACGCTCAGAGAAGCGGTCCTGACCGTTGAGCTGGAGTTTGGCAGTCACGACGGGGTTCTGACCCCAGCAATGCAGGGGAAGAGAGGTCTCGGACAAAACAAAGGTGCCGGCATCAGACACACCGGAATTCTGGTAGGTGTGTCCGGGATTGAAAGTGTTAGTGCCACCAAAGTTGCCCTCGTTGTAGAAGTTGCTGTGAGAAGACCACCACTGTTGTGAGCCCGTATCGTCAACGGCGCCGGCATCGTAGAAGAGACCGGAAGCGTCAATGTACTGGTCGACAGCATCTGGGCCTCCAAATGCGATAATTGCGTTGGGAAGAGCGTCGACGGCATCAGTGTAGTTGAAGGGCTGGGCGCCGAGAAGACGGTAGAGAAGCTGATTGCAATCCAGGGATGAACAATAGTCAACGTTCTGATCTGGCTGAACGACCCAAATGAGTTCTTTCACGGGGTGATTGAAGTTGAGCTTAATCTTGTTGGAAGAAGAGCCGACGGATTCATCACCGGTGAACTGGAGCTGTTCAATGAGGTACTCGTGGGGGTTCTGAGCCATGCGCCTGCGCTCATCGGTGTCCAAGAAGACGTAGTCGACGTACAAGGACGCGGCAACGAGAGACTGGTTGTAAGCGGCAGTAACACGACCACCGCCCAAATTGCAGTCCGCTTGGTTCAAAGAGCCAACAGCCCACAGACACTCATCAATGGGACGAATATCGAGGTTAATCTTGACTTCGTGATACTGGAGGGCGATAAGGGGCAGAGCAAGACCGGGGTTGCGGCAGTACCAGAACTGAAAGGGTACATAGAGGGTGGTTTCAGGGAGGGCATTGCGGGGAGCGCAAACTTGACGAGGAGCAGTGCTCTGGCAAGGACCGTCAACATCATTGAATGAAGGGTCAGTAATAAAGGTAAGTTCGGTGGTGTTTCCAACCATTCCGTAGTAACCTGCGGTCTGGTCAACGGGAAGAGTGAGGTTATTCCAGATATGCATCCAGTCACCGTACTGGCGGTCAATGCGCTGACCACCGATTTCAACTTCAACCTGAGAAATAAGCTGCTCACCGGGGAAATCGAGCCAACGAGCATAAACACCGGTTTGGGTGGGTGCAGTGACACTGTTCCTCATGCTCTGGTTAATTTCAGGGAGAGTGACCTGAAGGTAAGTGCGGTATGCAAGATCGCCGTTGCGGCTGATAGTGCAAGTCACGCGACGACCAAAATCGGCCTGTCCGTTGAAAGTCTGTTCAATAGACTCCATTGCAAAGTTGGTGTGACGTTTGTAAGACACTTTCCAGAAAGTAATCTGAGGGTTTCCCGTCAGATAGACATCCTGGGCGCCATAGGCTACAAGTTGCATTAATCCTCCTGCCATTTTATGTGTTATAATATTGCTAAAGAAAAAAATTTTATGTTTTTTGATTAATTAAATTAAATTAATTATTTAATTTAATTCGAATAATGAAATTATTCAAATACTTATTGAAAATACCCTGCATTCAAAACCACCTAAATAATTATACAATGTTCACAATCAGAATATCAAAAAAATAGAGGAGTATAATAAAAAATATTAAAATGTAAAATTATCTAATAAAAATTCTTTCAAATAACCAGCTTCGTATACACGCTTATCTCCCTTGTGTCGTTTTGAACAAAAATATTTATTTCCTGTTTTTTTCAACTTCCATTCGTTTTCTAAAGCATTGTATATAAAATTCCTTAAACAGTTGTCGGATAATTTAATATTCAATTCATGTCTGTGTTTATTTTTACAATTTTCACTTGACTCACCATTTTTACATTCTTCTTCACTTGTTGTTCTTGTTGTTGGTTTAAAATTATTTAATTTTATTAATTTCATTTTAACATCTCGTCCTGCATTTTTCTTTAAAATGTATTCTTTTATATTTACATTTTTGCCGTGATAATGTATATTTTTTTTGATTGTCCAGTTATTTTCTAAATGTTTTATTAATATATTCATTTCATCATTATTATTCACAATGCCGGGTTCAAAATTAATGTCATGGGATTCATTATTATTATTATTATTATTATAATTATCATCACACTTGTCAACCATGATATTCTCTTTATTATTATTTATTAATTGTGAATTAAGTAACTAAATAAAGTTTGTTATGTTATGGTTATATGAGAAAAACTTACTAGACATTTGCCGATTTTAATAATAAAATAAAATATAAAATAAGTCCATTGTTTTCTTCTAAAATTTAAAATATTAGAATATATATACAAATTTCTTATTAAAGTTTTTAATAATATTATATTATATATCACAATATCAATAATATTATTTTCGGGTAATTTTTATTTTTTTTACATGCCATCGTTTAAATATAAAACAAATAAAAAAATCATAGTGGATGACAAAAGCATTACTACACTAGATAACCGACATAGAGAAATGCAACTATATTTTTCAAATGTTGAAAATATTGTTATTCCTAATCTTTTAAATGAAAAAAAAACCCTTCAAAAAGTATTGATTGAAGCAAAGGGACATGCTGCAAAGGGACATGCTGCAAAGGGACATGCTGTCCCTTTTAATCCCTTGCCACTCAAGGAAGAGTCAGAGGGGAACCTTGCTTCCCCGCAACTCAAGGATGGGTCAGAGGGGAACCTTGCTTCCCCACCAATCAAGGAGGAGGGGTCAGAGGGGAACCTTGCTTCCCCACCAATCAAGGAGGAGGGGTCAGAGGGGAACCTTGGTTCCCCTGGAATTGAAAAACAACTTGAAATGCAAGACCGAATTTCTGAAATTAAAATAGAACTTCGAACGCACCGAACAAATGTAAAACAATATTATTTGAATAATTCTAGATATATTTTCGATTATTTTGAAAATAAAAAAGAAATTTCAACAGGAAATAATAAAACAAAGATTCTAAATTCTTTTTTCAAGATTGATGGTTCCACGGAACGTGTCAATGAACTTACATCAATGAATGACAATAATGTGAAAAAATTCTTATCAAATATTGACCAGTCATTTATCAACGTGAATGATTTCGTATTTCAAACCGGCACTTGCCAACACTGCAAAAGCGGCGAACTTATTCCAGTAGAACACGAAGGCATTCTCGTCTGCAATAATTGTTCCAATTATGTTGTCTACTTGATTGAAAATGAAAAACCGTCCTATAAAGAGCCGCCTAAAGAGGCGTGTTTTTATGCGTACAAGCGCATTAATCATTTTAAAGAGATTATGGCGCAGTTTCAAGCGAAAGAAACCACACAAATTCCACCAGAAGTTATTGAGAATATCAAACTGCAAATTAAAAAGGAGAGAATAAGTCTCTCCAAGTTTACAAATTCGAAAGCAAAAGATATTCTAAAAAAACTTGGTTACAATAAATTTTATGAACACATTCCTTTCATAAAAGATAAACTCGGCATTAAACCACCCACAATGACACCCAACTTGGAAGAGTTGTTATGCAATCTCTTTATGGAAATCCAGGGACCTTATGCCAAGTTTTGCCCGGATGACCGCGTCAATTTTTTAAACTATTATTACACCATTTACAAACTGTGCGAACTCATCGGACAAACGCAATTCCTTCCTTATTTTCCCCTGCTTAAAGACAGAGAAAAACAAATCGAGCAAGATGAAATATGGAAAAAAATATGCTTTGAACTCAACTGGGAGTTTATACCGACGCAATAACACATTATTAGTTTTTGAATTATTTATTTCTACGCGATTTATTTTTGTAACGCGATTTATTCAATTTGGATGCATTACAAATATTTATAAATATATATATATATATATAAATATATTATACAATTGTAAATTTTATAATTAATATGAATACGTTTGATTTAGATTTTAATATAATAAATCCTCTTTTTATTTTTTTTGTTACTTTAGGTGGAAACTTTGTTGCTCCGCTGTTTCCGTGTCAAGTTCAAAGGCTTTTCACAGAAAATATTTACTGTAAGCATTTCTCGCATTTTTTATTTTATTTTTTGCAATTGTGCTAACTTCAGAAAAGTCTTCCAAAATAACCAGTGTTGTATTTTATAAAGCGCTCGCATTATATTGTCTCTTCATCATTTTGACGCGAATGGATAAAAATTTCTTCTTGCTATTTTTCATTATTTTGTGCATAAAATTTGTTGTTATTAATGAAATGACAAACACTACTGATAAGAAATTAAAAGATAAGTATAATCAGATTGATAATCTTTTAGGTTACCTCTTAATATGCATTGGCATTATCGGTTTTGTATTATATTACGGAGAGAAGAAGTTCGAATACGGAAAACGCTTCAACCATCTCACATTTTTGTTAGGAAAACCGGTTTGCCGAGAATATGTTATTCCGACAAAATATGCGCGCAACCTGTCATACGTGTTGAAGTGAACTCATGAAAAGTATTTGTGCGTATAACAATATAATAATTAATTACTTAATAATATTAAATATACTTTTTGATATATTCAATATTATAAATAATTAACATATTATGAATACAAATAGTACAATAAATGCAACAACCTCGAATTCTGAACAAAAAAAATTAAAAATACATTGTGACATCAAAGCCAAATTGGATTACTTTATAAAACAAAAAAAGATTCCCAATATTATATTTCATGGGTCATCGGGATGTGGAAAAAACGTTCTTGTAACAGATTTTATTAACAGTATATACAGTGGAAATAAATCAGCAATGCAGAATTATGTCATGAATGTGAATTGCGCTCACGGGAAAGGCATTCGGTTTATTCGAGAAGAGTTGAAATTCTTTTCAAAAACAAATGTGGATTTGAAAGACGGAGAGATATTTAAAACGGTCGTCCTGTTAAATGCAGACAAACTCACAATTGATGCACAATCCGCTTTAAGACGATGCATTGAGCTATTTAGTCGTTCTACACGATTTTTCATCATTGTTGAAGATAAATACAAGTTGCTCAAACCAATCTTATCAAGGTTTTGCGAAATATATGTCCCCGAACCAATCATTAATAACTGTGTAACAAATCTGCACACATATAACTTGAACAACGTCTATACATTTAAAGATTCTGACGCAACGCGCAGGTTATATTTAAAAACAGCTTTATCAGGATTAATAAAAAAGTATGATGACACTTGCTCAGATGGCGAAAATATAAAAAAAATAACTAGTCAACCTCATAATAATAAAGACAAACAGATAATTTCAGAATGCATGTTATTAATTACAAAATTGTATAACAAGGCATTTTGCAGCGTTGATTTGCTTTACTACATTGAGCATAATTCTAAAATTGAGGACCTTAAAAAATATGAATATTTGATTACATTTCAAAAAATAAAGAGAGAATTTAGAAATGAAAAATTGTTAATGTTATTTATTTTATATTTTTTGATATTTCGTAGAGATTTAACTTTAGAAAATATATCGTTCATGTAAAGTAAATTAATTAAACTATTCTGAAAATGGATGACTTTGTTCTTGGAAACTTGCAAGAGTCTCGAAACGAGTTTTGCGCTCGTCTTATAAACATTTTAACACCGCACATTGCGCATGGTTTAAAATCTATTTTTGATGAAGCTTGGAAACTGTGCATTGACAATGACGAGGCGCCAAAATACCTAATGACATTTCAAAACTTTTTAATGCGCGTGCCAAAATGGAATGTTGCAATCATAGAACAGGAGGCAACGCGAATTGTAGAACGAAGTGGATGCGGTCACATAGAAGAGTTGATTACGTGTGTTCACATTATTCAACTCAAAATGCTGACATGCATGCGAGCTGGAAGCAAGCAAAAAAAAATCGACATCTCAATACCCAAATTGGCTGATTTTATTCACAAGGTTTATGTAAATGTCGCTAGAAAAATGTATTCAAATGTGTTTCTATTTGAAAAAAATAAACAGCATTTGCAAATCCAAAAACACAACCGTCAGCTTGAAATTATAATAAAAGAATGCATTCTCAACACGGTGCGCGAAAGCATTCCAATTGAGCATCTGTTGAAGGTCTACATGGAAGACGAATTCATAGAAGAAGACACCGAAGTGATTGACACGGAGGAAATTATATCACAGGACCCCATAATCGAAGAAGAAAAAGAAGAAGAACAACAAGAAGAAGCGCTGCAAGAAGAGGCCGCCGCTAGCTCCGCCGAAAATAATAATGACAATGTGACAAAACGTCAAACCATCACATTCGACGATATTGACAGAGTGAGAGTTTTGGGTTCTGAATCTGAACAAGCAGAAGAATTTGTGAATGCACCAAAAACTTTAGAAAGATTGGAAGAAATAAGCATTCGAAATTTTGCAAAACGTAAAGAAGAGGAGGAAGGTGGCTATGATGATGACGAAGGCGAAACTGATGATACTCTGCGCATCGGCGACCCCGTAAATCTTGGAGATTTAGATGTTGATGTATTTTCATTTGATTCGTAAAAAAAGTAATTAATATATGAATTTATAGAGTATAAAAACAAAAATGGATAATATTTTTGTAGTTGGGTGTGTTATATCTACCGTCTTTTTTTTAGCAAAGTTTTTAGAAATGCGATTTTCTGTGGAAGAGCCTAGACCTCTTAAATATTTGATGCGTGACACTGTGGTTGTTTATGCGAGCTGCATCATCGGTTACTACTTGCTCCTTCAATTCCAGTCAGAAGTTTCAAGCAGCTCTCCGATAGAAGTTTTTACTGACAATCCTGGATTCTAGTAAAGAGAAGAAGAGAAAAATCTTATAAACATATCCAATCCTTTCCCCCTTTTTTTAATTAATATTTAGAGCATGAAACAGTTTATGTTTTAACTTTACGGTATTTTCGTTAAAACTTAGAATTCGAGCATTGTTCGTGTGATATATTGTTCCAATTTTATCATTCACCATGATTAGTTTATAATTTTCATTTTTCCAATCTGTGAAACTCCTTAACAACTTCTTGAACAGTTTGTTGACAAATTGAAGTGACAATTCTTCATCCGTCGGTTTCATCCAACGGTTAGAAGTATATATTAAAATGTCATTTTTTGACCCTTTGATTGAACAAATTGGAACGTGCTCAAATGTTTTTTTATTCAAGTCATCTACAATCAGACTGCACGCCCATTCACAAATGTCTTTTGACTTGAATAATCTTTCTAAATCGGCGGGAGTTATCTCCAGCGTGTTTACCCATTCTATAAAATCGCAACTGCAAAAATGCTGCGACTGATGCTGGTGCGACTGATTCTGCGACTGCGACCACAACTGCTGCTGCTGCTGCTGCTGCTGCTGCTGCTGCTTGAAAATGTCAAATTGTGTTTTTAATTCAATCAACTCTTTTTTTAAATTAAAAATATCATCTTTTAATTCTTTTATTTCCGACGAATCATCGTGATTACTTGTTTCACTCGTTATTGCACTTGCACTTGTCGTCATCCTTGTTGATGTTGATGTTGATGTTGTTGTTGTTGTTACAGAATCGTTCGGCGGAATGCCCGTTGGTTTCGGTTTTATTTTAATTCTTTTCATATCATCTAATTTGTTTGATTATAAACCAGCCGTAATTATAAATATACAATATTTAATTTTTAAAATCAATTTTAATGCAAATCAATCATGTAAAAAAAAATAAAATATATTATTATATTATTTATATATTATTTATATTGTTTACAATTTTACAATGAATAAACTGGTAATTGTATTTTTCATCGTATTTGTTATTTTAGAAGCACTTGTTTATTATATATACAAAAATAAACAAATTATCAAAGAGTCATTTATGGAATCATATCAAGGCTCAGACGTAAATTATGAAAGTTGCATTAAAAATGGATACCCGCAAACATGGTGTTTAAGCATACAAGACCCATATGGCATTGCAAACCCCGATTCCACTTTGGATAAGTTACAGTGTAATACAAAATATAAATAAATGCATTGTTCTACATTGTTGTATTGTTATGTTATAGTTATAAAATATATCAAAACAATATAAACCAAAAAATCATATACTATAAAGAATTGTAAATAAATAAATAAATATAATGAAAAATAAAAAAATTACTGAAAATAACCATGATGCCATTTTCCCCCTTCTTCCTTCTTCCGCAGATTCCGATTCCGTTTCTGAAACAGTGTATGAAAATGAAAATATTGTTGTAGTTGTTGAGGCGGGACCGCCAGTCGTTGAAAAAAAAAAAAGGGGAAGAAAAAAACTTATTAAACCCGACATTGCAAATAATGTAAATGTGGTTGTTGCTATCGCTTCCAACACAAAAAATAATGTAAATACTGGAGAAAATTGTGAAAATGCAGACCCGTCTGCTCCACCCGTCGTTGTCCACAAAAAAAGAGGAAGAAAGCCTAGGGGTGGTAAAATAATACAAGAAAATCTTGTTCATAATAACAATGTGCCCGAGCTTCCAAATGTCATCTTACATTTAAAATGTGTAACGTCGGATTTAAATGCAAACAATGCAAGCATTATAACGGGCTCAGATGCAACCACGGTCAACCATGATAATCAAATCATGTGCTACAATGACCTAAATGTCTGCGGGTCAGAGGTGTGTAACTATACTGACTCGACAGATTCAGTTGATTCCGATTCGCCGTCAAGGCCGGTGAGCGCTTATGTCACGGATAATGATAATAATGGTAATTATGTCAATAATGGAAATGTTGACACCAGCGGGGTTACACACTATGACCCTTCTACATTTTCTAAAACCACTTCAACTTGTGACGCATCGTCATCATCGCAATTGTTTTCTAACTGGGACACACATAAACACAATTATCAATGCGACGATTCTGTGGACTCTGACAATTCGACTATGAAAGATATTTGGAAAAAAATATCACAACTCAAAATAAGTTATAACAAAAATGATACGTTTCAAATAATTAGTTCACATCGTTCTGCGTGTTTTTGGTGCACGTGCGATTTTGACACACCTGCAATTTATATTCCCAAATCAATTGTTAAAGACAGTTGCAATGTTTACGGATGTTTTTGTCATCCTGAGTGTGCTGTTGCCTTTCTTATGAATGAAAATGTAGACACGTCGACCAAGTTTGAACGCTATCATTTATTGAATTCCATGTACGGTCCCATATACAACTATGACAAGAGCATCAAACCAGCTCCGAATCCTTACTATTTATTGAATAAGTTTTACGGTAATCTTAGCATTGTAGAGTATCGCAAATTATTCAAAAGTGAACAGCTCATATACATGGTAAATAAACCGCTTACTCACATTTTGCCCGAACTTTATGAAGACAATAACGATTTTCTAGTTGGAAATAAAATTATTCAAAACAATAATATTCGTAAAAATCAATTGAAAAAAAAATCAAATAAAACGAATATTATCAACGAAGTGTTTGGTGTGAAATAATCATGCATCATAATAACAGTTGCAACGTCAGTCAACTTTTTCTTTTAGAATTATATTTTTATTCCTTGTACAATTCTCATAATTTTCACAATTAGTAGCATTACAATCAATACACTTTTCGTTGCAAATTTCCAGGTCATTGCATGGTTGTTCTTTTTTTGCGGCAACAGCAGCAGCTGCGTGACACGCTTGTTTACGCTTTATTAGTTCATTCATCTCTTCAATTTTTTTAGCTTTTTCTTGTTGCATTCGATGGTTATTTGACCCCTTGTCCATAATCTCTCTAATCACAGAATATACTTTTTGATTTTTTGTTTTCTTTAAGTTTTGGTCTTCCTTTGGCGTAATGCCTAGGTAATCGCTCACAACTTTCACAACATCGTTGCTACACGATTCTAGTTTTTCAAGTGCTTCGCATTCATCGTAATTTGTTTGAGACACAATAAATTGAATTTGCTGTTTTCGTCTGTATTCCAATTTTTGTTTTACTGTATCCATTAGTCTGGTATTCAAATCTGCTTGGTCCTCACAGTTCATTATATATCTATCTTGATTTTGCTAATCAATATATATATACTACATTAAATATTTTCTAAATCATATTAAACGAATATTTATATTACATATAACGAAACGAGGCACTCAACCAATCGAAACAGAAAATGGAAAATCAAAGTAATAAAGAAACCCAAGAACAAATAACAACTGATGATGGTATCAATAGCATTATTGACATTCGCGGAATTCAATTTGACATTTCATCTGTTTTGAAAGATGTAACAAATTCTATTAAAAATAATTTGAAAATGTCATTTGATGACGTATTTAAAGATTATGAATTGTATAAATCTACTCATGATGCATTACTTCAAATCCCGTTTGTAAAAGAATTGTATAATAAAAATACGGAACTTTCATTGCAGGTTAAAATGTTGAAACAAGAAGAACAGGAAGAAGAGGAAGAACAGGAAGAACAGGAACCAACAATTACATTGAATATTCATGAATCTTCGACATCAAATAATCAAGCAAGTCGGAGTAGTAGTCCTCCGCATTTGACTGATTTTTTAAAAATAAATAAAATGAATAAAAATAAAAAAAAAGATGTAGATGATGAATTGGAAATCGTTTCAGAAGCTCAGGAATCAGATGCAGAGGATTCAGATGGAGAGGAATCAGAATCAGAAGCTGAAGAAGAGGCGGAATCAGAATCGGAAGAAGAGGAAGAAGAAGCTGAGGAAGAAGCTGAGGAAGAAGCTGAGGAAGAAGAAGCGGAAGCTGAGGAAGAAGCTGAGGAAGAAGAAGCGGAAGCTGAGGAAGAAGCTGAGGAAGAAGAAGCGGAAGCTGAGGAAGAAGCTGAGGAAGAAGCTGAGGAAGAAGCTGAGGAAGAAGCTGAGGAAGAAGCTGAGGAAGAAGCTGAGGAAGAAGCTGAGGAAGAAGAAGCGGAAGAAGAAGCTGAGGAAGAAGCTGAGGAAGAAGCGGAAGAAGAAGCTGAAGAAGAAGCTGAAGAAGAAGCGGAAGAAGAAGCGGAAGAAGAAGCTGAAGAAAAAGCTGAAGAAGAAGCTGAAGAAGAAGCTGAAGAAGAAGCGGAAGAAGAAGCTGAAGAAGAAGCTGAAGCGGAAGTATATGAAATTGTAATCAAAAATGTTACATATTATACAACAAATGAGGAAAATGGTGACATTTATTCTTGCATAAACGACGATGTTGGAGAAATTGTCGGAAAATTTAATAATGGCAAACCAAAATTTACAAGACGCAAATAAATAATAATAATTTGAAAAAATAAATTAAAATTTAAAAATACTATTATTTAATTTAATTTTTATTATTTATTGTGTATATTTTATATATTATATATATAATATACAATCGGTCCATTCAATTATTTGATTATATAAAATGATTTTCCAATATATTTGTCCGCCAGCATCATTATATTTAGCCTTTTCAATCATTCAAATACTTATCGATATGTTTAGAGGCGAAACGAATACTGCATTTTTAAAATTTCTTGTAATGATTATTTTTACAATTGCGTTGAATATGTTGTGTGCATCGGGATTAGGAATTATTTCATGGTTTATTGTATTTATACCATTTATTTTAATGACGTACATTACAACAATTCTTGTATTTGTATTCGGAATCCCAAAGACATCAGATTTGAGACCTGAACGCAGACATCCTCGGAACGAGCACGACAGAAACTGGTGGAAACACCATAAACACGTCGGCGGATGCGCCGGAACGCAATACGGATGCTGTGACGACGGACAAACTGCAAAAGTAGATGCGAATGGAACAAATTGTCCGTCATCCCCTCAACCATCCCCGCCCGTCGTTGGTGGTTGCGCCGGAACGCAATACGGCTGCTGCATTGATGGCACAACTACGAAAGTAGATGCAAATGGAACAAACTGTCAAAATATTGGCGGATGCGCCGGAACGCAATACGGCTGCTGCATTGATGGCACAACTACGAAAGTAGATGCAAATGGAACAAACTGTCAAAATATTGGCGGATGCGCCGGAACGCAATACGGCTGCTGCACTGATGGCACAACTACGAAAGTAGATGCGAATGGAACAAACTGCCAAACTGTTGGCGGATGCGCCGGAACGCAATACGGCTGCTGCAATGATGGCACGTCTCCAAACCCGTGCCCCAAGGGAACATCACTTGTATTAGACCCCGAACAGTCAATGGCTCCAAAAAGACTCATCGGCGGCTGTGCTGGTTCGCAATACGGCTGCTGTTCTGACGGAAGCTTTGCCGCCGCAAAAACGTGTGGAGTTTTTAATCCAGTAATATAAATATATTTAATACAAATAAAATAATATATAAATATTTAATATATAAACATTCAATTATATTATATATTATATTGTTATATATCATTAATTACAGACATAGATGGTTGTTCATTTTCAACAATATTACGAAACTAACAATGAATGCGGAGAGACAGCAGCAGTTGAAATGAATTTGAAATTTGCGGTTGCTCTAACAGCGGGTTGTGTGCTTTATTCTTTCGTAAACAGTAACACATTCCCTGAAACAATGATGCGATTCACTTACAAAGCTGCGTTGGTCTATACAAAAGTAAATAAAGCGTATAACAAGTTTACAACATACTTTAACAACATGATTAATCGCAATAATAATAATAATAATAATAATAATAATAATAATAATAATAATAATGAATTGACAAGATTGAATGATTCCTCCACAGATTCTTTCACAGATTATGAAATTAGAATAATTAAAAGTGGAATAAAATGCGAACAATTTGAAACTATGAAAGTATTTGAAAAATCAAATTATTTAGGAAATCCAAATGATTATTGCGACTCTCAAGACGAGGAATCAGAATCACAATCACAATCTTCTACCAACGAAAGCTGTGATATTTGTGACACGTGTTATTCTCAAGATGATGATGAAAAACAAGACAAAGTAACCACCATGGAAACAATAGAAACACCACACGCGACAAATCCAAAAAATGAACAGTTATTCATTATGAAACACAACAAACAAAATAACACAATTCGATTTATACGATATGATTTTGTAATGCAAACACTTTTTTTTGAACATGGCGGCAATAGTTACAAACAAAATAAAAATTACACAAGATTGTACAGACAATTTACAGAAAATGATTATTTAATTTCACCAAATGACCTCGTCGTTTCAAAAGCAGGAATGATTGTGTGTTCACTCGAATTAAAGGGCAAAACATATGACATTGACATTTCATTTCCTTATAACTTCAACGTCGTTGGAAACGTTATACTAGATTACACATTTTTATCATGGTACATGTTGAAAGTATACGATATTGCGCCTTTTGCTGTGGACTGTGATTACACTCTAACGTGCATATCCAACGCCAACGCGGTTATGCACGTATATAAAATTGGGAAATCCTCGGGACTATTGGTGAAATTGAATGAGTATGAAATTATTAGTACATAAAAATTGATATACATTAAATATTTTTAAAAATCAATATAAACATAATCACTGATTATATTTATTATGTTTCATATGACATCGTTCGAAGAACACCCTATGACATCCTCGACAAAAGAAGAAGGCGGAAGTTCTAATACAATAAATACAAACAACTCCGACAATTCACATCATTCATCACCACACAGTTTGTCGGACACGTGGATACTCTGGGCGCATCTTCCACACGATACAGACTGGAGCATTAAAAGTTATACTAAAATTTATGAATTTAATACACTAGAACAAGCAGTAACAATCACCGAAATGTTGCCGCCAAAATTGATTATAAATTGCATGTTGTTTTTGATGCGAAAAGGAATTAATCCGATATGGGAAGACGAGAGAAATAGAAACGGTGGCTGTTTTTCATACAAGATTATCAATAAAGATGTTCCAGGCGCCTGGAAACAAATGTCCTATTTATTAGTTGGAGAGACAATGTCAGAAAATGTTAAAATGTTATCGCACATCAACGGGATAACAATATCGCCAAAAAAGAATTTTTGCATTATGAAAGTTTGGGTTGCAAACTGTTTATTCCAGGATGCGACTGTAATCAACGATAATGTTGAAGGGGTTAGTTCGCACGGCTGCTTGTTCAAAAGACACGCTCCAGAATATTAATTTTAAAATGTGGGTAAGTGTATGCATACGTGCATTTATTTTATATGTGCACGTATACAAATTAACTAAATTACTTATTTATTTTTTGGGTCCTCGAGAACGAAGGGAGTAACTGCTCTTAACAGGGGTAGCGAAACGACGACTGCGTTTTGCCGTCTTTTTATGACACGCCTGGTCTACGCATTTTTTAGACCCCTTTGCGCATTTCTTAATTTTTCTGTAGGCTTGTTTTCCAACACAACCTGAAATACATTTGCGGGAACCGCGTTTACACCTCGATTTTGCCATTTTTATTTTATACAATTATTATAGAAAAAAATATTTATTTATATTTTTATATACTTTTGCTTTTGTCTAAACTTCTAAAATTTAAAATTGTGTGTAAGCATTCAAATACAATAAAAATAAATATGACAAGTATGCCATTATCATTACTATTAACCAAATAGGTATCACTGTCTTATTCCTATAACCTATTCCAAATTGTCGCATTGTTCCATCTTTATTAAAAACGCAAGTCGGCTTGATATACACCATTAGCCCAAATAATGTGATAAATAATAATATCGAAAATGAGGTTATATTTTTTCTTATAAAAATCTTATTCATTCTAAATGTTTAATGGTTGTTTGATTGATTAATTAAATATTATTTAGGTTGGATATATTGCTAATATATCTAAATAAAAAAATGCATAAAATAAACCCCGCTAATTAATGAAAAATATATAAATTGATTTTTTAATACTTATATTTATATTTTTCAGTGTCTCAGTTTCAACGAACGAAGGAGAAAGGAATTATCATGAATCTGTTTATTCTGTCATTGTTTCCCGAAGAGGTTGCAAAGTTTATGATGGATAAGCACATTGTCAAAATCATACTTGAAGCCGTTCAAATGTTGTGTTCTGCACGCCGCGTTCTTCTTCCAGCAGATGACGAAACCATCAATGCGCCGCTCTACAAGCTGGCTCACAAAAATCACCCTGTTACCATTTGGTGCAGACTGTCGCGCGAAAACTTTATCTGGACGCTCGACCTTGTTGACGAAATGCACAAGGAATGGCGATTCCGCTACAACCACCCCGAAACAAAATTTCACAAATCCTACTTGGTTGCGCAGTATTTACGAGAGCACATTCCCGACGCTTGTGTCTTTCCAGAACAACGACTCACGCCATTTGCGCAAGCAATGCCCGACCAGTACAAACACGAAGATGCAGTCGTTGCATACAGGAACTACTACATGTCGGAAGAAAAACAAAAGATTGCGACATGGAACAAGAAGAGAGAAGCACCCGAATGGTACATGAAAAAAATATAACAAACATTAAATGCAAAAAAAGGGAAAAAATGAAAAAGGTGACTTTTTTTCTTTACAATTGATTCAATTATTATTTTTAATATTTTCTTGAATATTTCGATTTCGATTTCGACTTTGATTTTCTCAAATATTTCGACTTTGATTTTCTCAAATATTTCGATTTTGATTTCCTTGAATATTTCGATTTCGTTTTTCTTGAATATTTCGATTTCGATTTTTTACCACCGCCTTGAGATGCGCATCCCTTACTAATACTACTAGTATTAGTACTCTTAGTTTCAGGGCAAAGCGTCGCTTCTGGTGGTACTGTCTCTGGCCTTTTATATGTACCCGAAGAAGCATATTAGTTTCTAATACTTTTCATTTTCGCGCGTTCAACATCCTTATCCTTTAGGTCTTGAATAGCATCTGTAAAATACGTCCAAACAATATCAGTACGGGGGCGACTCTTCCAAAGTTGTTCAGTTGGATATATGTAAAAATATTGTGGGACCCCGCTCTCGTCATTCATTGTATAGCGGTTTGCAAACAATTTTTCATGAGCAGCTACTAGAGCATCATATTGAGTTTGCTTTTCAAGAGCTTTTTTTTTTTTTGTATATAAAAATTTAGTATCATCGACATATATCTGTTCATTCCATCTTCTAATACGTTCGGTCAAATCGCGACGAGCTGCTTCATCCAAGGCTGCTCCCTCTCTTACTGCCTCTTGTCTTACTGCCTCTCTTGCTTTATCTCTTCTTTCTGCCTCTCTTGCTGCGTCTGCAGGAAAAATAATTATAGGCAGTTCGGTTTCGAATTTATTTTCTTCACTAATAGATGACATTATATTTATATATACTAAATACATTTTTTTAACATTTTCTTGAATATTTCGATTTCAATTTCGATTTCGATTTCCTTGAATATCTCGATTTCGATTTCGATTTTCTTGAATATCTCGATTTCATTTTTCTTGAATATCTCGTTTTTTTACCACCGCTTGATGGCATCATCCATTTGTTGTGCCGTAGATTAAACAGACCCTTTTCACGATCATAATCTCTCATCGTGAAAAACACCCTGGAACTATGACCATCATATTCACCCCACTTTCTTTGAAATAAGTCCCTTTCTTTTGAATCTTTTGAATGCTGAGATTTATATCTATATGCGGCTGCAGCAGCTTTACAGGCGTCATGCACTTCCTCATAGTTTTTATTTGGGCGACCTTCCTGAAATTCCCAGGATAAAAGGCCATCTGGAGTCATATGTTTGGCTTTATACTCATTCATTTTTTTCCAATATTCAGTCAATAGGTTTCTTGCTTTTTGTGCTTCTGGTATTTCTGCTGCTATATCTGCTGCGTATGCTGCTTCTGCTGCTCTTTCTGCTTCTGCAATTTCTGCCGCTCTTGTTGATGCTGCCGCTCTTGCTTGCTCTCTTGCTGCTACTGCTGCATCTTCTGCTGCGTCTGCTCTTGCATGAGCGTCAGCATAATGATCAATAACTGTGGGAAATTCAATTCCTTCAGCTTCTGCAGCTTCTTCCGCTCTCTTCCGCTGTCTTCTTTCAAGTTCTAGACGTTTTTTTTCTTCTCTTTCAAAAAATGACATTATATTTATATATAATTCAATTATATATAAATATAATTATAATTATAATGCTAAGTATTTATTAATAATATTCTAAACTATTCTTCTTCTTCTCGCACTTCTTCAGCACCCTCATCTTGATAACTGTCGGGATACATGTCCGCAGAAGCCGCGTATTCTTCTTGACCGTCGTCTTCTTGTGTTTCATTCATGACATCATCCGCATCAATGTCGGGCGCATCTCCCTCATCTTCCACCGCATCCTCGCGAGCCAGCGCCTCAGGGTCATCTGATACCGGAGGTAAACCTCTTGCTTTTTTCCGACCATTTATTCTCTCAATGCGCGCCAATTCTTCTGTTTCAAAATCAGGGTTGTATATTCTCAGACCCGTGTTTTTTCCAATAGACTGTGTACCCATCTTGTATTTCTTGTGATTTAAATAAATCTGTTTCTGGTCTTCCGACATCTTTTCAACATTTTGAACAATGTCATCTCTCTCTTCGTCAATGGAACGCAAATAATTTTCACGAATGTTTTCAATGTCCTTGTTTATCAGCTTCTTGTCTTCGACTATTAAATTAAAATAAGTTTCTAGTATTCTAGAAATCTCTTTTTGAATGTCAACTACCGATTTTCCCGATTTCGTTTTTACCTGTGACAACTGTTTTTGTTTTGCAATCTCCGAAAAAAACAGATACGAATCAACCGCAATAAGAAAATAATACTCGTATAATAAAACAGTCATGTGCGTTGCATCACTAAACATTGGCGTATTTTTAACAACTTCATTCAAAAATAATGTAGATGTCTGCACATTTTTCAAAATTGTGTCGATTGGTTTTTTATTTCCAATTTTGTAAAAGTTGTTCAATGTATTTGTGATTCTCTCATTTGAAAATTTAATTATAGATTCTGAATCGCCTTTAGAAAGTTGCCCAGAAATATACGGCGGCAAAGATTCCATCTCGGAAACTTGAGAGAGTATGATATTCGGATAAACCTGTGTAATGTTTTTTACCGCATTTCTTACAAATTCAACAGACACTTCCAACGAATTATTTTCACCGTTTAATAATGTATTTTCCATTTTATTGAAAAGCATTATACCCCCTTTTTTGAAAATGCCTTTTTCTATATCTTCTGCTGTTCGAAATATTGCATTTCGAAATGTTGCACTCTTTTTACTCACAGAAAAATTTAAATACTTTTCACATTTTTCATTCAATATTTTTGTATTCTTTTCAATTATTATTTGCAAGTCTCTCGAAGATGTTTGTGAGCGATTCTCGTTGAAATTCTTCAATGCGACTACAAAGTCTTCAGGAAACAGCATTGATGACGACATCGCCGTCATCTTGGACTCTTTTGCTTTCGATTTCATTTTAAAGTCATCAATCGCCTTCAATAAAATACGATTCAAATTTTCATTATACGTTCCCACACCCGCTTGATATTCATTCATCGGTTTCATCGTTTGACCATTAACCAGCTGTAATAAATGCTGCAAGTCTTTTGTTGTGTACTCCAGGTTAAATTCATTTTTAATTTTATCAATCAACTTTATTTTATCAGCGTGACTCATATCCGTATTTTGCGAACTTTTAAAAATATTAAAAATATCTCGATTCTCTCCAAGTGTGTTTTTGAATTTACAAATTTTATGAATGTCGCTAGATAACAAAGTGGCACCGACGCCACCAGCAGCACCTCCTTTTGCGTTTCCATAGTTGCAGTACGTCATGAATGCATTGTATATTGTAAACTCATCAAAATTCGTAGGAAGGTCCGGAATGTTATTTCGCGTGTCTCTCGGGTCCAGCATGGTTGAAGCTTCGCTCAGACTGTAAATGTCCATCAAGATTGCGCTTGTGCATTCCACCATGTCACAGTAATTTTTTATATTGGGAACATGACTTACCATATAATCCAGCGTAGTGTTACCTTCATAGTCTCGGTCGCGTTCGTTGCAACACGCATTCTGAATATAATTCCTGGATAAAAGTTTTGTTTTATCTTTTGTTTGAGACGAAATTACCTCCTGAATAAGTTTTTGAATAACCAATGAAAAATGTATTACTTTTGATTGCAACACCAGTATCTTTTCCGTCTGCAAACTACTTCCATTTTTCAAGTTTCGTTTCAAGTCATCGCAATATGTTTTTGTAACGGGCAACGGCATAGAAGTAATAAATGCGGTAGGGTCAACCAACAGCGGACGAAAATGCGACGATGCGACATTAAGTTTCATGCCCGTTTTTGAAGACAATGATTTTTTTTGTTCTTTTAATGCATCATATTCGCGCTTCTTATCAAATCGCGACTGTATTTGCGGTTGATTCAGTATTTTCGTTTTTATAAGACTGAATAACGTGTCTCTCATTTTATCCTGGTTAATTTTTTTGATGGAGTTCCAAGGAGCATAGTCGCTCTTCACTTTTTGAGAGATGCACGCCATATAAATAACAAACGATAAATCGGCTTCATCTAAAGACAGCGGATAGCCGGTGAATGACTTTACACAGTTTGGAAATGTGATTTTACTTTTTATTTGCGGAATGGATGACTGTATCACGATAATAACCAACGCCATGGAATAAAAAATTAAATATTGATTATAAGTTTTTTCATACGCTTCATATTCGACTGTCGTTTTTTTATCCAATTCGTACTGCTCTATTGTTTTTTTTTTAGGAAGAAGTAATTGAATCGTTTCCACTATAAACCGTTTATCTTTATTTTTAAAAATTACAGACAGCGAACTCTCGTAATGATTAATGATGGTATTTAAACTCATCACTGTTTCATTTTCGCCTTCTCCTTCTCTCTCACCTTCCGCTTCGCTTAGTTCCTCTTGTTCCTCTTCGTCCACGTCTTCGTCCTCTTCATCCTCCTCTTGTTCTTCATACTCCTCCTGTTCGTCTTCTTCGCCATCTCCTTTTTCTTTGACACGTTCAGATTTTATACTTGCATCAATGATTTCACCCGAGTTGACTGCTGCAAGGTCGGATGCGTTCTCTTCTTCATTGCGAAGTAATTGTACGCTCGCCGCGTCTTCACCCTCTTCTTCAACCAACCAACCTTCTGAAACTAGCGCGATTTTAGATATTGAATACCCACTGTACTTGTCAACAATTTGGTCACCTTCGCGTTTCCCATTTGTTCTTTCAATTCGGGAAAGCGTTGTTGTATATTTCGAAGACTTGGGGTCTTGCGGATTATAATTCCGGGCAAGCTCGTACAAAAACGTGGGCAATAAACGAACACCAGGAACGCCGCACGATTTGCAATAATACCAGCGAGCATCCTCATCTGGAAGCGCGTCTCTAACAAACAGTTCGCTGTTTACCAAATCTAAAATGCACTGGTATTTTTTACCAACGTCGTCCATCCCCAAAATACAATCGACAATTTCCTGATACGGAGACCTAACAAGCGTTGTAACTTTTTTCTTATGTTCCTGACCCAGCAAATATTTCTTCTGATTGTATTTTAATATTTCAAAAACCTTTAGTTTTAAAATAAGTTTTATATTTTTAAAATCTCGTAAAAATGTTTCATCAATGTTATTCTTTTTTATATCACTTTTTGAACCAAACTCATCTAAAATTTTACTTGTCAAATCATTCAATAACGACGATTCAGACATTGTCTTGTCTAAACATTTTTGATTAATTGAAAAACACAGCGGTTTTGGTTTTGTTTCCGACGGAATGTTGCAAAAATATGACGGGTCGTCCACTTGCACGTTCTGAAGTTCGGGGTCTTTGTCAATGTTCCACTCATTGTTTCTTCTAACATAATAATCGTATCGCGTAGAATCATCATCTTGGTCAACAATTTTCAACGCCGCATAATCACCGTCCTTTACAACGCGCTTGCCTGTTGAATCATATTTCGAATCAAACAAAATATCGGCTGATTTTCCATTGTCTACTTCTAAAGCACCCATCGACAAATACACTCTGCTCAAATTAATCTCGCGCTTTTTACACGTTTTTGAATCCGCGCCCGACGACTCTTTCGTCATTTTTTCCTTTAAATCCTGCTGTTCCCGTCTTACTATGGAATCCACCTCTGAAGATGTTAAATCAGAATTCTCAACCGCCATCGTATCCATAAATAACCGCGCAAAATCAACATCAAGAAGCAGCTTCAAAATTTCTGAAGACGATAAAAACCCTCCACCACTACCATTGCTACCATGTTTATCATCGGTTAATTTATAAAGTTTAAAAATCTCATCGAGAGATGTAGTTTCATCATTCGCCAAAACTATTTTCTTATGAAATTCTTTTGAAATTGTAACCCGCTTGCCTTCATCTTCATTAAAAGCGTCGTAAAATAATTCCAACGAATCTAGTTTCGTAATTGAATTTTTATCAACAAGCTTTTTGAATTTTGTCGACGACGCAGACAACCTCTTCGTGTATTCAGAAATATTTTTATTAATAAATGCGCGCATTGCATTATACTGCTGCTCAGTCAAATCTTTATTGTATATCAAAAATGGTTGGAGCGCGTACACAACTTCATACATGGATAAACACCGACCGAGTCGAGATTCTAATGCTGAAAATGCATCTTGATTGGTCGGCACAAATGAATTAATAAACTGACCTATTTTGTGTGTGGATTTTGATATCGACTCATTCGGAGTGAATGCCGTTACATCCGAAAACACAATACCGCCCTTGTATTTTTCCAATCGCCTTTCTTCTTCTTCTTCACCGCCCCCATCCCCATCCTTTTTAACAACCTTGTCTACATTTATAACTTCGGTGACAACATCGTCTCTGAATTTAATGTCGGCAATTATACTTGACCAGGTTTTCAAATACAACGAGTCCATTGAAACTCTGTCTGACAACAGCGTGTCCGGCAGTCCCATCTGGGTCAAAGCAATCGCTTGTTTATTCAGCGTAATAAACGATGTTATAAATGCGGGGTCGTTCGGAGTCGAGTTTACCCGTTTGACGCTATTTGATTTCACATCCTCAAATTCTAGTTTCGTTAATCCCATGTTGTACGCGCGGTCAATGTATGTCTGACCTGTCGTCCCCGACCCCAACGCCTTTGATGATACAATGGTGTCATTGTTTGTTGAAAGCGTGAGAATATTAGTTGACACCGGTTTATTTTGCATAATATACTTGTTGTCTGGATTTTGTTTTGGATTTTCAAATGGCGTCAAATATGAATTCATATCTTCCATTATCATCTGGTTATAAGGCGCATTTTTATCCGGATACATTTTCTTCTGCTCCTGTATTTGCTCTTCAAAATCATATATTGCATTTACTGTGTTGACCCCTACTGAATCATCGCCGGTTACGTACAACTTTTTAATATTTTCTACAACGGGCAAAACCCACTGCAACTTCGTGTCCAAATTTTGAATGTGAATTACACACGGTTTATCGTGCTCATTCAAGGCTCTTGGCATTTTTGGAACACCATTTTTATCAAAAAGCGAGTACTCTTTCCGCAACTGAAAAAAACGCTCAATTCCTCGATGAATCCTATTCAACTCTGCATCAGTCCGCCTGCTTTTTGGAACCGAAGAAATAATATTTTCTAATAAATCGTCGTATTGTTTTGTCTCGGACACAATTCTCTGAGACGATGGAACCTCATACATTATGCTTGCAAATATTTTATTACCCTCATCCAGCGCGTCGGCTAAATCAAGGTCAATGCCCGTATCTTCTTCTTGTTCTTGTTCGCCCATATATTCATCACCTTGACTAGTAGTCGCAGCAGCCGCTTTGGGTTTAAATTCAATTACTTTAATTTTGTTTATCCACGGAGGTAAACCGCTGCAACCAAAATTTATAAAAATACTCTCTTGAAAATCCTGTGGAATGTCTTTTACTTCCTCACCCAAATCATCAAGCACCAGCTTTACTTCAAGCATATCCTGATTTTTATCCACATCTACAATTTTACACAAAATAAAAAGAGGTTGTGATTGTTGCTGTTGTGACTGTTCATCTTGCGACGACGAGGGCGGCGGCATCAATTCAATCGAAAGCGTCATATCAATCTTAAAATCAGACTGTTCTACATACTTGTGACTGGACTTCCTTTTAATAATTTGAATTTCTGATACTTCTTCTTCATCAATTTTTTGCATTCTATCATTGCGAATCTTGACATTTGTTACTTGTTGAGTTTGTTTATTATTTAATTTCAAGAGGGTCAAATCCGCATATAATATTTCATACACATTGTTTTGCAACTTGGAACCGGGAACATGCGCATTTATTTTGATTTCATCTCCAAGAAATAATTTATTGTTGCCTGCATCTTTTTTTTCTTTTTCTGTTTCCATGTTGAAATAAAATATCTAATAATATCTAATATATAATAATATATAATTTATATTTATATATACTATAATAGTTAGAAAATTCTATAATCTTTACACTATTAATACTTTATTAATATTTTACAAAAATTTACATGAAACATGGGACATGCTGTCCCCTCTGACCCCTTGCCCTAAATGGAATTGGAGGGGGGGGGGGGGTCAGAGGGGGGGCCGTACGCCCCCCTTGTTGTTAAATGTTTTATATTTTGTTTAATGAATATAAAGAATACACAAGTATTAACTCATAGGTCCAACCACAAAAAATCATCCGACATCCCATGAAGCAGTCACATCAAGATAAACAGTCCACGTCGCACTATAATTTTGAATTGAATTCTTTGCCCGACATTGTCAATAGTAACAATGGTGGCGACGACGAATGCGTAAAATGTAAAAAAGTTTCCATTTCTTATAATAATAATGCTACTAACCAAACACAAACACAATATTATTTAATCAACTATGACAAGAAGATGATGCGCACAAGTCTCAAAACAGAAAAAAATAAAAGCGAATCAGACAAACGTTGCATCAAACATTTTCGGTCAGTTGTTTTGAATGAAGACTGCAAAGTTATCGGATTTTCTCCGCCAATGTGTGAGTCGAAAGATGTTGTGCTTGATATTCAAAATATTCAATTCGCCGAAGAGTTTGTTGAAGGAACAATGGTAAACTTGTTTTATAATTCGGCAAATGATGTTCAAAGCTGGGAATTTTCCACGAAGAATACAATTTCGCCTCTCGAAAAACCGGCGGGAAAATGTTTCAGACGAATGTTTTTTGAGACGTGTGCAAATGCAAATTTGAATTTCGACGATTTGCCAAAAGAATATTGTTACAGTTTTGTCATGCAACACCCGGATAATGTAATTGTGGCGCCTGTAAAAACTACAGCCCTTTACATTATTGCCATTTATTTGGTTAAAAACGGCGATGATTTTAGTTCCGCAACTGCATATGAAATGGAACGGTCGGTTCTAAAATGGAGCAGTTTTTCAAACGTGTCGCACCCTGCCCGACTCGGAATGAAAAAGGGTCAAGGCGACTTTGATAAAATTGTAAAAACATATGCATCACCGGATTCATTGTATTACTATCCCGGAGTCATGTTTCGAACGTTTACAGGGGAACGTTTTAAATTGCGCAACCCAAATTATGAAATGGTGAAGAATACAAAGGGTGTCCGCGCAAGAGACGAGTTTGTGTATTTGCATCTTAAACAGATGGGTTATGTGAGAAAACATTTTGAAAGATGCCCGGAAGACGAGCTGAAGTTTTTTGAATTTCAATCCAACTTGTACAACTACACTTCCAGTTTGCATAAAAATTATTTGGACTGTTACATTTACAAGAAGATGGGTCTAAAAGATTTCCCCCTTAAATATCGGAACAACATGTACAAGTTACACAATGATTATTTGCACGTGCTGAAACCCGAAGGGGCACGCGTTACGCTGTCGCATGTAGTTCAATTTGTAAATAATTTGTCAGTGTCATCTCAAATCTATTTTTTGAAACAGAAAGAGTCGACTGAACCTGTTGAACCTGTTGAACATGTTGAACCTCTCGAAACTCCGATTGTACCTAAAAAAATATTTTCATCTCCGCCCTTGACACCTTTGACATTTACACCAGAATATTCTCCCCTAGAAATGAAATGTCCCAATGCGCCATAAGGGGAAACGAATGGTCCTCCTTTGACCCCTCCTTCATTGATTAATAATAATTATATTATTATATTATATAATTTTATATCATATAATATCAAGACATTTCTATTTGTCATTTTTCAATGTTGAACAATTTAATCATCTATTCATTTATACTATTTCTATTTGTAATTATAATTACGCATTTTTATACAGGCAGAAGCATTTTAGAAGGACTTGATTCCGATACAGGAGCACCAGCACCAGCACCAGCACCAGCACCAGCACCAGCACCAGCACCAGCACCTTCAGTTCCCGTGCCAACACCTTCAGTTCCTGTTCCTTCTTCTTCAGACATTGGCGTAACCGTGGGAACATATAGTGCAAAACTAGATTCACTGGGAAAAATTGTTGACTCAATGCAGTCTACTGTTTTAGGACTTTTGCCAATTGTCACAAAAAATACATCAGATAATCAAAAAATAGCCAAGCAATACAAGCAATCATTGCGAATAAAGATAAAACATGATTCAATATATTTATTATTTTTATCATTTTTATATTAAATAAAAAATTTAATATAAACAGAAAATAGAAATGAAACCTGCTTTCAATTTTTCAAACATTATCATATTTACATATATTATATTTTTTACTGCAATTATTTTAAAAGGCATTCTAACCACTGCATACATTGAGCCAATGTCTTTGAGTGAAACAGTTAGCGCAGACCAATCGAGAACAAATTTACTGTCTGGAAAAGTTGCAGCGCTTCAGCCCAGTGTTGATTCATTGTCAAAAAATGTAAATGACAATGCTTCTAATATAAAAACGACAATGGACACAATAACAACCGTCTTAAAGCAAAAAGTAAACGATGTAAATAAAAAAGTTGGAAAAGATATTACCGATAAAAATAATGCGCCTCCTCAGATTACCGGAACATCATAGTTTCAACTTTATTCAAATTTCAAACGACAAACCAACAAGGGAGAATTGCATCTTGCCCTATTTTCTGCTAGTCGCTCGCTTCTGCGAGGAGGAACGTACGGACTCAATTTAATGTCATCATACTGGCGACTCCCGCTGCATTCACTCTCACTAGATTCGCTCTCACTGTATTCACTATAATCACTCTCACTGTCATCGTCGTCGTCACTATCATAACTTTCGTCGTCAAACGACTCGTCCATAACGATGTGGTCAATTTGTCTTGAATAATAGTTGACAAACTTTTTGATTGTGATGATAAACAAGTTTGCCAACGCTATAATGCTAAACACAACGCACCCAGCTCCAAGCATGACATCGTAAATCTGTTCAACTCTGTTTGCTGCCGTTGCCGTCATCCACATCGAAATATTGTTGTTGTTGCCGTTGCCGCCATTGTGCATCATTTTTGTCACGTTGTTTGTTCTTATAACCTGCACATTGTAAGTTTATGTTTTAATAATTCAATTTATAAATATAATAAAATAATGGTTAAAAACTGTAATTAATTATCTTCACAGTTTTTAATAAATGTGTTGCAACTACTGTAACTATTACATGTCATATTTATTTAGATACAATAAATTAATCGAAGACGGCGGAAAAGAAAAAGAAACAGACATAAACAACCTCATCGTTAGCATTGGTTCTTCAGAAGTTTCAAATACAAAATCACCGCCGCATTATACACAAGACACAACACACACAACATATACAACAGATGCGCAATCACTTACAACGTCAACACTCACCACAAATTCTGATGAATTTAAATTACTTTTTTTAACACAAGAAAAAATATGTTATGAATTGCGCTCAGAAAATACCATTTTAAAAAATCAACTAAAAATGAACATTTCAACGAATAAAAAACAACTACAAGAAATAAAAAGACTAAAACTGAAAATGTGCAAGCTAGAATCGGCAAATACAACATTTGAAAAAATTTTAATTCATTACAATGGCAACAATGGCAACAATGGCAACAATGGCAACAATGGCAACCACTTTGCCCCACCACCCCCCTTTCCACCCCCCTTTCCACCTCCTCCTCCTCCCCCTCTTCCTTTAAACACTGTTATTAAACAAAAAATACTTCCGTCCATGCCCATGCCTATGAATACCGTATTAGAAGAATTCAAATCAAAATTTAAACCGAAAGACTGAATTAAAAAAACTTCGAATAATTATGAGTTAAGGTGTTCAGCTATGGCAGCTGTAACCATGCTGTTAATTACGTCATATAATTTAATTTGCCCCTCATCATCAAAAGTAATATTATTCATACGGCTAGTTATATTTACAGCAATAACTGACCCGCTGTATATTTTAAATGGATAACCATTAACCACTATCAATTTCAAAACAACACCGTTGTTATCCAGCAGTTGATTTGATGCATTCAACGTGAACAATGCACCATTTATTTTAACAGTCTCTCCCTTGTTCATTGGAATATAAAAAGATGTATTATTTACAGCCGATATACTCGATGGCGCGATTGTAACAGTTTTAACATTACTTGCATCATAAACGGGTGCTGCTATAAGAAATTCAGTATTTACACGTGAAAGTTCAGGAATAGGCACACTTAATGCCGCATTCAGCTCGGAAACACTTAGCGGCGCTGAAAATTGGAGCTGCGAAATGTTTGCGCCAGCATTGTTTGCATTGTAAAGCAATTCCAGTTTTTGTTTGGTTGAAAATGTTGGCAAATTTGTCGCACCCACAATGCTGGCATTCGTAAAATCCGTTCCAGTCACGTTTGCACCACTAAAATTCGCTCCGTTCAGGTTACTGTTGCTTAAAACAACATTTGCCAATGTCGCACCCACTAGTGAGGCGCCAGACAAATTTTTACCCGATAAATCGGAACCTGACGGTATTATTGCATTTGTAAACGTTCCGGCAGTTACAGTTAGCGTTGCGGTTGCATTGGTTGGCGCATTGTAGTTGTTTGTTGCCACTTGTGAAACTGTAATTGTAGCAGTTCCGGCACTCACGACTGTCACAACTCCTGATACAGAATTAACTGTTGCAACGCTCTCGCTGTCACTACTAAAAGTAAGGGCTCCGTCACTTGCAGTTGAACGAGCAAATGTAAATGTCGGGTCAATGCTGCTTTTGGTAATATTTGAAACCACAATTGTCGGAGTCGCTTTTGCAACAGTTAGTGTCGCAGTAATGGGCGTCGGTGCATTAAAATTAGTGGTCGCGTCTTGGTTTGCGGTAATTGTGGCAGAACCAGCACCGACAATGGTAATGGTGGTTCCCGAATCAGTAATTGTGGCAACACCAAGCGTGTCGCTTGTATAATGAAATGTTCCAACAACAGTATTTTGACTTGTTGGCGCCGTAACTGCAAAGGGCAAGTCTCCAAAAATTTTGGATGCGATTGAAAAATCACTCAAGGTTGGCGTTCCTTTTGTAACAGTCAGTATTGCAGTTGCATTAGATGGCGCATTATAATTAGTTGTTTCCACTTGTGACACGGTGATTGTCGTAGTTCCAACAATACCGCCAATTGTGACAAGCCCGGACGACGAATGAATTGTTGCAACGCCGAGCGTGTTGCTGCTAAAAGTTAGGGCTCCGTCGCTTGCACTTGAACTAACAAATGTAAATGTCGGGTCTACGGTGGTTTTTGATAAATTAGAAATTGCAATTGTTGGTGTCGCTTTGATAACAGTCAGTATTGCTGTAAGAGGCACGGGCGCGTCATAATTGTCTGTTGAATCTTGGTTTACACTAAATGTGGCAGAACCTGCACCATTAATTGTAACAGTTCCTAAGGAATCAATCGATGCAACGGCTGAATTATTGCTTGAATAACGAAACGTGCCATTACTGCCACTGCTTGTTGTTGCGGTAACTTGAAATGTTGTATCTGTTCCATACGTATAAGTTTTGGGCGGAATCGTAAAACCGCTCAAGGTCGGAGTCACTTTCGCAACAGTCAACGTTACACTAACAGACGCGGGCGCGTTATGGTTTTCTGTTTCATGTTGACTTGCAGAAAATACAACCTCGCCTCCCTTATTTACCGTTATTAATCCCGTATCGGTTATTGACGCAACCGTCGTATCTCCGCTTGAAAAAATATAATGCATTGTTCCGCCGCTAACACTAGAACCTTCCGGTGCCGTAACCTGAAATGGCGCATCTCCAAACGTTTTTGAAACTATCGCATTGCTCAAAATCGGCGTTGCTTTCGAAACAGTCAATGTCGCTGTAACAGGCGCGGGCGCAAAATAACTGGATGTTTCATCTTGGCTTGCAGAAAATACAACCGCGCCTACCTTGTTGACCGTTACTATTCCCAACTCGGTTACAGACGCAACCGTCGTGTCTCCGCTCAAAAAAACATAACGTACTGTTCCACCGCTCGAGCTAGAACCTGCGGGCGCCGTAAGCTGAAATGCCGAATCTCCATACGTTTTTGAAACTGTAACATTGCTCAAAACTGGCGTAACCTTGTTTACAAGAAATTTTGCACTAATGGGTGCAGACTCATTGTAATCAGTTGTTGAGTCTTGACTTGCAGAAACTGTAACCAAACCAGCACCAACAATTGTCACTTCTCCAGTTAATTCAACAATGGTTGCAACTTTTTTACTTGCAGGAATTGTAGCCATATCCGAAAAAATATTATATATTACAAGGTCGCTCGACCCACTTAACATGTATGTGCCATCGCGCGATACGCTAACTCCGCGCGGGTTATTATTTATCGAAACATCATTTATCCACGTGGTGCCGTAGTCGATGGAAAAATACAAGCCACCAGTAAATGTCGCAGTGTTATAACACAATATTTGAACACGCCCATCAGCCGACATTCCCACATTTGAAGATGTCCATCCAGTTTTAGCGATACCATCCGGGTCAAAAGATGCCCATGTGATTCCGCCATCTTTGGATAAAATGACAGGGTCATTTACACCGGTGTCCGTGAATGACACAATTGTTATATACGTTCCGGTTGATGATATTTCAATTGAGCCCACTTTATTTTGAGTGAGCCCGGTATTTACGGATGTTGATGTAGCCCACTTATCTGTGCTTTTCAATATTCCACCACCATTCAAAACAACCGCGTACTGAATGCTGCCATCTGCCGACATTGCAACGTCATAGTACGATTTTGCTCCAATTGATGTTTTTTGCGTCCATGTTGCACCACTATCAGACGAGGTGTAAATATAACCATTATCAGCAACGCAAGTTTGATGTAAACCGCTGTCCGACATTTTAATCGCCATGAAATTTTTTGCACCTGTGATTGTTGCAGGTTTTGTCCAAGTCGCGCCATAATCATTCGAAACATATATATATCCATTGTATTCACAAACACTTTGATATTGCCCCGATGATGAAATTGCAACGCCTCTATATATTACACTGCCAACGGCGGTTGATGAAGGCGATTTATTTGTCCAGTTTGCTCCATAGTTGGAAGATAACCAGAATCCATTTTTATACGTCGTTACGGTTTGATACATGCCGTTCAACGACATTGCCGAATCCATAATTTCAGAACCTGGAGCAATAGATGAAAACATATTAGCGTATGTATATTTTACCGCGTAGCGCAATAGTCCGTCACTTACTACGGTTGTTCGTGGGTCCCTAACAGTGACGGATGATATTGTTCCAACAAATCCTTCAGTTGATATTACTGCGCTACCCGAAACAAAATTAACATATACATTTGCATCTTGAGTCAATATTAAGTTTGAACTACCAGTAGCAGACACCGTATTTCCTGTGCCAACATCCTTTACAGAAACGTACAACCCACTAGGAGTTCGTCTAACTGTTGATATGTAATTTTTATTTGGCGATACAGAACCATTTAAGAAATCCAAAAATAAACCTTGACTATATGAAGTAATATGGAGTCCGCCTTGCGGATTTAACCAAAAAGTCCATCCATTACTAGTGTAACCAGTTCTATCACTTATTAATGCCTGATACCTACCACTTGTTGTAGTTCTAAAATGAATACTTATTTCCCAATGAGTTAGTGTGCTTATCCTTGGAAAATTTGTTAACTTTGAATACAGTGTTGGATTATTTTTAACATATGAATATGATATATTTGTTGGTGCGCTAACCGTAAAAACCGAATCTCCAATATATTTTGGCGCAATTGTAAACTCGCTCAAAATTGGAGTCGCTTTCAAAACAGTGGTAAATATCGCAGTAATGGCAGTGGGTGCATAAAAAAGAGTCGTCTCATCCTGGTTTACGGTAATCGTGGCAGAACCAACACCGACAATGGTAATCATTCCCGTATCGGTAATTGTGGCAACCGACAAATTATTGCTTGTATAATGGAATGCACCAGTGCTTGTGCTTGTTGGCGCCGTAACCTGAAATACCGCATCTCCAAAGTATTTTGGCGCAATTGAAAAAGCACTCAATGTGTGCGTGCCTTTTGTAACAGTTAGTGTTTCCGATGTAAGTGTATCAGCCGAGTAAAAACTAACTTCACCACTACTTTGTGAATCTTGATTTGCAGTAAATGTCACGGTTCCAAGTCCTACAAGCGTTACCAAGCCGGTAGATGAATTAATTGTGGCAACGGATGTATTTGTTGATGCATAATAAACAGGCATGTTTGAATTTGCACTAGACCCATTATAACCAGTGTATCCAAGAGGACCACTGCTTGTTGCCGTATAAGTAAATGTAGACGACCCCGCTGCAAGAGGTGTTGTCAATGCAGAACTCCATGCAAGAGTCGGTTTTATTTTTACAAGGATACTAAATTGTGAAAACGCATTTTGTCCAATGAAGTTGACACCTGGTGGAAGAATAATAGCCGCAAATCTAAAGTCGCTCGACGTCGGAAATTCTGGACTCGACGCTACATTGCGATAATAAAATGCTTGATAACCAATCCTTGTCAAAGTTGGTGGAAAGAAATTTTTTGGACCAAATGGCGATGTAATAATACCCATGTTTTGTGGACCCCCACTTGCTCCAATTGAAATCAGTTTAGAGGTGGCGCTGAATGAAAAATTGGTAAAAGATATCCCCCAATCCATGTTGTCTCCAATTGCAGTGATTGTATATGTGCCATTTACTTTCTCAGGGAAAACTAAACTTGCCGTTCCACGATATTTTATAACAGTTGCATTATTATTTGCATCCAACGTGTAATCGAACAAACTATCACTAAAAGTAGCGCCAGTTAATGTCGCCCCAGTTAAATCGGCGGTGAAATAATCAACTGTTCCACTGAATGATGCATTAGTAAAATTCGAATTAGTAAAATCAACATTTGTTATCGTTGCATTCGTAAATTTTGAACTTGTAAAATTTTTATTTGATAATTTATAGTTGGTTAAATTAGCGTTTGAATAATTTACAGAAGGACCCAACATGACGCCACTTGAATTACTGAACGTATTTGGAAAACCGGTAAAATGCGCAATGATTGAAACTCCATTATAAGTTACAGAACAATACACATTATTGTTTTTCGTTTCATATGCATGTAATACCGTGTCATATCCCGTTGGAAGAGAGTTGACAACAATGGTTGGCGTTGCAGCCGTTGTATCAATCATTGAATATTGAGTGCTGGTATTTATTCCAAAAATGTATAAATATTTGTTGATTATTGTGATGTTTGATGTTGCGATAGGCAATGTTATAAATAATGACCATGTTCTATCAGATAATTTTATCCTATATATATTAGTATTCTGAGTATTAAATATAGCATAGCAATAGGTACTACTGTCATCAAACCATGCCGACGTTATAGTAGCATTCGAAACAATTTGTCCAGTTGACATTTTAGTGTTGGCGTCATTTACTATATCTATTATATAAACTGCTGCTGCATCATATGAACTTGTTACAATATATTTATCATTTTTATCTATGAACATGTTTCGTAAATTGCTAACCCCAAGCGGAACAACAGATGCGACATTTGTAGTTGAATTATAAACCAATAAATTAGTCGTATCGTTAGCATAAGCGCGAGTTCCCGTTGAATTACACACGGTATTGTTACATGATTCCGCAGTATTCAATACTGTCAGCGTGTTTGTAGAAAAGACATACCTGCACCATCCTTGACTTGTCGAAGCCCATACGTTGATAAAAGCTGAATTTCCAGTCGGGTCAATTACGCTGCTCCGCCAAGCGCCAGATGTTGCGGGAATTATGTAAGGCGTGTTTGTTGCCCAGTCGTAAAATGTTGCAGAACCAGCGGGACTTGTAAATGCTCCATTTGAAAATACCTGCTTCCCGTATAAAAATAACTTATTATCACTGTGATTTAAATAAGCTATATAATTGTGGTAGCGAGAATTATTGCTGTTAGTGGTGATGCTTGTGTACCAGCTCGGCGCACTCGTTAATATATTACTAAATAATGAGAAAGTTGTTGAAACTGTAAATGGTAAACTACCTGTAACTATTTCTGCATACGATGAAGACCTTACGCCGTTTACCAACTCACCCCATAGCAAAAACCGTAATGGGATATCTTTATTTGTTGGCGACGTGCCATTCACGCTGTCATTCTCTTCATTTCCTCTATCAATGTAAAATGGCACATTTGTCTCGATGCATCCTTTTCCATCAGCATAATCAAATAAAACATCTACTCCAACTACATTTGTATCTTTGTTTATAATTTGGAAACGCACTTTCGGCGTGTAACTTGAAGAAGAAAAAGAAAGCGCATTGGAGTCTGTTGCCCATGAAATGTAAAATCGAGCATTTGATTTTTTAAAATTGTAATAATCTGCAAAATGTACTGCGTAATTCGTAATTGAGGTTGGCCGAAGCGCAATGCTTGTGTTGACATTATTATAATCTACCAACACATTTGTCAAATTCACATTTGAAAAATAATGTAAATAGTTTGTAGGAACAAGACTTGGATTTACAGTTCCAATAACGGAATATATAACTGCATTTGCAAATACTGCTCCTGTGAAATTTGTTGATTTATTTACAGTTATTCCCGTTAAGATTGCATTCGAAAAATTATTCGTTAGATTGGCACCACTAAAATTAACACCGGTTAAATCCCTGCCAACAAAATTAATACCGGTTAAATTTGCACCAGTAAAATCAGTCTTCACAAGATTTGTCAAAGGTCCTGTTCCTAAACTTAGAGTCAAATAACTCTCTCGAACTAATGTATAGTCCGGATTAAGAAAAACTCCAATGCTTGAAGGAAATGAACTAGACGGCTTTGAAGACCCCCTGTTATAAGTGTTCCATGAAGTGCTTACATAATTACCAATCGTGCAATTGAAACCATTCCTCGTTCTATCATAAAATACATTTTCATTATCATTAAATAAATAATTTGCAACTAACCCGAAACTACTAGGGTAAACAGAAACATTCATGTAACTTTTAATTTGGTCATCTGTTCGACTGACGCACCATAAACGCAAATCATACATACTACATCCCGCATTTGTATAATTTGAACCAGTTGTGGTTCCGGCCAGTTGCGTTCCTATTCCCAAAACGCCATCGTCTCTGGTTAATGTTGCCGGTCCAGTCATTGTTTGTTTTAAAACGCCATTAATGTAGAATTTATAAGAAGTTCCTTCGCGCGTCATTGCGATGTGGGTCCAGCCCGAAGTCGCAACAACTGCGCTAGTGGCATACAACCAAGTGCCAGAAATTGCAGTATTGGAAAATCCCAAGCATCCAAGATTTGCCGTTATTGTATTTGCGTTAGGACTCACTTGAAACAAGTAACAGGAATTTCCTCTGTCAACAATTGTTGAATTCAGAGTTTGTGACGGCTGATAATACCACGTTTCTATCGTAAATGCATTGCCGCCAACTGATTGAGAAGTACCTGTGTATCCAGTTACCAAATCTAATGCAGTCCTGTATTGATTGTACGGACAGGTTGCGTATGTGGTTCCATTAAAAACAAACAAATACGGATATGTTATTGGAGTTTTCAACACGGTGCAAACTGTTCCGTCATTTAATGTGGCGAGAAGACTTGTTGCACTTTCTTGCCCTGCGCCATTCGCACGAATTGCGGGGTATGGAGCATTATTAATTACAGATTCCTGTCTATCATTCATATACACTTTTTTTATAACTCTCACTTTACCCGTACTTGTTACGTAAGTTACATAGACCTGAGTCACGATGGCGTCATTTACATCAGTTGCCATTAACGTATTATTAACTAAATTTCTCAACTCTCCAGTAGAAGTTAAAACTATTCCTCCTTGATTGAATTGTCCGTTGGGGTCATTCCACATTTTAACTACATTTGTAAATACTTCTATACCGACACTATAATAATAATAAAAATTGTTGGGACCCCTCCAAGCCAAAGTTCCATCATTTCTCAAAAATAAATATCGATTATACTGGGTTGATTCTAGTGCATCTACAATATTTGTAAATGTTCCTTCAGACGCGGTCGTCAAATAATTTATGTATGTTCCATCTGATAATATTATGATTGGTCGACTGGTAGTCTTAATAATTTTAACTGCCGTTTTACCTGATATCCACGTACTTAGACTTGATGCTCCAGCTCCCCATGCCACAAGAGACCCGTCGCTTTTTAATGCAATAAAACATGCTTGATAATCAACCCCTATTGTGCTAACTACATCGACTACACCAGAAGTAATATTACTTCCAGCCGGATAAAATGTTGTTGGATTGGACAAACAACTAGTACTAGCCGATGTTCCTCCAAAAAATACAACTGACCCATCCGTTTTTATTGCGGCAAAAGCGCCTATAGAACGAACTGATACTAGTTTTACGAAACCGCTATTTAAATTTGAACCGGAAGGGTATATCAAGGTAGGAACTGATGAAGAAGTATTGAAAACTTCTTTCCCCCAACCTCTTATTGACCCGTCACTTTTCAAACATGCAAAATCTTCAGACGAGACAGCCACAAAGTTAACACCGCTTGACAAATCAGATGATGGAAATGCAGGAAACCCTGAAGAAAAATTACCCCAAAAAACAACCGAGCCGTCGCTTTTCAAAGCGCATATATTAAATCCTCCATTGCGACACATTGAGCAAACGCCACTTGATAAGTTAGCAGTCGATGGCACCATTATATTTGCCGAATACATATGATTTCCCCATAGCACTAAACTACCATTCGTTTTGAGCGCCGCTCCACTCGAAAATAAGTACGCGACGCCGCTTTGAAGTTGCGTGCTTACTTTGGAGAATGAACAATTGCTATTATTATCGTCACCATAAGAGACAACTGACCCGCCATTTCCTTGCACTTCATTACTAACACCGTATGAACTGGTGTATCCTGATAATGATGGTCGGGATGGTAGAGTTGGAGCGGGTAAAGGCAGTGTAGGATTCGTTGGGCGGGTTGGTCTGGATGGCAGCGTTGTTATTGTGGGAATTTGAGTCGTATACAAGAAACCATCATCCACGCTTGAATTGAACATTGCAGAGTCTAATAACCCAACATATCCGTCAATCGAATCATTGAAATACACTTCTTTCAGATTCACGCCAACATGCGACTCCAAAAACCAGTTTCCACCGAGCGACGACGACCCCGTATCATCGGTTGAAGCGCGAATTTCCACGCCGGTTTGTGTTGAAAGTGTATCTATAACATACTTCCAGTCGGGATTAGAATAAAGCGCGCACGCCATCATGTCGAAATGTTCAATGCTTAATTCCGTCTTGCACCACTCAATAAATTCTTTCAACGGTGCCCACGTGGATAATTCGTTGTCCTGTATTTCAACTTGCTCAATTGTGCTTGATGTTGTTTGCGCATCCACCATTTTAAATGTCGGCATTTTATAATTGTGCTGAACAAGTCCAACCGAATTCGCGAGAATGCCGCTTGACCCCGACACCATTCGCTCTTTCAATGTGTCGAAAGTGTCAGTGTAATAGTCAAACGTTATCCCCTTTGACAATGCAGGGTCGACTGCCGCAATAATCGCATCATAATGCGATACACGCGTGTCAATAAGCAAAATGTTAATCTTTGCCGTCATTGATTATATATTTGTATAAGATAATAATAATATATAATTAAATTATATAAAATAAAAGAATAATATAAATGGACATTTCTTTAAATTCTGTCGATGACGCAACTCTAGAATATATGGTAAATGTCGCACAGTATGAAAAATACCTTCGCAAAAATAATATAGATTATGACACTGGATTCAAGAGAGATTTGAAATTTTATCGAAAAAGAATAATTTCTATAACAAAAGACCTTTTTAAAAATGAATTGAAAGATGTTACATTAAACGGCGCATTCAACATGTACATGAAGGCGTGCATATCCCACTTGAAATTTGAAGACCAAAGCGAAACCATTCAAAAATGTTACGTGTGCATGGGTATTGTAGCGGGCGAACCAACTGCGCAGCAGCAGCAATGCATATGTAATAACAAACTCGACGCGCTCAACGCATTCGAGATGAACAAAGCCAACGAACTTTGTTTCAAACCAAAAGAAGTAAAAAAACTTACCCTCGACACTTATGTCATTAAAAAATCATCATCTCAGAAAAAAGAACCGGTTGTTTTCCCACAGCAATTCAAATTCAACCCAAAAGACCCGTCATTCAAGCACAAGGGATTAAAAAAACAAAAGAAAAAAGAAAAACCATCCACAACCAATGAAATTATTTCAGACGAAATAAAATAATTTAAAAATAAAATAATAAATTATTATAACTATAAATTAAATATAAAATGCCACCACCCACTAAAAAAACAAAAAGTTTTCGAAGAAAATCGAAACAAACAAACGATGCCCACGAATCAACCAATTCAAATTTAGATGAATCGTTTAAAAAACTTTCATGCGCACCAACCCAAGAAAAAGATTTCACGTGTTACACCACAAATGCCATTATAAAACTCAGAGACAGTTGGAATGCGCGTCATCCAGACGCATTAATAAACAGCAATGACGTAAAAGAAATATGGGAATCGCTGAAAACAGGATTTGGAAGCGTGTGCAACAAGGAGTCGTGCTGGATGCGACAACTCTTCAACGAAGGCGCATCTGCCACGAAAGATTTATTCAATTACTTTGCACCTGAAAGCCCAAAGACGTGGAATAAAAATCCAAATGAGTGGCTCTCCAGTGTCGATATTACAAAAGTTATGAAACAATACGAAGATGCGTTTCCTTTTTTTGAATTTATTGGTCCATCACCCATTGATTTTGACAAAACTCCAAAGGGTGAGCCATCATGCGTATACGAAGAATTGTGCAATTTTGACATAAAAACTTACTTGAATCCAGCAAATAATAAAAGTAAAATTGGAATCATTTTTAATACAGACCCCCATTATTTATCCGGCTCGCACTGGATATCTCTCTTCATCAACATTAAACAACAATTCATTTTCTTCTTCGACAGCACCGGCGACCCGCCATCCAAAGAAATAAATAAGTTCGCCAAGAAAATCATCAAACAGGGAAAAGAAATCGGGATGAATTTCAAATACATTGTAAACAGTAAACAACACCAAAAAAGCAACACGGAATGCGGAATTTATTCGCTTTTTATGATTTCCAATCTTTTAAAAGAAACTAAAACGCCAAACGATTTTTTGACAAGCATGTTTACAGATAAAGAAATGACACAATTTCGACAAATTTTCTTCAACAAGGAGTCGTTATAAATGTCAACATGACGACCATTATTACCATTGTGTTATATTATTTTTTATATATAAATAATATAATACAATGTCAAAAATATTTTATGTTATTTTAGCCATCATTGCGTCAATATCTGTATTTGTTTTATTTTCATTTTGTAGACAAAATTCCACCATCATTGAGTCTCATCAAGGTCATGGAGGGCGAGGACATCCTCACGGTAGTGGAAGTCGGCACGGCGGTGGCTGGGGCGGCGGCGGCTGGGGCGGTGGTGGCTGGGGCGGCGGCGGCTGGTGGGGAAGACACTATGCGCAACCCATCTATTTGAACCCTCATAGTTATGGTTATGGTGGTGGTGTAAATTATAATTGTCGAAACGGATGCATCAATACTGGAAATGGATGGGGGTGTCAATACCCGGGATGGAGGGCAAGTGACTGTTGGTTTGCTTCAGACTGTGATGGATGCGGAGGAGGCCGGCGAGGTGGGTGGTGGTTCTAAAATAAACTATTATTATTTTTTATATTGATAATAATAATATTTGATAATAATAATATTTATAATATTTATGAATTATATAATACATTTACTATTTACAAAAAACTATACAAACAGCAATGACGACCCCGGGAGTTTTGACCGCGGGAGATTTTCTAATTTTTAGTTTAAATGAATCCCTAAAAGATATTAAATATGCCGCTGTAAGAAAGATAATTTTACAGTCGGCCGCAATCAAAAAAAGTACGACGACTCAAGAAAATGTTGAGAAATATATTGAGGAATTAATGGAAAATGCGAATCGGATGGTTGACGATAATGCCGCTGCTGATGATGCCGCTGCTGCTGCTGCTGCCAACAACGATGATGACGGACCACCATTACGAAGTCACAACGGGGGCAGGGGCAGGCGTAAGATGCATGTTCGAAAAACAAAAAAATATAATCGCACATCTCTTCCTGCGCGTTACATTCCAAAACAGCTGTCAAGCAAGGACAAAAAGCGCCAACTTGGAATGCTGCTGAAATCGCGGAAGTTATACAAGAGCAATAAATACTACACGCGGAAAAACGTTTCATCTTTCAAAAGCAAAAAATCGTCTCATATAGAAAATGCCAAACGAATTTACAAGATTGACAACGTTACTCCAAGCAATGAACTAGCACGTAAAACCGGATGCTCTTTAGACGCCCTGAAAAAAATCGTGCGTAAAGGCGAAGGTGCATACTATTCCTCCGGGTCACGACCCAACCAAACACCGCAGTCTTGGGGTCTGGCTCGTTTGGCAAGCTCCATTACCGGTGGAAACGCATCCGTCGTTGACTACGACATTTTAAAAAGCGGATGCAGTCACACTAAAAGAGCATTCTTGCTAGCAAAAAAAAGTAAAAGAAAATAAATAAATCCAATCAACCAAAAATATTTCATGTATCATGTTCTAATCGATGCCAGTTCTAATCGATGCCAAAGATATTATAAATCGTCTCATTTTCCTTCTATATTCATAATAATCGGGGTCATCCGTGTCTGTTACACACTCCAGCCGTTTTAAACACTCGTAAAAATGTTTGCAACTCTCAACCGTTATTGAAGTTGCTCCGTTGTCATATACTGCATTCATTTCATTTCGACATTCTTGATGGTATTGCGTGTAATAATAGTCGTATGACGACAAGGTCATATAATTCAACACGTTGCACATCACGCCAATAATGTCCTCCTTCAGCTTTGAAAACCTCACGTCCTCACAGTCAGATTCCATCACTTCCATTTCAACACTATTATTATCCATGTTCCACAATAAGTATTCGAATATCAAATATATTATAAATAATAATTTAAATTCTAAATCATTATTTATATTTCATATTTATTTCATTCAATTTCTTTCAAGAAGTTTTAACTGCGACCACCACCGCGACCACGAGTGCGAGGCGCATCATCACCGCGGCCGCTGCCGCCACCACGCGTCTTGAATGATGATGATGATGGCGCCGCCGCCGTACGTGAAGACTCAGGAGCAGAACTCGCCGTCCTCCTCAAAACCGGCACATATGCGTCACCATCACCGGCATCGTCATCCTCTTCATCATCACCGCGACCACCCTGCTGTTGCGACGAAGACGACTGGCGCGCATCATTGCGCGTCTCGCACATCAACTTTCCGCCAAACATGCCCGTCACATTCGTCGCCTGGCAAGAATGCTGACCGTTTGCAACATTCGACACATCAAACTCCACGTACTCACCTTGAACCAAGAACCTGTACTGCTCCTCCTGAACTTTGACATTTGAATGATGCACGAAAACCTCGCTCCCAACTTTAAGCTCGCCACTTCCACCACCACGAACTACGGTCAGAAACCCAAAACCAGTCTTCATATTAAACCACTTTACACATCCCGCCATCTTTTGTCCGCTCGCTGCTGTTGCCATTGTATGCTTGTTGAATTGCTTAATTGCCTTTCTTAACATTATTAGCGAGACATCTTTAAGTATCTTTGAATATATAATTAAACTCAATACATGTATCGCAGACCACGCATTCAATAATTTGCATCATTCACATTAATCATTAATCATATTAATTGTAAAAAATAAAAAAAAGATAAAAGTTAAAAGATAAGAAAATAAAAAATAATAAAAATAGAAGGTGACGAGCATAAAACTATTCAAGTTTTTACTATTTATTTTTTAATATCATATTTTCATCTACATGTTTACAACCTTTACTTAAATTTTCCAACGCCCATAGTGGTTGTAAATTTGTATAATGAAAACATTTTTTTTGTTCATCATCATTCAATAAATTAAATGAAGCACACGGTTTAATATGGTCTATATGCCATTCCCCGTGATTTTCCCATGTCATTCCTTCTTTAAATTTTGCACTAAGATATCCTTTTAAAAATAAAACAGAACAACCTAACAATTCAATTGTTGTATCACATTTATTTGATTGTTGTCTTTTAATCGCACATAATAGTCTACTTCTTAATGTTTTAAGAAGTTTAAATTCGGGGTCTTTTAATTTGCGTTTTTTTTCATATTCTAAAAAATTTTTATTAATTTTTTGTCTATTTTCTTTTCTCCATTCTGTAAGACATTTTTTACAATCATTTCTCAAATTATCCCAGTGTGTTTTAGAGTGATTATATTCCATTAATGGTTGCCATGACTTACAAGTACAACACTTCTTTCCAGTAACTCCTTTGATGGTTTCATGCAAAGTTCTATGATTTGATGGCTGCCCTTTACATTTATTTATAATATTATTTTGTTTTTTAATTTCTTCCCAAGTAGATTCTTTTACTTTATATATTTCTTTTTCTTTTTTAAAAATATAACCACCTGTAGTTTTTAAACTACCATTAAGAACTTTATTTATATTAGGAGCACAAAGACTTAATTTTTTAGCTGCTTCTAATTGTGAATTAAATTTAATCCATTCTTCTTCACTATTATTTTTTTTGGCATAAATATATAAAACTTCTGTATTATCATATTTTTTATCGATACGTATTTTGTTGTATAATGAAACAACTTCTTTATTATTTTTATACCAATTATCTTTCGACTTACAAGAATTTTCTCTACAGTCAATGCACGTTTTTAATTCTTTATTATTTTTTAAAAAAAATTCAATATCTTTTTCTTTTCTACACCTATTGCACTTTTTCATTATAATATATTATATAAATTGTCTTTAATTTGATTTATATAATATTAAAGATTCAACACTACATTCAAAAAAATATGCCTCCACGAAGTCGCAGGACCAAATGAATCGTTGCCTCGGAGTTCACCCCATAGTCAGCCAACGTTCTATCATCTTCCAGCTGTTTGCCGCTGTAGATTAAGCGCTGTTGGTCTGGCGGAATGCCCTCCTTGTCTTGAATTTTCGTTTTCAATGAAGCTATCGTGTCATTCGACTCTACTTCTAGAGTAATTGTTTTTCCAGTGAGTGTTTTTACAAAAATCTGCATCGTTGTTTATATAGTTGACTATGAATGTCTCTCTAAATATTTTTCATAAATAACTATTTACATGAGTTTGTATTTTATAGTTATTTATGAATGTCATTAAATTATTTTTTTTCAATATTTGATTAAAATAAATATTAAAATTATTTTTGATATTCATTTTAATCAAATATTATGGAAGAATCAATTTATTTATATTCACGGGGGGACAGATTAGGAAGTCATTTAATTCAATACTTATCAATAATAATATATGCGTTTTACAATAACTTATACATAGTTTATCACCCAAAAAATGTAAATTACAATAGTGATTATGAATATGAAGGTAACAAGTACAAAAAAAGTTTTATAGTTGAATCTTTGTTATTATGGATTGATAATTATAATACACAATTTCCGAAAAAAGATTATGAATCAAAATATAGAAATATCAACATTATGGAATACTTATTAGAATTTGAAATAAAATTTAATAAATTTGCTTATTTTTATAGCTGTGACCTATTAATAATTACAACCCAGGTATTATATAATATTCAAACTGACTTGATAAGTTATTTCAAAAAATATTTAAGCAAATCAATAAAATTATGTATTGATAATAATGTCCCATCAGAATTTAAAATTCCGTTTGATAAAAAAAAATCTATACTAGTTCATTTACGTATGGGAGATGTAAAAGATAGACCAGATTATAATGGAGCAACATGTAGTAATTATTACACAAATAGAATTAATAATGACGAACAAATGATTCAAGGTATAAGAAATTTGGGTTACTGTAATATGCAAACACCATTAGCAAAGAATAAAGTTGAATTGGCGATTAATCAAGCAAGGCAAAAATATCCAGACCATGAAGTAATAATTGTAACTCAGCCGGGTGATTGCAAAATAGATTATCCATATAGATGTATATGTAGTAAAAATGAAAATTATGATTTATATCTATTATGTAATGCGGATGTATTAATTTTATCAAGAAGTACATTTTCATTCACGGCTCTATTTTTAGGTTCAGCTAAAGAAGTTTGGTGTCCTTCATGGGGTCATTTTGTAACAACGGGTTTAAATACTAAATATGATAATAGTAAATTTAATTATTTTTTTTAGTATTTAAATACAATCATAAGTATTATTTTCAATAATTTGTTTCAATATATCATCTTTAATAATAGCACTTTTTTCATACTCGTCAAATATTTTCATTGTTCTAAGATATTCATTTTGAGGAACAGATACGTCACCTCTCTTCATCTTAATATTTTGCCAATATTCAAGTGATTGTACTATATAATGATTTAACCTTATTTTTGTATTATCAAAAGTTTCGGTAGATAATATTTTTTTCTGTAACGAATCAGAACCACTATGAACTAACCAATGAATCCATATTTCAGAACTGTCATTTATACATTTTGGTTTAAAAAAATATTTAATACCATTTAATATATCATCACTTCTATGAATATTACTAATTCTAATATCGAGAGGGTGTTCTATTAAATTGTCGCAGCCATAAAAAAACGAATTAGTATAAACAACATCATATCCATCAAATTCACAAATGGCATCGACTAATTTATTTTCTGTTCCAAAAAAGAACTCATCCAGGTCACAAATACATAGCCATTTTGTTTTTTCTTTCAAACCTTCATTATCAAATACATTTCTGTAATGTTGCACTTGTTGATATTTTTCAGGTTTAAAATAATATGTAACAACACCTTTGTCAATATATTCTTTTAAAATACTCATTGGGTTATCATTACTATCATTATCAATTAAATAAAAGTGTTCAACACCTTGCCATAAATAATGGTCTAACCATATTTTTAAATTCATAGTTTCATTCTTAAAAATAGCCATAATACTTAATTCATAATTATATTTTGTTGGATAATAATTTATTCCAACTGTATTATCATCTAAATTAATATAAACACGAGAATTGTGGTCTATTATATAAGAATCCTTATTTGACTCTATATAAATATTCTTTAGTTTTCCAAAAACATGGTCTCCATAAAAACCAGCTCTACTTTCATCTCCAGCAGGAATATAAATAATATTTTTGTTTTTATTTTTTATGAATGCGATTTCAGTAACATCTATTTTATTTGAATCTGTTCCATAATAAATCTTAATATCATTTGAAATATTAAAATATTTTTTAACATAAAACGCATCACCCCATCCGTGTTCAGTCATTAAAATATTTTGCCTAATAAAATTAAATTTTAATAAATAAGAATCAATATCAACTAATAAAGCGCAATTTTCATACAATTCTTTAGTATTAACTTCAATATAGATATAATCAACATGTTCAAGAATATCACCTGCCCCAGTTAAAGCAAGCAATTCTGCTCCTTGAATGTCAAACGCAAAAAAGTTAAACTTATCATACTTGAAATCATTTTCGTTATAAAATGTTTTCAATGTTTTAGTCTTCATTTCAATACTTGATATTTGATAAATATCTGGATGTTCAATTAAATGTTCTTTAAGTTTAAGAAATGAGCTGGATTGATAATTATTTGTAACATTAAATGACACAGTTTGATTATCAATATCACTTATACATTCATTATAAACTTGAACAGATGGAATTCTTTGTTTTACAGAGTTAACTTTATCAATCAATGCATCAATCCATACAATATCATCATCTGTTATGTAGTTAAATCTGGATAAATATTTAACTCTTTCTTCACACTCGTGTGCTCCTAAATGTAAAATACCTTTTACTTGTTTTGGAAATTTTAGTGAAAATATATCAATCAGCATATTTATAATTAAAAAATTATATTTAATTATAAATTTATATTTAAATATAATTTTTACTAATAGTTATCTACAAAAAATCATTCCCCAATCACATTTGTAAATAGTTGATAATAATATTTGTTTTGTATCATTTAACGAATAATAGTTATTTGGAACAAATTTATAATCATCACTATTCATTTGAATATAAAATTCTCTGAAACCGAGTTTATACAAATAATTAAGAGAATTAAAAATCATATCTAGGTTTTCACTTGCCCATTCAAAACATAAATTATTTACTTTTTTTGTTAAGGATTTAATACAAGAATATTCAGCAGATTCAACATCAATTTTAATAAATTCAGGAACACCATATTGTTCTATTAGTTTATCCAATGTTATTGTTTTTGATAAAGTTACTTTGTAATTACAATTAAACCTTGACTCCGGTCCATAAATCCATTCTTTATTTAATGATGATAAAACATCGCTTTCTGATTCATAAAATGTTATATTTTCTTCTTTTGAATCACAAACAGCATAATTAAGTGGAAATATATTACCATATGAACTAACATTTTTTACCAATTTATTAAATGTACATGTAGAAGGTTCAACTGAAATGATTTTATTTTCTTCAGATATATTTGCCAATGCCCAGTTACCGATATTTGCACCTATATCAAATACCAATTTTTTAGGCTTATGAATTGACTGATTACTAATTTTATTAACATTTTCAGGTTCCCATCCTATATTTTTTAAATTATTATTAGATTTCATCATATTTGAATATAAATTTATCTTAGTCCCAACAATACAATCTGTTATATTTTTGTAAAATGTGTTATGAGAATCATTAAAAATATCTAACCATTTATTTGAAAACATCGGCTCTTTAAAATAGCTGGCATATAATTCATCATCATTATCAACCTTTATTACATAGTCAACCAGTTCATCTAAATTTTTAAAGTCGTTAGCATTGATAAATGTATTTGGATTAAAATCCTCAACAACTTCTCTATTACCAGCATAAATGGGTATACAATTTGATTTGTATACATCACATATTTTTTCAGTTACATATCCAGGATGGTCTTCGTTTTCAAATGCTATAGCAAACTTATAATTCAAGTTATGTTCGATTTTACCTGAGCAACTGGTTCCTTTTGGTACAGTATATCCAATATTATTTAAGAATCTTCCTCCACAATCAACTCGTTTATACTGTGATAATTTTTCAACAATTTCTTTTCTCCAAGTTGTTTTATATTCTCCGTTGCAAATAAAAGAGCAAAATTTATTTCTTTTTGGAACAGTTATAATGCCATTTTTTCTTCTCTCACATTCTTCAAAAAGATAACTATTCATATAAGCACTCCATAACGGATATCTAAAATTTTTTGGTCTTGTATGGTCAAATGTTATATTATAATCTACATCATCTCTTGGTAAAAAAGGTTCACCACAGTAATAAACTCTTCGAACATTTTGATGTCTTGTATGCTCATCACCAAATGCTGAAAAAATAATAGTATCCGGGTTTTGACTTGGCTCAACAACTGTATATTTCTTATTTGCTTTATCAAAAAAGTTAGTTACAAAATTATTTTTTTTATCAAAAAAATCACCATCGTACCCTTCTCCCCAAAAATCACAAAAAGCTATTTTGATTTCTTGATTATTATAACTACTGTTATTACTGAAACTAAAACAATTTGAACTAATAGTATCTGAACCAAAAATATTAATTTTTTTTTGTTCAGCAATACATTGCGTAGTATGATGATGAACTAATATATCTCCATAAGCTCTTGGATTATCAATAGCACATTTAATTGAACAAATATTTACAAAATCAATAATTTTTTGAGCAGCTTTCTTACTGATAATATAAGCAAAAGCAATGTTCCAATATTTGTAGACATTTTTTCTAAATATGGTTACATTTTCAGTTGATATTTTTCTTTGCTCTTGTTCACTATTGCAACATACTCCTAAAGATAGATGCTCAGCTCCATATTGTTGAAATAATATGCAATGTTCTTTTAATTTGTTTTTAAAATCATCATACAATTCAATATCGTCTTCTAAAATAACATAATAGTCATTATTTTCATCATTAATTAATTCGTACCAAAGTTTCAAATGGCTTAAAGCACACCCAATTACGCCTTTATTATTATTAAAATTATTTCCTTGAAAAAGATTGGCTAACTCTTGTGTCTCTTCTAGTTGAGAACCATCAACTGCTTTTACTAAAGTATAATCATTTATTCCGTGTTTTTGCAATTGATTCATTATATCGACTTTTCTATCAGGTCTTCGTTCTAAATTGATAACTTTTATACAATTAGTATTAAATTCCCTTTTTAATGAATAATTTACATCTGCATTATAATCAAATTCTTTTAAAATTTTTCCTGATTTATCTGTAATAAACATACATTTTTTAACCAAAGGTAACGGGTCTCCAAATATACTTGCTCTGTAATTATCATCTTTTGGAATGTATATTTTTCCATCTGTAGTTAAATTTTTTAATACATATTCAGTTATATCAGTATTATTGTATTGTTTTCCATATTTAATACATACATCAGTATTAGTAGTATCACTATTCAACCCCAACACACGTTCCCACTCTTTTACCCGGTTTTCCCATGAACATGACATTGCATATTTTTTTCCATTTATTCTCATTTCTGCCTTTTTATCCTCGCTCAAGTTCATAATGCTTTGAATTTCAGTGCCAGGAATAACCTGAATTCCATATTTTCCTAATGTATTATTAAGGCCGGCCAACGGATAATATATGCAAATCACTTCTGACATAAGCATTTCCATTGCCGTAATGCAAGAAGTTTCACTGAAACTCGTCGGATACAACCAGTATTCCGCACTTGCCATCATCTCATACAGTTGCGTCTTATTTAAAGAACCAAGGTGTTTGACACCTTCATGCTTCTCTATGACATCACGCAGTCGAAATTCAAACTCATTTGATGGAAACTGGTTGTATGAACTGATATACAATTCAGCATCAGGCATTTTTTCAATTATTTTAGGCCACATTTTGAGCAACCGTTCTAATCCTCTTTCGCTACACGAAGTATAGATGAACCGATTTGGAATTTTTACTACCGGTTTATTTATAAATTTATCCACAATAATTCCATTGTTGATTACAAACATCTTATTTTTCAGCATTGGATAATTCGTTGCAAATAATTTTTTATGCCATTCCGTTTGACAAACACATCCCGTTATTTTATCAGACCATTTTCTCAATATGGATTCCACGTCCATATTTGAACTATTCGAAAGCAATACGACATCGTGCCCCCAAATGAACGATTGGTAATACGCCGTTTCAGGATAGATGTCATAAAATTCGACATATCTTGAAACAATCACCGTGTGAAAAGCATTTGTTTCAACCAAGTTGGAGAGATTTTGAATGTTTACATATGTAACATTTCTGTGACTGTTGTCGTGATTGTTTGCTATTTTCTCTTCCAAAACAACACCGGCAACATAAATTTCAAAATCTGATGGAAACAACTTGGAAAGATTTGCCAGCGCGGTTTCAGAACCACCCAGTGCGTGCTGCGTGCTGTACGTATAATTCCAAGCAAATGGAGCAAATCCAGAATAAAACAATATTTTTTTACTTCTTGAACACTCTTCCTTATCCTCATCCTTAGATACACGCTTGAAACGACGCGATGTGACAACAATGCCATATTTTTCATAAGTCTTCATAAATACATGTTTACCATCAGATAACGGATAATTATTGGCAAAAAGAAAGTCTACATATTCTTGAAATAACAAATAAAATGCCGTTTTATCTTTCTCTTCAACGTGTTGAGTGAAAAATTGTAAATTATACAACATGTTGCTTACGAGCCATGTGTCAAATATTTTACACTTCTTCGTAAAAATAATTCTATACATGTGTATTGCTGTCTCATAATCGCGCATTTTTTCACAAATAATGACAACGTAATAAGGCAAATAAAATTCGGATATACGCACATCTACAAATAATTTATTATTTAATCCAATTTTCAAATAATTGTCGCGATAGAAATCTCGCAACACGCCATAATATCCATATGCAACATCATGTAACCCTGAGCCAGAATAATATTTTATAAGCTCGTAATAACACTCCGCCCTCTCTCTGTCATACTCGGCCGACTTTACAAGATAAAAAAATCCCGCTTCTTTCTTGTCCAAGTTGTTATAACAGTTGTAAAGTTTCAAACAAGACACGTATTTCTCCTGATACCAACCGCCATTTTCAAGTGTTTTTTTATACCACGAAATTGCACTTTCATATTTTCCACAATCGTAATAACTATTTGCGCAATAAAAACCATACCTAATGTGCAGGTCATCTTTTGCATTCAGCGCATCATAGTACGCCTTTTCTAAAATAATTGCATCTTTCAAATACTTGTTACTGTCAAGGTTTCTATTTCCGGTTCTGCCAGATACAACATAGTAGGGTCCTTTTATAATTTCAGTACTTGCGTCGTCAATTCTAGAATCATTAGAACAAATGTATTCATGCAAAACGCCAACATATTTCCATCGCTTGTAATTATTCACAATTTGCGGTCGTGTGTAACTTCCAAATTGCAAACTATAAGAATCCCTTGTCAATTCCGGCAACACAAAATCGCCGCATATTTCATCGTCCGCGTCAAATACTAGCAAGTATTTGCTTTTTCCAAATGCATATTCCAACGCCTTATTCCGATTGTGAGAAAAATCGACCCAATCGTCTTCATATAATTCGCCCGGAATCATGACTTCTTTGAAATATTCGGTAATTACTTCCCGTGTTTCATCTGTTGAACCTGTATCCGATACAACCCAATAATCAAATTTAATTTTTTGCAAGAGTTTAGTTAATGTATCTTTTATGATGTGAGACTCGTTCTTCACAATCATGTTTAAACATAATGTATACTCTTTCTCCTGCACTTCTTGTTCTTGTTTTAAAACCATATTTATTTATTTATAAATTTTATTTTGTTATTTTTAAGTAATAATAATATTGATAATTAATTATTATTAATTTTTTATTTTAGAATATATAATATTTATATAGACATATATAAATAATAATCAATTATTTAATATGGATGCTCTGAATAGTATGAATGCTTCAGCTGCTGCTGAAGTACAGGCTGCTGTTGAAGCACAAGCTGCTGTTGAAGCACAAGCTGCTGCTGAAGCAGAGGCTCTTATGGATGATATGCAGGATCCGGAATTTGTAAAAAGAAAGATTGAAAAAGATATTGGTCTGTTTTCTCAGGCGTTTGGTGACGTTGACGTTAATGATCTCGGTGAATACAGTTGGGCTGGTGGTTTTATTGTTAGAACATTAACAGATATAAAATGTGTTCCACAATATGAGGATGAGTGTGTTCAATTATTATCAAGTGCAATAAGTGAATGTATAAAAACAGCAAAAACGGCAGAAGAGCTACCTGTTTGGATGGCTCAACCTACATTATTACTAGCTTTATACGAATTTTTTGACACTCCAGAAAAAATAAAGGGTTGGTTAGATAAATTGTCTAGTTGCACTCCAACTTCATTTGATATAATGCTGATGTATAGAGAACTGCAAGAATCGCAAAAAAAAGAATATACATGTTCAAAAATATTACAACAGTTTAATTCACCAATGTTAACAATGAGTAGACTTACTGGTAATGAAGACGACATTGTAGCCACGTGTTTATTACATGATGCGTTTATTGCTTCTTGTGGTGGTGATTCTTTTCTTGCAGAACAACAAGGACAAAAATTCAGGGAGTTTTTTATCGAAATTCAAGATAGGCTTCCCCAAATAGAATTTGATAAAGTTGCGAGTAAACTCATAAATGATAAACCAGAATTCAAAGACCAGGGCGATTTACTTAATAGGTTAACAGAACAGGCTGAAATTAATGCGATGGAAAGTGAAATAAATATAAGAAAACTACTAAAACATATCATCATAGCAATGCTTAAAATATATTTCCAAAAAGATACTACGAAAGATACTACGAAAGATACTACAATTCGCTGTTGTGTAACTATAAGTTGGCCGACAGATGAATTTTTTTCTGATTATATGGCGGCAAAACTACAAGCACGCAATGTCACTGATACAATTCGTAGATATAGTCTTGTGTTCGATAGAGAGAACCGACTAAGATTAACATTATTGATGTGTTCAACTCTACATGATCGTGCGCATATTAGTGCCCACGATGCTTTTACTTCTGCTTCTGCTGCTGCTGCTGCTCCTGTTGCTTCTGTTGCTTCTGCTGCTTCTGTTGCTTCTGATGATGCTGCTTCTGATGATGCTGCTTCTGATGATGCTGCTTCTGCTGCTTCTGTTGCTTCTGTTGCTTCTGTTGCTTCTGTTGCTTCTCATGATGCTCCTGTTACTCTTGCTGATGCTGCTGCTGATTTAGAATCTGCGAAAATGCGCTTAGATAGCGGTAGGTCACATAATCTTGCTCGGGTAATTAGCCCAAATTCAAAAGAATATATATGCGTGTTAAAAACACTCTATACTAAGTTGCTAACTAATCCTGATGTCCATCAAGCTCGTGAAACCGGTGAAAACGCCATAACATATGGTTTTGAACAAAAACTCGCCGAAAAAATTCCTGTAGTTGTTGGAGTAGTAGATGATATTGAAGAAATTACAGGGTCATCCGGAAACGATACATCATGTTGTATGTATCAAGTTCAGGGTGGAAACAAAAAAACAAAAAGGGTTCGTTCAAAAAAAACAAAAAGGGTTCGTTCCAAAAAAACAAAAAGGGTTCGTTCTAAAAAAACAAAAAGGGTTCGTTCTAAAAAACGTAAACATTCACGTAAAAATAAAACACGTAAATAAAATAAAAACACACATGAATGGAAAATAATCGAGGCTCCTTAAAAATAATAAACAAATAACAAAGGAGGGGTCATAGGGTAACCTGGGTTCCCCTAAATGTACATGGTTTTGATGAACGATTTATCATCTGCCGTATTTGAATTTTTTATGAATAATTCAATACCGTCCTTCATATCCATCTTTGATATGCATCTTTTTATTTTGCTCGTTCCTGCTAACAAATTTTTAGAATGCGCAATCTTGCACTTTACAAAAAGCAACTCCATGTCACCGCCGTGATGCTTGAAATGCGCCGAATGCTCTTTTATGAAATCGTCGGTTATGGCACCTTCTTCAACATTCCAACCACCATCGAGCGACTTTTTAATAAATATTTGCACCATTTCTTGCGGAGCATAAGAGTGCATCGTAAAATGAATGCTGAAACGGCGCTCCAACCCGTCATTCATTCCAAAAAAATTGCGCTTCAATTCATCCTTGTACCCGGCAATCATTAAAATAAAATACTTTTCATCGTCTTCGCGCATTTCAGTCAAGCTTTGATTAATCAAATCCAAACACTCCTTGCTGTACGAATCGTGCGTGTCTTTTCCGCTGCTGTTTCCAATCGAATAAGCTTCGTCAATAAAAAGAACGCCGCCGTGCACAGATTTCAATACTTCTGCCGTTTTCAAAGAAGTTTGCCCTAAATAACCCGCAATCAAGTCTCCGCGACGAACCCTTCTAAAAATATTATTCTTTAAAACGCCCAACTTTAAATAAATCTTCGCCAATTTTTGCGCAAACTCAGTTTTGCCGATGCCCGGTTCGCCATAAATTGCCGTATGCAATAAATCATCATTCTTTCGATTCAAACGCATGCTGTAATAAAGTATCAGTGTAACAACCTGCCTCTTGAATTCTTGTTGACCTATCATATTGTTCAAATCTTCCATCTCTGGAAGCAAATTCTTTATCATCGCCAGGTCAATGTTATACTCAATATGCGGCTCCAATTTAAATTCTGTCCCCACCTTTTTGCCAATATTTATCAAATCCGCCAAATCGTCCACTTCCGCCTCAATATTTATACGACACTTTATCTTTGGCGGCGGCGGCGGAGCATTCGACACACTCGGGTCAGACAAAAATCCCAACCCTGCCCCCCCTCCCGCCCCCGCATTTATCACGCGTTGTTGCGGGAAAAAAATGGATGGCCGGCTTTGCAACATTGGCTCGTAGTAATTATAATTTTTGTGCTTATGTGGTGGAATTACAATATTCCTTTTCTTATTTTTGGCATCGTCTGAATTCTTTGACATATTATTCGATTGGTTTGTGTTGTGTTATTATATGATATATCAATATTATATAATAATCAAAAAAAAATATATTATTAAAAAGTCGAGTTTAATCGGCAAGGTGAACTTCCTTGCCTATCGTTTTTATGATGCGCTTTTCACCGACCTCCGGTATCGGCGTGCATATGTGATTAAATGTCGTTAAAAAATTATCATTCTTAAATGAGCTCGTCCTTGCTACTTCCGGGTCTGAATCTTTCCACTGTTTCAACGTTGTAATCTGTCTTCGAGAGATTGCGTCAATTGTATCTTTAATTTTCAAGTTTCCTTCATCCTTTTCCCACTTCTCTTCATCTTTTATGTACATGATGTCTCGCTTGTTGTCGGTGCAATGAATGGGACGCTTGTAAATATCCAGCTCTTTTAATCCTCTCAAAAAAATATTGCCCACACTGTCTTCCAGCGTCTTTTCCCTCGTTACATTTAAATCGTCCAATGTGATTTGCAACGATTTTATAAAATCACCAATGTTGATTGCATCCTTGCACTGCTCATTTAAAAACACATTCAGGTTGAATTTTTGTTTAATGTGAGTATTATTATTTGTAATTAAATTGGTACTACCGCACATCATCGGAATCATGTCCACCAATTGTTTATGATGTTGCTCCTGCTGTTTATGACATTGCTCCTGCTGTTCTCTCATGAATTTATACTGCTCCTTCATAAGCTCCTTCATTTCAGCATTATCTCTCATCAAATTTATAATTATATTATCTTTTCCAGAATGCAAACGTTGTTTATGTTTCTTTAAACCATTGTGTGTTTTAAATATTTTTCCACAATCACATTCAAGTTTAATGGTTTTATTTTCAAATTCTTCTGTAATGCATTTTAATTTTAATTTCAAATGCTTCTTTGTTTTCATGTGTCGTTTATAATCACTTTCGAAAATGCATGAAAAATCGCAACATTCACATGTATACTGCATGTATTTACATTTTTCTATTGGTGTTGTCATAATTATAATATAAAATCCAAACGACCCAGTTGTGTATATACAATAATCATAAAATATTTCTAAATAGATTAATCAATTAATCAATTAATTATTTCTATTTTTCAATCCCCTAAATTCGCATTTTTAGTTTTTCAATCCACTAAATATTGATTTTTTGGGGATGATTTTGTAAAATATCACTTTTTTTAAACATGTGAAAAACAAAGCATATACGTGCGACAAATTTTACCAGTTATTGCGTCCACTGCATAAGCATAGGCAGTAAAATGAGGGGGTCAAAAAAACGAGCGGAATTGTTACCTGTTTGCTCTCAGAATTTGGAAAAGTCAAAATGTTGTGAGAGCATCGTCCCGTGGATTCAAAATGGTCCAAAAATGGATTTTAAAAAACGAGTGTTTTCAATTTTAAAATCTCCAGACCACATATGCTTTCATTATTTTGAAAACATGAAAAATTGTGCTTATGCTCGTTTTTTTCGGTCCATTTACTCGTTTTTTTTATTTTTTGAAAATGTCCAAAATCCAAAAAAAACGGAAAAATGTCCCAAAAATTGCGTTTTTCCTTATGCTCTGCACCATTTTTTCCAAAGTATTCGCGTTACGCACTATGCTTATAATTTAACTTTTTGTACCTCAAAATAAAAACCTAAAAAAACCTGAAAAAAAACTTTTAAAACTTTTTTTTAAAAATGAAAAGTGGACATTTATTTTTGTCCATATTTCAAAATTAAAAAAGAGTTTCAAAAAATAAAATATTTTCCGTTTTTTTTCAATCCCCCAAAATCGCTTTTTTAGTTTTTCAATCCACGAAATATTTCTTTTTTGGGGATGATTTGGAATGTTTTTGGAATTAATGAATTTTTAAGAAAATGAGAAAACATAAAGCATATTGCAGCGAACGCAAATTAACAATTATTGCGTCCGCTGCATAAGGCCTAGCGGTCAAAAAAAACGAGTAAAAAAACGAGCGGAAATGTGAGCATAATGCAGACAAAAAATAAAAAATGTCAAAATGTTGTGAGAGCATCGTCCCGTGGATTCAAAATGGTCCAAAAATGGATTTTAAAAAACGAGTGTTTACGGTTTTTAAAATATCCAGACCACATATGCTTTCATTATTTTGAAAACATGAAAAATTGTGCTTATGCTCGTTTTTTTTCGGTCCATTTACTCGTTTTTTTTATTTTTTAAAAATGTCCAAAATCCAAAAAAAACGGAAAAATGTCCCAAAAATTGCGTTTTTCCTTATGCTGTGCATCACTTTTTCTCACATTTCTGCGTTACGCAATATGCTTATAATTTCACTTTTTGTACCTCAAAATAAAAACACAAAAAAACCTGAAAAAAAACTTTTAAAACTTTTTTTTAAAAATGAAAAGTGGACATTTATTTTTGTCCATTTTCAATATTTTAAAAAGAGTTTCAAAAAATAAAAAGATTTTCCGTTTTTTTTCAATCCCCCAAAATTGCTTTTTTAGTTTTTCAATCCACGAAATATTGCTTTTTTGGGGATGATTTTGTAAAATATCACTTTTTTAAAACATGCGAAAAACAAAGCATATAAGTGCGACGGAATTTACCAGTTATTGCGTCCGCTGCATTAGCCTAGCGGTCAAAAAAAACGAGTAAAAAAACGAGCGGAAATGTGAGCATAATGCAAACAAAAATAAAAAATGTCAAAATGTTGTGAGAGCATCGTCCCGTGGATTCAAAATGGTCCAAAAATGGATTTTAAAAAACGAGTGTTTTCGGTTTTTAAAATCTCCAGACCACATATGCTTTCATTATTTTGAAAACACAGAAAAAAGCGCTTATGCTCGTTTTTTTTCGGTCCATTTACTCGTTTTTTTTATTTTTTAAAATGGAAAAAAATCCAAAAAAAATGGAAAAATATCCCAAAAATTGCGTTTTTCCTTATGCTCTGCACCATTTTTTCCAAAGTATTCGCGTTACGCACTATGCTTATAATTTCACATTTTGTATCTCGAAATAAAAACCTAAAAAAACCTGAAAAAAAACTTTTAAAACTTTTTTTTAAAAATGAAAAGTGGACATTTATTTTTGTCCATATTTCAAAATTAAAAAAGAGTTTCAAAAAATAAAAAGATTTTCCGTTTTTTTTCAATCCCCCAAAATTGCTTTTTTAGTTTTTCAATCCACGAAATATCGTTTTTTTGAGGATGCTTATATAATTTCGCGCGTTTTAAAATAGAAAAGAGGTTATTTTTATCTGCTTATGATTATGCAGTTTTTTATTATTATTGATATTTATCATTGAATCATAAGTAATTTATAATTCCATAACTAATTTTGCGTAGGCTCCACTGAAATTGCGTTGATACTTGTAAAAATCAAGATTTACAATATAAATTTCATTTAATATTTTATCATTAAAAGTTATTTTTTTTTCAATTAATTCAGTTGTGTTATTTGTTATAAATATCGTTGGCATTGGAGTAGGTTGATTTATATACTTAAATTTAGTTGCTTCATTCAGAATCCCAGGCAACAACCCAAGTATAATATTTTCATCCCATATGAGTTGGATTTTTAATTGAAATATCTCATCTATAGTATATGGTTGTACCATTTTAATTTTTTTTAAATAATCGGACATATTATAAATATGACTAATATGTACAATACCCATATCCATTGTCGGTCTTAATTTTGGAGATATAAATGGTAAACTGCATATTTCTTTATTTTCTAAGTATGTACTATAGTATTCCAAAATTTTAACATAAAATAATTTGTTAAGTTTTATAGTATCGGGCAATGTTATCCAATAATTTATATGTTTGAATAAAAAAATATTTTCGGATAGATATACAAGGCCGGTCAAATGTAAACCAGTGTAATCTACTTTTACTATTTTAATATTATTTTCATAACATATTGAATTATTACTCTCTTGACCTGAAACTATCAACACATTTTCTTTTGGAAAATTACACTCTTCAATATCTTTTATTACGTTTGGTATATTGGTAAAGTAATGTTTACAAGTGGTTATCAATAATCCTAAATGGTTTGACATTCTTATATAATTATCATATTATATTTCTTTAATTTTACATTTCACAAATGTAAAAAAGAAACAACAGTAACAGTGGATACAAAATCCAAACAATCAACTATAAATTCTCAATAATATAAGAATAGTCGGGTGCTTCATCGTATGACATACTGCACAAGTATTTGAAAATCTCCAAATAACTCGACGGCATTTCGAAAAATAGGTCCTCTGGTAAAATTGTTTTTTTCATTTGTGCTACTAGTTCGGGAGACGCCGCCGCTTTCCATGGAAGACGCCCCTTTGCCAAGTAAACGAGAACATACATGATTGAAATCAAATCATCTCGTCGACTTGGTTCGCACCCATCGTGCACATTGATACTTACGTAACGCGGCGTTCCGATGATTCCGGATGTGCGCATTTTATTAGACCTGTGTGCGTTTGTTTTGTCGTCAATATATGTTCTAGCCATTCCAAAATCAATCAAAAACAATTCATCTTGTGTTTCGGTTTCATTTTTCTTTATGCCAATCATAAAATTGGGAGGCTTGATGTCTCGATGGACAAATCCCCGGTCATGAACAGCCTGGATAATTTGAACCATTTGCTTTGCGTACATTCGAACACTTTTAATGGGAACCAATTTCTTGCATTCGCTTGAAACCGTTTGTAAACTTTTTTCCAACAAGTCGATTGCCATGTACCTGTTGTGGTCCGGCACTCCATAGTACCGAAGATTAGGAATTCCCGGAATCCCTGAAAGTTTCATTAAAACGGCGGCTTCGTGAGTTAGCGTATCCATCTGAGCAGTTGGCTCCAGTTTTATTGCAACAATTTCATGTGTGTTGACGTTTTTTGCACTGAATATTAATCCAAACGCACCAGAACCTATGCGTTTCTGCAACTTGTACCGGCCATTTATCAACATGTGAATCCGCGAGATGAGAGGTATAACTTATTCTGACCAATTAGTTTTTAATATTTATTTTTTCAATTTAAAAAAATAAAAATAAATATTGTAATAAATTATAAATTGAAATAAAATAACATAAACAGTTTTGTCATAAGTAAAATAACGAGACGCCAAGCGATTCGTGATATAATGGCTCACACGATGGTTCAAATACACCCACATATGCATGATTTACAACAACAAAAACAAAAACAAAAACAAAAGTTGTACACAAGGTATGACATTCCCAACGTTCCGAATGATTCATCTGATGATGAGAATGGTTATCATGGCGGTTACGCGTCATCAAGTCCGGCAAATTCCAATTCAGCAGCCACATCTTTTGTATCAATAGACGGAGATTATGATGATACTGAAACTGTAGAAGCCGTTGTTGCTGTTGTTGATGCCGGTGCCGGTGTTGTGATGCCCCTATTTGCTGGTGCATACGTTGTTGCAACATTTGCAACTGCGCCTCCACTAGACAATGATTACGATGTCGTTGTGACAAATGTGCCGCCAGAAAAAAGTCTACATGCTGAAAATAATAAACACCATAAACATAACAAAACAAAATCAAGACCAACTCACCCCAAACCAATAGAAGAAGTAACAGAAATATGCATCATATGTTATGAAGGAGTTGAAGAAGAACGTGGAGATTTTCAACGTAATTTTTGCAACACTTGTAAATATACAGTTCACATTGGATGCATTGATGACTACATTGTTCGAAAAGTCAGAGATGCAGTGCACGCATCCCGAATAAGTTTGGTCGAATTAAGTTCGGTCCCAATTAAATGTTTGATGTGTTCCAAAGAAGTGGAGAGAGTTATACTTTATGAAGACAACAATATCAATGCTGGAATCAATGCAAATAACGGCGACAGATTTGGAGCTGAGCAAAGACGCCAAATCCAACTTCATCAACGCGCTCTAGATATTATGGAAATACGACTTGGTAACGAGAGAAGAAACAGAAGGAAACAAATCTTGTGCAACGTCTGCTTTTTAATGTTGGTCGTTTCATGCGGAGTGGGAGTTCTTTTATCAGTTATTCTAAAAAAAGAAAGTAAATAAATAATTTATTTAAATAAGAATTCGCATATTACATTAATGACTTTAAAAATGAACCATTGAATTTTTTATTCATTTCTTCAGCGAGTTCGTCTTGTTTTGCCAGAGCGAATGCCCGGTGCGTGTTGTCTTCTTCTGCAAATGCGGCTTCCGCTTGTTTTTTATATAAAGCTTCTTCATAATTGTATGATTTTAAATGCACATCTCTGAATGATTGCAGCTCATTGACGTTGTTGAACTTTTTGGAGTTTACATAATCTTCGTGTGTCACGGGTATAACTGTTTCCGTGTGCGCCTTTTTCAAGTCTTCATATTGAAGCGAGCTAAATAGTCCGCTTGAATGTTCTTTTGGCGCACCCTGACCCAGCATATAATAATTTTCACCGCCGCCGCAAATGTTGGCACATTGTAGTTCACTCTTTGAAACAAGTGATAAATTTGTTCGCAACGCTTGCTTTTGTTTGTCGATTTCAGAAACGCGCTGGTCCCAGGAGGACAACGAATTTGCCGAATCTGCGCCGCTGGCATCATCAGAACGATACCACTCTTCATAACCTTGTTCCTCTTCCATTTGTATTTTGCATTTTTCATAGTGTTCGTTGAAGAGCTTGTTGAACTCGGTTGAGCTTAGCTGTTTCACCTTGTCCACGCACAACTTCATTGAGTCTTCCTCTGGGGCAACCGTTTCTTCGGCAATAAGGTCGCTGTAACTTTCCTTTTTGTTTCTATTTTTACCCGTGCGAAATGTGAATATCTGATACAATATTTTATAAGCGCTCGTAAAAAATAGAAAGATTTCTTTTGGAAGTTTCGATTTGTCTGGATGAGTGTGAAGAACTGCGAGCTTTGCCGTGCGCAAATCCGATTCTGTAAATACAATCGGTATTTTGAATAATTTTGTAATGTCTTCCAAATTATAATTTCGTATGTCCAAGTCTAAATCAACGTAATCCATTGTGCAAACCAAATAATGTAAAAGAATAAAACAAATATCTTGATATATATTCAATATATTAATTAGTGTATAATATGATTTACATTAATTAATTAATATAATAATTGAAATAAATAAAATTGCATTATTTCCGAGACCGAGACCGTTTGTTTGACCGAGACCGACGCCGTTTATTTGCCTTTGATTTTTTTGATTTATTATTGTAACGATATTTTTTTGATTTTCTTTTACCACCACGTGCGGCGGCGCCAGGTGCGGCGTCTTTTAAAAACGGCTGCACTTCAGCTAGTTCTCGAGGGTTTAATATTATTGCGGAATTAAAAAAGTCAAACGCTTTTCCTGATAAATTATTTGTTGTTTGTATATAAGCTTTTTGTTCCTCGGTGAATCCATTATATGCAGCTTGACGTGCTTGGTCGATGGCATCTTGAGCGGCGCCGGCGGCAGCAGCTTGAGAGGCAGCGGCGGCAGCAGCTTGGGCGTAAGCTTGCTCATTGGCGGCATTTTTGGCGTTGACGGCGTCTTCGTCATCGACAAATTTATGCATGTCATCAGGATCAACAACATCTTGTTGTTGGACTGGGACTGATGGCCGTCCCCGCTCGCGACTTTCGGCTAGACGGGGTCTAAACATATCGGCTTCACTATGTAATAATTGTCCAGCATATATCCTGTCAATATCAGCTTGAGACGGTAAGGGTCTTGTTGGTGGTGGGGTTCGCAGTTCCAAAGCCTTATCCATTATTATATAATAGAATTATATAATAATTTAAATAATATTAAAGATTTAGTAATATTTATATATATTATATACACATAACCACAGTTAATTTCCCTTTACATACTATATGTTTTCAATGTTCAAATCTTCTAAATCGACAGCAACTATGACGAAAGAATTTAAAGAACGGGTTCCTTTAGAAGCAAGAAAGCAACAATCTATGAATATTTTGACCAAGTATCCAACTTCAATTCCCATTTTTATTGATTCGTCGAGCATGCACAAAGCAATAGACAAACCGAAATTTGTTATTCCCGACGGATTTACAATGGGACAACTAATGATATCTATTCGAACGCGGATGAAAATGAATCAATCTACTGCGCTATTTGTTTTTATTGATAATCAATTGGTTCCTGTAACGACGGTTATTTCTTCATTGTATGAGTCACACAAGGACGAGGATGGATTCATGTATATATGTTGTTCGGAAGAAAACACATTTGGATAAATTTAGTGAATTTTAAAGAGTTTAATAGAATGTAAATAAATAAAATAAATATAAAATAATTAAGTTTTACATATTTATAATATTTGGACTATATATAAAAGATAAAATGGTATTGACAGAATGGATGAAAAGCGTCAAAGAGGCGCTGAAAACAATTCCCAAGAATACTCCGAATCGTTTGGGGGCAGCAATGAAAAAAGCAAAACTCACGTATAAGAAAAAAGGCAGCTCGGCTTCTTCTGATTCAGGCTCAGTTATGAAAAAAACATTTAAGCGCCGCAGTTCGCACAAGGGTCGCAAGGGGCGCAAGGGCAAGGGGCGCAAGGGGTCGCGTAAACACCACAGCCGCCGCCATCGCGGAGGCGCAATGTCAACTCTGAACCCTGCTGAATATGATGGAAAAGGCGTTGGCACATCAGGCGCAGACACTCAACTTAATGCGACGAACCGCTCTTAACTATTTAATTATTCAGTATGATACTTTGGTGTAATGATGGATGTTATTTTTAATTAAAAATTAAAAATAATGAAAAAGAAATGATAAAATAAAAAACCTTATACAAATCGTTGAGACAACAACATTAACCCGCCCAAAATGGAAAGATTCTTTGTAAATGAAATCACTTCCTCCTTATTCGTCGGGAAATGAAAAATCAATATTGTCATCGCGGTAAATGCCGCCAATCCAATTGTCGCAGCATAGGCATACTCTTGGTAACTGTTTGTATATAATGAATACATGACTACTGCACTTCCAATCGTCAACAATCCAATTACTCCAAGAATGGCCGTATCATATATGAGGGAAACGAACGCTTTACTACAATTCTGATTCAAATACTTTTTGAAATAAACTAAAAACGGAATTCCAATAATTGCAACGCTTACTGCAACGACGATGCTTGAGAACAAGAATGAGTTCAAGCTATTTCTTTGAATATAAATATTTAAATAAAAATAAAAAATTGTAATCAAAATTGATGTAATAAATATAGGATTCAACTGAATCTCATTTATTTTTGTTTCTAAATAACTTGCAGTACCTTTAAAATTTGCAATTTTATTGAACCCGCCCGCTATAAATATGAATAATAATAAAAACGCATTTATAACTATAAATAATTGTTGATTAATATATTTTTGCATAATTTGATGTGGTGTATATTATTATATATGTATACAAATATAATAATAAATCAATTTCTCTCCAACTCTACAACCAAAATTACAATTTAATATTTATTCCCACCTTTCTAGCAATATTTTTATTAAAATATGTTAAAAGTAAATCGGTAAATGTGGTTGTTGAAAGCAAAAAGAAAGACGATGAGAAGATTATTTTCTTGTCAAATTCTGTTATTTTAGCATTTGAATATGGATTAAATCGGATAATTAAAAATATAATAACAAAATATTTCAGCGCAGATTGTATGGTTGGCAAATATTTTGTGACGGAATTAAAGTAGCTTAAATTTAAAATAACCAGGATGTACAAGAGGTAAAATGTGTACAATAAATAGTAGTAAACATCTTCTATTTTTACGTAAAACGATGACATGATTTGTTATATATATATATATAAGTGGAATTAATTTAAAATATGTTTTTATTTACGCGATTTGGAAGAGAATGTCCGAATAAAATCATATACGCTAAAGCTAATGCTGCAAGTAGCATGCTCCTGTCTTGCGCAACGTCATACGACTGTTTAAGTGCGAAAAGCATGACAAAATACGATAAAACCCCTAACAAAATAGAATGAAAAAGATGATTCATGGCACCGTGCATTTTGAAATAATTAAAATAGTTATACATTGTCAAAATATTTTAATTATTTTTCTGTTTCAATAAGAGGAATATATTCTTTTAATTTGATGTGAATCATTCTTACACATTTCCATAATTACTGCAGCCCTCATAACTTGAAGTTCGTTTTTTATGCATCGATTTTCAATTGTGCTAAAAAGCTCATTATTTAACAGGTAGTCATATACAATATCAAAACCTTGTTTTTTTACATTAATTTTCAAATTGGTACTATTTTCATCATCATAATCATCGTAATAATCGTAATATAAATGCTCTGGATAATTTGCACGAGTCAATAATACAATTAATCCGCCATTTTTTAAAACCAATTCATTTCCATGAAATAGCGCACAAATTCCGTCTTCGTGATTAGTGTTGGTTTGGTCATTTGTATCCGCATTAATGCACGCAGTTATTCTCTCCATTTGATTCGTAAAAATATCAATTTGAGCGTTATACGCGTCTATATCTGCATCTGATTTGATGAAATATGTTTCCTCCATAATGTCTATTTCATTTTTGATGTTGGTTATTCGGCAGTGTCCAATCTTCTTATAAGCTCGCAGAGCCGCATCGTTAAAGGCGCTTACCCACACTTGTAAATGAATGTTGTTATTCGAATCCGACTCCGACTCCATTTTATAATGGTTAATTATAATATTTATAGTATTGTTTTTAAGCCTAAATCAATACTATATAATGGGGGAACTACCACGTTCCTCTTGTTAATTAAAGGAGGGGTCAGAGGGGAACTACGTTCCCCTGGTTAAAAGAAACTTCCGCCTAAATGTTCGTTTGCAGCAGCGGGTTCAAATTCGGCAACCATGCCTGGCGGCATACCTGGTGTGGATGCTCCAATCAAATGGTTTGGCTGCACCTGATACATGGCGTTGAAATCGGGTGACCGTTGTGCTGAAAGCTGCGGCGGAGGCGGTGGACCGTTGAGTGCGTATGAGGCTTGTCCGGATAGCGGCTGAGTGACTCGAACTTGACCACCATTTCCTTTTTGCTCATCTTTCTTTTTCAGACTGGAATTTCCTTCCACCATTTCTTCAAACCTTTCGATAAGAATGAGAGTTTTCGCGCCCAGCTTGTGCTTTGACATGGAAATGAAAATAAACAAGAGTATGAGAATAATTTGAACAACGCTAAAATCGCCGTATTTCAATCCACTGTACGTCGGGAAATAATTGATGACTCTGTTGATGAAATAAAATGAAAATAGAATAAAGAACAATTGTCCAAACATTTCTGCTAAAATAACTACAGAGCCCTTTTCTTCATCAATTTCCGGAATGTAGTAGTGATTTATATAAAGAACAATAATGACGGGTAAAATTGCCATTACCGTATACTGAACAATATTCAACAGAAAAGATTGTTCATAATCTCCCATTTTGAATACATATTTGAAAAATCCTTCTGTTTTTTTGGTAGAATCGGATATTGCGTCTTCAACGTCTTCCATTGTACTAATTATTGTTATATGATTTATAAACAGAAATTAAAATAAAAAAAACAAATTAAATTAATTAACTAAATATAAGTATTGTTAAACTAAAATAAAACAAAACAAAAATAAAACAAAACAAAAATAACAATATAAAAAAATGGAAACAATTCAGATAAGAATACAATAAATAGTAAAATGCTGCGTAAAAAAAACAAGGACCAGACTGCTGCTGGCAAAAAAAGTGAAGAATATCAGTATTTAGATTTAATAACCGACATATTAGAAGAAGGCACTATGGAAGAAGGTCGAAACGGGCTAACAAAAAGTGTATTTGGAGCTGCCATGCACTTTTCACTAGAAAATGGAACAATTCCGCTGCTAACAACGAAGCGTGTTGCATGGAAAACGTGCCTGAAAGAGCTGTTTTGGTTTCTAAGGGGCGACACAAATAATGAGAATTTGCAAAAAGAAGGTGTTGCAATTTGGAACGGCAATGCATCTCGTGAATTTTTAGACAGTCGAGGGCTGACACACTTGCGCGAAAATGATTTGGGTCCGGTTTACGGGCACCAATGGCGTCATTTTAATGCGCCTTATACAACGTGTGACGAAAACTATGACGGTAAAGGAGTTGACCAGTTGGCGCAAATTATAAAATGCTTGAAAGACCCGCTTCAGCGCACGTCGCGCCGGATGGTAATGTGCGCATGGAACCCGTGCCAACTTGATGAGATGGCGCTTCCACCGTGTCACATTCTGGCGCAATTCAATGTGACGAGTGGAAACAAGCTGTCGTGCTGCATGTTTCAGCGCAGCGGAGATGTAGGTTTAGGCGTTCCGTTTAACATTGCTTCTTACAGTTTTTTGACGCATATTTTAGCAAAACATTGCGACTTGGAACCCTTTGAATTTATATACTATTTAGGGAATGCGCACATTTACGACGACCACATTGAAAGTTTAGAAGAACAGGTCAAGAGAGAACCGCATGTATTTCCAAAAATAGTTATTGATAGAAAATGCAATTCAATTGAAGAATATAATATTGAAAATGTAAATATAGAAAATTATATATGCCACGAAACAATTAAAATGAAAATGCGAAAATAATATAGAAATAAAATATTATTTAAGTTATAAATTATAAATAATGAGTAGTAACGCAGCATTATCCGCCGCAAGACGACGAAGGTCAAATCCATTAAACGCGAGTGCTGGAGGAACCATGGGTGGTCCGGGTGGACCGCCAGCAAATCGAATTCTTCAACGAATGCCACAACAACCGCAACAACCGCAACAACCGCAAGCAAGAATGGCGACCCCGCAAATGCAACAGCGCGGACCTCCTTTGCAACAACAGCAGATGCAGCAACAGCAACAACAGCAGCAAATGAAAAGAACGCAACCGCAGCAGATGCAGCAGCAGCAGCAAAAGTCACAAGGTCAGTCAGCACTTCCTCCACTTCCGCCTCCAAACAAAAATGCCGGACAGTTGTATGGCATTCCGCTTCATCCACTCATCATGTTTCAAACACATGACAATAAATTAAACGAGCACGACCTTAGCATAGCCGAGTGTTTTGACCAATTGAAAGAATTTGAAGGCAGGTTAATCGTTGTTGAAGGCAATGGTGCGCATCCAGTGGTAACAGCGGTAGCGGGAGCGGCACAGGTGGGCGCAGCTTCAGACCTAAACGAATTGATGAATGATGGCGTATTTATAAACGGAGTTGTTGATAATATAATGGCAACTACGAATTTTGCATCCATTGTGGAAAACATTATTCCTTTGAAAGAAGAGAATGAAATGTTGAAACAGCGCATATCAGACCAAGAAGTTAGAAGCGAACAAATGCATCTGTTTATTCAACAATTGGAAGAACGTTTAAGAAACATTGAGAATGAGTTGGCACAGCCATATGAGGAAGTTCCAGTGCCAGCAATACCAGCAACGACTACAGAAGCAGCAACGACTACAGAAGCAGCAGAACCAAAAGAAACAGCTAGCGTCGCCGAACTGGTCGCTGAAAGCATAAATGATATAATTTTGTCAACCGCGACCGCGAGTGCGAGTGCGAGCGCGAGTGCGAGTGCGAGTGCGACACATCTGTGATGATGATGCCATCTTTCGAACACCACCACCACTAAAATAATTCTCAACATTGGTGCCACTTGCCACGCGCTTTATAATAGGCTCAATGCATTGTGACTGCACGATATTGACAAAATCAGCAGACAAAGATAAACACGATTTCATAAGAGGTTCGAGCGCGCGTTCAATAATGGTAATGGAATCAGGCTTCAAGTATGTATCCACCTGGCTCACTATTGGGTCATTCGACCTGGACCTACTAGTCGTTGTTTTTCTTCGCATAGTAGTTTTAGTTTTTCTAGAAAATAAAGAGGAAACGCTTTTACTCGCTTTGAATATTCCAATGCCGCTTTTAGCAGTGCCGGTCAATTTCATATTCTGTATCAACGCATCTATTGATTCGGATGAAAATATAATATTAAATATTTGGTTTGATTTTGATTTTACAACCTTTGTAGTACCATCATCGCATACAATTTCTTTTATTTTTTGAAATCCATTCGTCTCTTTTAAATGTGTCGTAAGTATTTGAATTGCACGCGAAACAATTTCTTCTTTTTTATTTATACTACGATTTGTAGTTGTCATACAATATAATTTATAATATATATATATATTATAAATATTGTAAATAAAGAAATTTTTATAATAAATAAACATAAATAAACATAATAGATATGGTATATATATACATTATATATACTATATAATAACCCTTGAAAAAAGAATCAATAATGTCAAAACCAGATTCATGTGACAATAAAATGAATATTGAAGATGTTTTACACAGTCTTGATAATGACAGAAATTTATCAATATCAAAATTAACATATGATAAAATAAATAATATGAAATACAACATGCTGGAGCGTCTTGGCATGAATGACGATGAATTAGAATCAATGTTACTCAAGCTAGGAGATTACAGGTACGTTGAAGAACTTCAAGACATTCAACACGGCGCATTTATTCGATACATACCGCTAACTTCTAAAAATGGACAAAAAGGAGGTGACAGTAGTGACATTGTTTTAAAAAATGGTGGCTTTATTTGTGAGGTTAAAATACTGGGTACTGGCGTTCAACTCCTTTGCAGAAACCATTTTCGGAAAATATTCCAACTCAAACTTGACGAAGTGCTTATTTTTCAAAAACTTAGCAACCAAGAAGAGATAATCCTGTCGGTATTTGACTATTTAGCTAAAAATAAACAATAATAATATCATCATATTACAATTTTATTTGGAGTTTTTTTCAGGTGAACAAGTCCTGGAACATCAGTTGTTTCAACATATTTTATAGGAATGTATTCCACCGTTATTACACGAAGAGATTTGATTGATTCTCTTGAAAACTGTTTAACAAGGCCAGCTGCTCGTATAATTGCATCCTTTTCATATTTTGTTGCCGTATGTTTTGTATTATCAATCAAAACACCATGCGGGCTTGAAAATCCATTTCCGACATGAAACCATAGTGCATTTTGGTTTGTTTTTTTTGTACGCGACACAAGAGCCTGATTTTGTTCTTGTGTTTTTCCAATTGAAATTGTGTATTTGTCGTTGAATGCTTCCGTGTACATGTATTTGTATTGGTATATGTATATGTATATTATTCTTTTTATTTCAATTTTTTACATTTCTAAATGCCCACTCACTCGCTAACAAATCAAATACATAGTGTGCAAAAATCTATGCAGTTTTATGCAATGAATTATGGTTTGCGGAGATGGGGATAAAATGGGACGGTTTTTTACACGTAAAACGATGATACATTAATTTCTTTTTCTTTAGTACGCTGTTTGCGCAAACGCCAATTGCTTTTGTTTCGCTCATTTGACTTTTAAGTTTTTTAGTACAGTTGCATATTTTTTTAACGAGAGCTTTTTCAGCTCGTTTTTTCAAATTACTTAGAGACGACCTTGCAGGTATTTTCAGTTTATAGTATTCTAAAATTTTCTTATAGTCTTGTGCGTTTAGACGAATTCGACGTTTCATGTAGTTTATAACTTTTTATTAAATATTATTGCTATATTTATTTAGTATATATATACATGTACATTAATTTAATTTATAATTTAATTTTATAGGAGTGAATGGAAAAAGAAAAAGAAAAATGTACCAAGTTAAAAACTAAAAAATATCGTTTGCGCGGTTCTCCTCCTTATTCTGCAACAGATTGTCCTGATAAAACAATGAAGGGGAATGATGGCGGAAAATACACATCTAAATCTGACAAGAATGGAATATATAAATGGATAAAAACAACGGCAAAAACGGCAAAAATGGCAAAAACGGCAAAAACAACAACTAAGACCGAAACAACTGTAAAGAAAACGTCCAGTTGTTCTACAGATTTAAAACGAACATCGCCTCCATTTTATAAATACGCGTATAAAAAATCAACATTTGCGCCTGTAAATGTTTCGAGTTTTTTGAAATGTATACCACCTGGCATTGTTGATGAAAAAATAAAACCAAAGCATATTTATGAAATAGTGGATAATGGACCAATACCTTTTGTAGTATTTGACTATGGCGGCCACGTTGATGTTTATAATCAACACTATGACGAAGAAACGAATGAGTACGAAATGCAAGGTAAAATAATGGATTCGAAATACATTAAAATATTTGTTGGAGACAATGAACTAAATGCACCCGATTATGATTTGGAAAAAGGAAGCGGAAGAGGGAACACCATTCTTTTACAAACAGGCAAGGATGAGTACACGTATATAGGTGACGGAATTCGTTCTTTTAAAACAAAAGACGGAGATGTGATTGAAAAATATTATTCGCCGGTGGGAAATAACGCAGTTCCATATCCGTACGCAGTGGGTAAAAAATATGTGTATTTGATGCTTGATAATGAGTATGAACCAGTCGAAGATTTTGATTTAACAAAAGACGTTTACACGCAATACTATGGATGGAATCTAGACCAAAAAGACACGGATTCGCACTTTGAAAAAACTAAAAATAGACATAAAAAATATAAAGTAAAGGTGTTGTTTAAGAGATATTATTAGATTATTCTAGTTGTATAATAAATAAATATATGCGTAGAAAATATTTTATATGCATATATTAATACAGTCGTAAGACACAATCATACAAATTAATATGACAGAAACAGGAGGTTCACAAGTACATGGAAAATATGCAGTATTTGATGTTGACGAAACGTTGGGTTATTTTTCACAATTTGGAGCATTTGTCGATGCACTCAATAACTATTATAGCGACTTCTCTCGAGTTGTGTTTGACAACTTCAATGAACTTTTAGATTTATACCCCGAGTTCATTCGCCCGAATATGATTGAAATTTTAAAATATGTTTCTGAAAAAAGGAGAGAAGGCGCGTGTAAAGGAATAATTATATACACAAACAATCAAGGACCGCGAGTGTGGGTGGCAAATATTTCGAAATATTTTGATTACAAGGTGGGAACCCAAGTGTTTGACCAGATTATTGCGGCATTCAAAGTGAATGGAAAAATTGTGCAGGAGGGACGAACAACGCAAAATAAAACATATGATGACCTTCTTCACGTGGCAAATATTCCAAAAACATCTGAAATTTGTTTTGTAGATGATTTGAATCATCCGGGAATGCGACACCCGAATGTGTTGTACATTAATGTGAAACCATATGTGGAAACTCTTCCCACGTCGACACTTATAAAACGTTACCTGGATAGCGCACTTGGAAAACACATCCTTCCTCAAAATAGAGAGAAATTCAGTAAATCCATAAAAAAAAGAATGGGAGTTAATGATGATGCAAATGAAACAAATACAAAATTAAATTTACAAGAATCAAATTTTATTTCATTGAATACGCCCGTTGGTTCTAGTGGTGAATCTAGCGCGATTCAAAGTTATAAAAAAACTGGAGAGAAAATACTATTTTATATTAAATTATTTTTCAAAAATAAAAATAAATCTCACAAGTTGCGTTTTCATACTCGTCGCAATAAACATCATTCCAAGAAGACATTGAAATCAAAACGATTGTCAACATCAAGAATAAATAGAAATTCTAGTCTTGGTAGAAATAAAACACACAAAACTGGCGCATTTATGCGAATATGAAATGAAATAAACATTTACTAATATACGTATTTTCCTGAATCCATGTGTGAAAAAAAATACTTACCTTTTTTCCACACTTTACTGTTATCTTGATTTCTTGATTTAGCGACGCTTAGAAGCAACTGCTGCACGGTTGAAGATGACCTCGCCATTGACAACTTTTCCGACATGTTCGCCTTCTTGTGTGTAGAGGTCTCCGTCGGATGCCAAGCCGTATGTTTCTCCTTCGTATTCATACTCTTCGCATTCAAGTTCCTCTTCCTCCTCCTCAACCTCCTCATCTTCAATATAGAATCCTGGTATGCACGATTCCTTCGGGACTCGAACCTGTTCAGCGGCAGCAACGACAACTTCTTCTTCTTTCTTCTCAGCCTTTTTTGACTTCTTCTTCTTGTCAACAGCAGCAGCTTCCTCGCTCTCACCCTCCTTGTCAGCCTTCACTTTTTTTTCCTTCTTCTCTTTCTTCTCCTTCTTCTCCTTCTTCTCCTTCTTCTCCTTCTTCTCCTTCTTCTCCTTCTTCTCATTTTCAGCTTCTACTGGGGCAGAAACAACCGCTTCGACAACTTCTTGCTCCTGCTGTTGTTGTGCTTCTTCTTCCTCGTCATCGTCAAAGTTGAAGAAACCGTCTTCATCAGCTTCATCAACAATGCCAGCGGGCACAGCAGCAGCTGCTGTCGATGTTTCTTCTTCTGTTGAAACCGTCGACATTGTTTCGTCGTCTTCTTCGTTGTCGTCAAATTGAATGGGAACGGGAGCAATTTCCGCTTCGCTCGGGTCAAACGACAAACGTTTCTTCTTTGCAGCCGTAGCTTGCAAAATCAGCTGGCGCATGTCATCCTCGCCAACATTGGACTGCTGGACAGTTTTTGTGGGACGGCCGCGCTTTTTCTTTTCAACGCCGTCGGCTTTTTCGGGAGTGTCAGCCGTCTCGACACTTGCAACTTTCTTTTCTTTCTTTTCTTTCTTTTCCTTCACAGGCTTTAGAGCCTTTTCAACTGTTGATGCCACATCCATCTTGGCGGGGCGACCGCGTTTCTTTTCAATGGGTTCAAACATCCACTCGGGAATTTGGACTCCACGTTTTTCAGAAGCTGCAAGCGCTTCTTCTTTGGTAATGTTCATTTTGGTAATCACATCGAGGTAGTGACTCTCTTTTTTGCCGGTTGCGCCGTGAACAAATTGTCCGACAGCAGATGCAAGACGGTCTTGAACCGTTCCAACAGGACTGTGACCATGTTCGTCACACTTTGCAAAACACTCGGCGCAAAATCCGCAATCTTTGCCGTCATGGTTGAATTGTATCAAACCATTGTCTGACATATCCTGTGGTTTGCCGCACTGGATGAACAAGCCGTACATAGTCTTGAGCGCAACGCATGTGTTGTAATCCGCAACACCGGTCCACGGCATTGGAATTTTGCTTTGTTTCTTTTCGTTTTCATCAACGATGACAACTTCTTTGACTTTTTTCTCTTTTTTCTCTTTGGGTTCTTTTTCTTTTTTCTCTTTGGGTTCTTTTTCTTTTTTCTCTTTGGGTTCTTTTTCTTTTTTCTCTTTGGGTTCTTTTCTCTTCTTTTCAATTGCCTCACCGTTCTCGTCCATCACGCAGGAAGCAATGAGCTGCTCCTTCAGAATGGACAGTGCGGATTCAAGACCTTGCATTTTTTTGATGATTTGGTTGGCGGTAAGCTTCTTGATGGCTTGAACAGGGGCAGAAGATTCAACTTCATTGCTGACAAACTGTGCAACAGCAGCAGCAGCAGCAACAGATGAACCGACATTGGCAGTAACTTCAGCAATGAATTGCATTATTTGTGGACGTAAACTTGATTGGGAAACACTGATGGATGTAAGATAAGATTTCAATTTTTCAATTTATATTTTTTTCATTGTTTTTTTCATGATTTTTTTCATATTTTAAATACTTTTTTACAAAAAATGAAATGGTTTATTTTCATTTTATTTTCATTTTATTTTCATTTTATTTTTTATTCATTCAAAATGAGCTGGTGCCACTTGTCGCAAATTTTAGTAACTCCGAAATGAGTTTTCTCCCACTCGAAATAGAACCTGCCAATGTTGTACGATGCGCTGAAAACTCGTTTGAATGTTTCTTCATATTCGCGGTCAGTTATGCATTGTGCTTGTTGCATTTTGTAGTACAGAGCATCCATTGCGTCGACGAATTCTATTGAAAATGCGCGAACATCGACAAAGTCTGGATTTGCGACGAAAGCATTGGTATAATAACCCCTGACGAAGTCTGGAACACCAATGTTATTGTTGAACTTTTCTGGAAACCATTGCGCTTTATCCTTATCCATTGTCCAATAGTAGTAAAACGGATTGGGTCCGCTTGAATAGAATGACAACGATGTCACCCTTCCTGTTGCAATCGGCAATACGGATGCCGCACTTGAAACTCCTGTCGCTGCTTCTTGTGCCTTCATTCTTTTATTATGGTATCGTTCGCGTTTGATAATCTCGCGATTCATTGTACTATTCAACAAATAACGGCGTTCCTTTGATAAATACATGCCTGCAATAATAATAAACAAATTAGTAATAAAAAAATCAATTTTTATTTAGAAAAATAGTTAATTTGCGTTATTTTTTTTGAATTATTTATAATGTTACCCTTTGTTATAAACAAATAAATGCCTAGTAAAAATCGTGTAGTGCGGATTCCAAATTGGAGTACAGTACCTGGATTCCGTATTAAGTCCGGATGGAGTACAAGTACGCGTAGAAAGTCTGCTGCTCCTGCTGCTGCTCCTGCTGCTGCTCCTGCTGCTGTTGCTCCTCCTCCTCCTCCTCCTCCACCTCCTCCTTCTCCTTTTACAACAATTCTTCAGTATAGTACAAATCAAGGAGTTAGTTTTGTTTGGGATTCATTTACTTTAACTTTAGACACAAATTTGCCCAGTAATTCTTACACAGCTTCTTCTTTATATAATGTAAATAATTTACCTGCATTTACAGTCCCCAATCCAACTCAATTAACTCAAATTACAATTGGCAGTTCAGTTTTAAGTATTGGTGCTAATGCGTTCAACGGATGTACCGGATTGACATCTATTACAATTCCCGATTCAGTTCAAAGTATTGGTACTAGTGCGTTCCAAGGATGTACCATATTGGGAACTGTTACATTTACACAAAATTCAACACTTGCAACTATTGGTGATACTGCATTCTATCAATGTAGCTCATTGACAACTATTGCAATTCCCAATTCAGTTCAGAGTATTGGTCAAAGTGCGTTCCAATCATGTACCTTATTGGGAACTGTTACAATTGGCAGTTCAGTTGCAACTATTGGTGCTTCCGCGTTCCAAGGATGTACCACATTGACATCTATTGCAATTCCCGATTCAGTTCAAAGTATTGGTACTAATGCGTTCCAAGGATGTACCATATTGGGAACTGTTACATTTACACAAAATTCAACACTTGCAACTATTGGTGCTACTGCATTCTATCAATGTAGCTCATTGCAATCTATTACAATTCCCAATTTAGTTACAAGTATTGGTGCTGCTGCGTTTAATGGATGTACCGGATTGACATCTATTACAATTCCCAATTTAGTTACAACTATTGGTGGTAATACGTTCTATGGATGTACCGCATTGCTGACTGTTACATTTACAGGACCTTCAGCACTTCAAAGTATTGGTACTAATGCGTTCAATGGATGTACCGGATTGACATCTATTGCAATTCCCGATTCAGTTCAGACTATTTTTACAAGTGCGTTCGGTGACTGTAGCGCATTGGCATCTGTTACATTTACACAAAATTCAGCACTTAATACTATTGGTAGTCAAGTATTCTTTCAATGTACCGCATTGAATATTATTGCAATTCCCAATTTAGTTACAAGTATTGGTGATGCCGCGTTCAACGGATGTACCTCATTGACAACTATTGCAATTCCCAATTTAGTTACAACTATTAGTGGTGTGTTCTCGGGATGCACCGCATTGGCAACTGTTACATTTCCCAGTACAGTTACAAGTATTAATAGTTATGCGTTCAGTGGATGTACCGCATTGAAATCAATTACAATTCCTATTTCAGTTGGAAGTATTGGTGCGGATGCGTTCACTGGTTCCGGATTGACAGATAATGGAACTCCCCCTGGTAGTACTGACGCTGTTACAATACCCACATCAACAGCAAATAGTCTATCTCCTTCTATAACCACCAGTCCATCTCCTTTATTTTTTGGAGCTACCAATGTTACTATTATTTTTACTTGAAAAAAGTTGTATGTTTTCTTGTAAATAATTAAAAAAAGAGTCAGGTAATTCTTTTTTTAATTTATTTTCATTATACAAAGTGTTTATTATTTTCAGAAACAGTACTCACCGCCAATGTGGACGATGGTTGAGCCAACGCGCTTGCAGCAAACGCAGTTTCAAGTTGTTGCACTCGCAGTTTCAATGCTTCAGTTTCATTACTTTGCAGTTTCAACATGTCATCAATTATTTCCTTGAGAAGAGTAGATTGGCACAGAAACTGCCTTCTCATCTTTTCAATGTCTTTTTGCGAATCGGTTGTGGACTTTTGTAACGCTTCAAATTCTTCGATTTTTACCATCATCCATACTTTTTTAGAACTCAACTCTTTTATTGACTTGTTGAACTCGTGCCGTTTTGAAGCCCGCCTTGAAGTACATTGACCCATTTGTGAGCGCGATTCCTTTCTTTGTAACCTTGCAAAACCATAACATGTAAAAAAGTTTTCAATTTATTATTTATACTTGAAAAAAAAGTTTTTTTATTGTTGTTTTTTTTTCTGCTTTTTTATTTTTGGTTTGTTTTTGAATACTTTTTGATAAGTTTTGTGAATGCTTAACACACGTAATCTGAATCGGATGATGTTTCTGACAGTTGACGACGTATCGTTTCAACAACGAGTTTTTGCCATGTTTCGAGAACGGACTCGCTGGTGCTCATGTTTGCGCCGGCAATGTACATTTCAATCAGCGAACCGTCGACGTTGTCGCGTGGAATGCAAACGTTTTCGCAAATTTGTTCGACATTGGGAGTCAAAACATTTTTAATGAAACTGTCACCATCGCGGTAAATAAGGCGTGGGTCGTCAACGTCGTTGGCATCACGGACGAGCATGTGAAACCATTTCTCATCGAATTCCACGGGTGTATCGAAGAATGAAATAACGCCGGGAGTCCAGTGAGGAATGACGTCATCCACTGTTCTGTTGTCTCTTGTTTTGAACGCTGGAATGTAAATGCGAGTGCCTTGTAAACCGCATTTGTTGAGAGCGGAAGACCTGATGTATCTTGTAGTGTGAGGTGGTAAACGAGCTGCCATTGTTGTCTGAAGGAATAAAGAAAGCCTACATGCACCAAATATAAATAAAAAAAAATCAATTTATGTTTTTTTCATTGATTTTTTTGAAGTTTTATTTTCATTTTATTTTTGTTTTTTATTTTGTCTTTTGCATTCATTCATCTAAGGCCAATACTTGAAAAAAATCATTTTTTTTGTTTTTTTGTCCCAATACCACTACAGCCTCGGACACTCGAATTTTTCTTTTTTTGTTTGTTTTGTTTCTTTGGTCTATACTCTATGGTATACTCATTATGGTGTGGCAGACCACTGGAATGGAATTTCTGATTCCTCAGACTCGGCTTCAGAGTCGGTGGTCCAGTCATTCGATGAAGAATCGGTGGTCCATTCTGACGACAAGTAGCTCACTGAATCTCCAGAATCTTCAAATAAACGAAGGCACAATTTGGTGGCGGCGGCTGGCTCCAACGTAGCAGTTGGCAAAGGCGAATCTGGAAAGTATGGCGTGCAAACAATGTTGGCGGTGTCATTGCCCTTCGTGTCACGAATAGGGGAAATAGCGGATTGAAACATTCTTCTTGAAACGGAAACACTAATTGATTTTAATTAAAATAAAAAAAAATCAATTTATATTTTTTTCATTGATTTTTTTGCTGTTTTTGCTGTTTTTTGCTGTTTTTCTTTTTATTTTTCTTTTTCTTTTTTATTTTGTTTTTATTTTTATATTTGTTTTGCATTCATTCATCCAAGGTCAATTCTTGAAAAAAAATTATTTTTTTTGTTTTTCTTGTCCCAATACCACTACAGCCTCGGACACTCGAATTTTTCTTTTTCTGTTTGTTTTTTTCTTTGTTTAATTAAAGACAATAACAATACTTACCTGTGGGGTTGCCGCAAATAGATGGTGACTCGCATCTATCGGCAGCATGTCTTCGTATCTTCATGACTTTGACTTTGATTTCAATTGCAGCCACCGTGTTCGCCGCCAATGTTCCTTTCAAACATATCCATGTGGTAGTTGTGGCACGCATTGCACATCTTGACATCGCCATTGAGGCGAGTTTGACGAACAAACTCGCTTTTGTCGTCAAGACCGGCATCGCAGTCGCAACACAAGCCAAACTTGAAGTTTTTGCTTTTTTCGATGCGTTGTTCTTTCGTAAGGTTCATGAAGGGAACATGAGTGCACTCTTCGTACTCGGGGTACTCGGGTTCATCATCGTACTCGGGGTACTTGACATCATACCATTTGGTAGCTGTTCTCAAAGTTATCCCATCATCGTCTTGACGAGAGTAGTAAGATTGAGGCGATGAGCTTCCACTCCATTTCGCTATCATTTTGGGCTGTTGTTTTTTCTGGGCATTGGCACTGGCATTAACGGCAGTAGTAGGCATTTTGTTCATCGTAGTCGTCGTCGTAAGAGTCACTAATAAGAATAATTTAAATAATAAAAAAAATCAATTTATATTTTTTTCATTGATTTTTTTGCTGTTTTTTGATGGTTTTTCTTTTTCTTTTTGTTTTTCTTTTTGTTTTTCTTTTTCTTTTTGTTTTTCTTTTTCTTTTTCTTTTTCTTTTTCTTTTTATTTTCTTTTTCTTTTTCTTTTTATTTTTCTTTTTTTGCATTCATCAAATTCAATCCTTGAAAAAAAATCATTTTTTTTGTTTTTTTGTCCCAATACCACTACAGCCTCGGACACTCAAATTTTTCTTTTTTCTGTTTGTTTTAACATAAATAACAATGGGCGCCGCAGATAGATGGTGACCCGGCATCTATCGGCAGCATTATTAGAACCAGTCGCATTCGGGGCTGCGCATACTTCGAACAGGGCGCGGAGTTGGAGGAGGAGCAGCGGGAGGAAAACGGACGCAGTTGGAAATCCAACTAGCTTGGTCGTATTCTTTTCCATCATCGTTTGATTTGATTTTGAGAACAACGACCGTTCGAGTTTTTCCAAAGCATTCCGTGCGTTGTCTTACAGGTACAATCGTGCCAGTGGTAATGATGGAACCATCATCGTTCAACATCGATACCTTTCCAAACCTCTTTTCTGGAAGAGACCCAGAATAATTCACACCATTAGCGGTCATTTTGTTCGTCGTAGTTGTCTTCGTAAGAGTCACTAATAAGAATAATTTAAATAATAAAAAAAATCAATTTATATTTTTTTTATTGATTTTTTTGCTGTTTTTTGATGGTTTTTCTTTTTATTTTTCTTTTTCTTTTTCATTTTGTTTTTATTTTCTTTTTTCTTTTTGTTTTCATTTTGTTTTGAGTTTGGCATCAGCTTCTTCGAAAGTTTCACCTAGCCACCACTTGTCGCGAATATTCATAGTCATAGTCTTGTCTTGTCGTCTTCGGGAACACTGCATGAAAAAAACATAAATAAAAAAAAATCAATTTATGTTTTTTTATTGAAAACTTAATTCAACCAATAAAAGCACGTCCTATGTCATTTTTCCAGTCGCTTTCAGGGCGGTCGTGCTCATTATTACGTTGAACTGCGCTTTTGAGAATGTATGATTTTATTCCGGCGGTTTCAAATTGGTGTAGTAGAGAGTGTGTATCTTTTGGGAAACATGTCCCTCCAAACCCGAAGCGACCACACATTCCTGGAACGCTCGTGTGGCTACTACCGATTCTTTTATCTTCCGTTGCGATAAGACGGACTGTTTCGTAATCAATATTACTTTTGCTACAAAATTCGTGGATTTCGTTGGAGTAGGACACTTTAATTGCGAGAAATGTATTTCGATAATACTTAATCATTTCGGCTTCTTTATTTTGAACAAATGTAATTTTATTGTATTTGATGTTTCCTTCTTCTTGCGCGTCGTTAATAATCTTGGTTATTTTCGACATAAAATCTTGGTTTGTTTCGGTATCTGTATTTTTTAAACCAAAAATCCAGTTGTTACATTGATAGAAATCGTCCATCCAGTTTTTTTCGGTCAAGAACTCGGGCATGAAATAACAGTCTAATTCATTAGATGTTCCAATTACAACTGTTGACCGGATAACGATGTGAGACTTAATGTTCAAGGCGCGTATATTTTTGATAACAGACTGAACAATTTCGAGATGGCAGGACCCGTCAGGATTGGAGGGGGTTGGAACTGCGATAAAGATAATCTGACATTCAGCTAAATCGGAGAGACTTATATTTGGAGGGGAACATTTTTCAGGGTCTATATCATATATTTTCATCGTGTGATTGTTAGATTTTAAGAGTTGCGTTGCTTTTCCAACGAACCCATTTCCTATAATTCCAAAAGACATTTTATTTATTGGTATATTGTATACATTTATATTTATTTTTTTATTTAAAACTAAAAAAATAATATTTTTTCATTTATTTTTCAGTATGTTTTTTTTGTACGCGCGTTTCAATTCGTGAGAATATATCATTCGTCCCATATGGATGAATATGGCGGCGATGATGGGGCGTACGGTGAATAACCGTCGCTCACAGGAGGAAGTGCAGGGGCAGGAGAGGCAGGAGGGGCAGAAGTTGCAAGACGATAAAGTGAACACAATGCATTCATAGCTTCAAGATACTCACCTTCGGTCATTTTGTCTTGGTTTTCTTCAATCACACGCATCAATGTAGCCAAATTTGGATTGACGGTCATTGTAATTCGTCTTGGTAATCAGGAACCTGTATAACATTAATATAAATAAAAAAAAAATCAATTTATATTTTTTCTGTTTTTTTCTGTTTTTTCTGTTTTTTCTGTTTTTTCACCAAGATTTTATTTTTTCACCAAGTTCCTTAAGGTGTGCTTCAGTCATTTTGATTTGTCGCAGATGCAAGCGTTGGGATGATAAACATGCCAAGCGTTTGGCATCTTCAAGCATCTTCTTCAGTTGTTCGACATTATAGGGATACAAGGCGCATTCCTTGTGATTACAAATCGAACACACGTTTCCACAGTTTCTCTTGAGATTTTTCCCCATTATAATTGAGAAACGGACACCACTGTTGAATATATGTTGTACAATAAAAAAAATCAATTTATTTATTTTTCTTTTATTTATATTTCACAATCATTCACAGTCATTCAAAATCAATCATCTGCCAACAACGAACCAGTCTTGCCCATTGTGGCGTCTTCTTGTGTTTTCAGGAAACAATTCAGGATGCGTCCATTCATTTCGTTCTTGGCGAATCAAGTAGTATCGAATCCCGCCGGATAATGGGCGCATACATTCAATCACAGTTCCTTGTTCGTCTTTTTGAATTTGTTTTTGCATTGTTGATACAACTTTTGCAGGAACGATGCGATGCTCCGCCCATTCTTGATGACGTTCACTCTTTTCGTGTTTTTGCCAGTGTTTGAATTTTCCACTGTATCCGCATACGCATGTCCATGTTTCTGTTTCATTTGTTCTCCAATCGCCAACAGCATGTCTAGCGACAAAAGGACAAGATGATGGAGTTGGGTTTCTGAAAATGCGTTTTTGGTTTTCGGCAATATTGTACGTTGACTCACGATTAAGTTCATTTTGTTCTTGTTGAGACATTGACAACCATGATGCTGGGTTGATGTGTCTCAACACGCGAGTGACGCGACTCCACAGTTCATAATCATCTTGTCCTCTGAACAAATTTCGCACACCGGCAAACAAATTCACTGGAACTGCTGGAACTGCTGCAACAGGGGCAGCAACAACTGCAGAAGTTGCAACACGATGAAGTGCAGCCAACGCATTCATAGCTTCAAGATACTCACCTTCGCTCATTTTGTCTTGGTTTTCGTCAATCACACGCATCAATGTAGCCAAATTTGGATTCACGGTCATTCTAAATCGTCTTGGTGGTGCACGAGGCTGTATAAATAATATATAAATAAAAAAAAATCAATTTATATTTTTTTCATTTATTTTTTTCATTTTATTTTTCATTTTGTTTTTGTTTTTCATTTTGTTTTTGTTTTTGTTTTTCATTTTGTTTTTTCATTTTGTTTTTGATTCAACAGAATTTTCACAAATCAGACAGACTCTGACCGCAATAAGTCCGATTTATAAGACTCAATTTCATCCTCTTCATTGTAGTGAGGAAGAGGTTCGCGATAGTCGGTTGGATTCACATGAGGAAGAGGAAGACTGATATTTTGAAAAGGAAGTATGGATTGAGAAGCGAACCTCGCTTGAATTTCAATGACGGAGGGAGTATCAAGTCTGAATGCCTGGCTTGTGCTTCTAATCCAATCATGAGTTGAAATGGTGCGGTATTGTTGTGTTTGATGTATTCTTTGAATTTCCCTTTTTCTTTTCAGTATTTGCATTTGTCTTTCTTCCTCTTCAAACTTTTTTTTCATTTCTTCATTTTTTCGGATTTTTTCAAGGCGCTTTTCCTCTTTCTCTCTTTGAAACGATTCCTCAAACAAGAAGAGGTCGTCGTTGTCGTTGCACAGGAAACGCGTTTGAATTTGGGTTTCCGGGTCAGTGTGAAAGGCAAATTCAACGTTGTTTGCGTTTTTGCGAGTATAAAAGTGGAGGTCGGTAACGTTGCGCACGTCGTCAAGTGAATTCATTGTCTCGTTGGCGATTAGTTGGTCGAGGTGCATCTGTAGATTGAATCTTTGAGAGTAACCAAATGGACCGTTTGGTCCCATCTGGTTGCGATGCGGCACAGTGAAACCATCAACGTTTGCAAAATATCCAACACCGAAAAAGCGCTCTTGATATTCGTTTGTTTCTTCAACATGACGTTCTTGATAAACCGAAAAATGCGGCTTTTCGAGAGTTGGCGGAGTGCTTTCATGCATTCTGTAAGTGAGAGCGTAATCTTGAGAATCGTCAGTGTAATGTAGAATCGCATCCTTGAAATGTTGCAAACACTCCGAATTGGAGTACTCGCTCCAATCTGGATGGTTCATCTGGAAGAACTCGACACAATCACAAAAATCAATTTGGTAAAAAGACGTCAATTCATTCTCAGTGACATTTGAACTCATGTAAAATGGAAACGCAAATTCGAAAAACGACTGTGAGTATGGGAAAGAGTTGATGTAATCGGCAATGTAAAACCAATACTCTTGGTTTGGGTCAACCGAATTCAAATGGTCAATCAAAGCGGGACCTATGTACAAGCCTCTGAATGAGTTGAACTGCGGTTGTTCTGGTTGTTGTTCTTGGCGTAAGTCTTGGTCGGAAATATTGAAGCGGTTGCTTGCAATAGTCGCGGTCATCGTAAATTGTCTTGGTAACAGGAAACTGTATAATATTAATATAAATAAAAAAAAATCAATTTATGTTTTTTTGATTTTGTTTTTCATTTTATTTTTGATTTTGTTTTTCATTTTGTTTTTCATTTTATTTTTGATTTTATTTTTGTTTTTATTTTTGATTTTATTTTTGTTTTTGTTTGGTGAGCAATGTGTGTGTCTTTGTAGTATGTGGTTAGAATCTGGGAATTGGTTGAATGGGTGGTGTTGGGTATTGTTGTGTAAGTGAAGGCAATTGAGGCAAACTGAGTGATGTGCGAAGAGGCACAGGTGAAAATTGAGGCGTCGGTTGACGATACTGATGTTGAATGGAAGGTGTTTGACATTGATATGCGGCTTTTGCTTTTTCCGCTTTTTCTCTTTCCGCCTTTGCAATATTTGCAGCATATCCGGCTGCGGCGTTTGGATCGTTGATGTAGACGCTTTGTTTTTGAATTTTGTCTTTGTATTGATGAACCCAACGTACACACATGCACAGTGATGGCTTTTCACAACTGCAAAGTATGTAAGTACCCTTGGTTTCGTCTTTTATTTTGACGACGCCGCGTTCGGTGATGATGACGGCAGTTGCAACAACAGACATGTTTGCATCACCGTTGACAAGCGATATTTTTCCCAATTCGCGCGGTTGTTGTGTTTGGGCCATTTGTACGATGATTCTTCTTACTTGTCTTGAAAACTACAAAAATAAAAAGTAATAAAAAAGATTTCAATTTATAAAAGATATATATGTAATAGAATGTAAAATAAAAAAGAAATAAATAGAAGACTGCTAAAGAAGGAGGGGTAATAGGGGA